TGTTGTCGTATAGCATTATGCGATGTGAGTTATTATTTGGTTTACAAAAGTTTATGGCTTCCATAAGCTGTTGTTGCCAGTTGTTTCTGTTTTTTATAACGTCTTGCTGAAGCACGCGTATTATGCTATGATTGTTTTCAAACGCTATTTTGTCTTTGTATCTGTCATTTTCTTGTGTTTTTGCTGGATTTTTTCCATTTTTTACTTCTATGAAATGATGTGGTCCATCAAGTTCTATGACGAGTTTTTTTTCGGGAAAGCAGAAATCATAGTACTTGTTTTGTGTCCATAAGTCGTTGAACTCGCGCAGTATATTTTGCTTTTTGAATTTTTTCTTGAACCAGTCGTATAGTATGGTTTCTGTAAGGTGCAAGCAGCACTGGCACCATTTATGGTGATTAACTACTTTATTTAATGTTAGTTGAAAATTTTCGTGACATTTGTCGCAGCGAAATTGAAGAACGGTGTCGGTGCTTGAAAGAGGTATTTGGTATGCTTTAGTGCTTACTATTTTATTTTGTACATTGTCGTAAACACCCTGCAAACATTGATATTTTAATTTGTGCTTTGAAGTTTCATAGGGATAACTTGCAAAGCTTCTTTTTATACAAAGTCTGCAGTCTTTTTCGTAACACAGTTTCGAAGGATCCTCGCAATAAGGACACCACTTACCGCGTACTAAAAAGATGGTGTTTAGTTCAAATACATGCAAACAGTCATAGCACTGAAACACATAAGTTTTGTCTCGTTTTAGCAGGCTTTCGCGAGGGTCAATTGAAACAAAAACTGTTTTTACCTTTATGCCAAGGTAATAGGCTAGCTTCTTTTCTTGATCTTTTAAATAATGGTAGAGTGTTGTGTGCTTGTTACACTCTTCGCAATTTGCTGCCTTTTTGCACGTTGGCTTAAGTTCTTTGCAATAAGGACACCATTCTTCGTTTTCTATCACGCTTTCCACTTTCAGGTCAAAAGTGTGGTAACATACGTCGCATATAAATCGAGCCACAAGGTTGTTTTTCTTAGAAACATTCCTTGGATCAGTCTCGACTATATTTTCTTGTTTGCTGTCTAGTGCTCCAACAAAACAATCTGTCTTTTTGTTTTTGCGCTTAGTCAGCTGCTCAAAGCTTGCAAAACTTTTCTTCAGTTTCATAAAAGCCTTTTCATACGTATATAATTTGTTGTAATTTTTTTTTATTTTTTAAGCGCATTTTTAGCTTATTCTTCATCCATGAGCATCAATGCCATTGCTGCATAGTTATGGAGATCCAATAAGGTGTCTCGCATACTTTCGCTATTTATTAGATTGATGCCGCTGTTGGAAATGGAAATCGACCGTTGGAGCTTGTCTTCCATACGGATAAGAACGCCTATTGTTCCATACTTAGCAAAAGCGTCTCCGTAATCCTTGTTTTTCTTTTCAAAGAGTTGTAGACCCTCCTTTTGGATTTTTTCCATTTGGTTTACACGGTTTACACGGTTTTTTGGTTGATCCATTATTTTAATTTATTTATTTATATTATAATGGACGAAAATAGTTGTCCTAAATTTTTACGACCAAAACTTGTAAACAAAGAATTAAAATGTACTAATCGGAATTATCCTGATTTTTTTCTTACAATGGAAGGAAATGCATGTTGTACTAGAAAACAATTTAAGTTAATGACAAATGGTGAATTTCCTGTTTTGAATATTGAAGATTACAAAAATATTCATACTTTTATGCACGAAAACAACATTAATTGTCCAGATAAATTTTGTAATACACATGGTTCAAAAGCTGAAATAGCTTTTACACAAGGATTATATTTTTCAGATGGAGATCCATGTGAAGATGAAAATAATATTATAAAACCTATTGAATTAGCAATTGAAACTTTTAATAGAGGAATATTTTTAACTAAAAATGTTTGTAAGGATCTTGAAAATGAATTACCATCACAAAATTGGTTGAACAAACAAAAGAATTATTTTAATACATTAAGTGAAACTGAACAAAATTATTTAAAATTTTATGGTACTGGTGCTGGATATTCTTTGTTAAATAGTTTTATTCGTAACGGTTTCCAACTTATTTTTACAAAAGGAAATAAAAAATCATTAAAAGAAAATAATCCTTATTTTATTGAAACATTTAATACATTTACAAAAAACGGAGGAAAAGATTATCACAATTATTTTATACATTATTATAATTCAATTCAAAAATGTATATTAAATTCACCTGTGCTTGATAAAGACATTGTTTTATACCGTGGGCAAAATGGTGATGATTTTTTCAAAGGACTAAAAAATAATTTATATCAAAATATAGGCATAATGTCTTGTACACCACGTAGCTATATAGCTGCTAGATTTGCAGTCAGTCATAATTTGTTTATTGAAGGAACTCCTTTTATTAGTCGAATTATAATACCAAAGGGTTATCGTTGCTTGTTAAATTTTGATAATGAACATACAAAATATATTTATTTATTTGAATTTATTTTACCAGACAATACATTATTTTATGTCAATAAATTTGATTCAGACAAACAGTACATTGATAAGCTTAATAAAAATACTATTCCATTGAATATTAAAACAAATGAAATTATATTAATAAATGAAAAAAGTATTGAACCTTTTGTTTTGTATAAAAGTATTCAATTAATAAAAAATTATGAAAAACCAAAAGGTTTGGGTTTAAATCAAAATTTTATTAATCCCGAAAATGAAAATAAAAATGTTTTATATTATAAAAAAATTATTGAACAAGCATCAAAAGAAAAAATAATACTCGATATAGATAGTGCAATAGTAAATATAGTGTATGATATAGTTAACAAAGAAGAAAAAAAAGAAAATGTTAATGATCTAAAAAAAGTTTTTGACTTTCTTATGTCACTTGAAAATAATGTACCAAAGAAAAAAAGACAAGAAAATTTTAACAATGCACTTTTTGCACTTGTTATTAGTAATACTTTATCCAATAAAGGTTATTTAGCTATAACTGGTTATGCTAATAAGGAAAATATTGGTATTTATGTACATGCAATAAGACAAGCTTTGAAAAATAAAACTATTTATAGTCCTCAAAGTTTTTCAAATAAAATTGTTGTTAATTGAATAATTAATTTATTAGTATATTTTTTATTAAAAATATATTAAATTATTTTATAATATGAAATTATTTATTTCAAGTTACAATTATGAAAAAGATCAAAATATAAATAATAGTAATCTCGTATACAGAATACCTTGTGTTCAGTTTAAAAATAATGGATGGAAAATAGCTACTATTGACGATTTACCATTTCTTAGTTTAGACGTTATTAAGTCTTTTTGTGACTCAATAACACCGTCAGTAATACTAATATGGATGTGTTCTTCGTATATTTTAAAAAACAAAAAATTTTTATGTAATACAAAAAATAGTAATGTTAATATAAAATTGTGTTGGTACATAGATGACCTTCACAATAATATTAAACAGCGTTTTAGCATTTTAAAATGTTTTGATGTTATACTTAATTCTTATGAATATTGTTTTAACAAATTTTATGGATCTGGTTACAATACATATTGGTTTCCACATTATGTAAATGAAAATTTAATAAAAAATATTGAATTCAACAATGACCCGGTGCCGAAAATATTTTTATCGGGTCAGATTACGCAACACATTTATCCAGCACGTCACAAAGCTTTAATAATAGCAAAAAACGACGAACGCATTTATTATTTAAGTCACCCAGGTTACAAGGAAAGAAACAAACACGATTATTGTGGTAGTAAGTATTACTCTTTAATGAATAATTTTTTAGCTGCATTTACATGTTGTGCAAGGAATGATCGACCTTATATTGTATCAAAATTTTTTGAAATAATAGCTTGTGGTACACTATTAATAGCGTATGACGAATTTGTTAAAGAGGAACTAAGAATGCTTGGATTTGTTGAAAATGAAAATTATATATCATGTAATATGGAGAATATGCAAGACATTTTTGACTATGTGTTAAATCCAGTTAATATTGAAAATATTAATGTTATACGAAAAAATGGGTTTGAACTTTCTAAAAAAAATTCATTTCTTTGTAATAGAGTAAATAATTTCTGTAAATTTATTGAAAAAAAATATAATTATATTATATAAACAAATTATGGGTTCTACCCAATCCCTTCGTCATCATGGTGGTTCTGATGAATATATTCAGAAACAAGAAAAACAAGTGAGAGAGTTGATAAATAAAGAAGATTATGAATACTTAAAAACCAGATTTTGGGGTCATACAGCGTTTAGTGAAAATATTGACTATCAAAAATTGTATACAGAATTAATCAACAGTGATAATGAAGACAAAAAAATGTTTGCTGAAACATCATTAAAATTGCACATGCTTATTCACAATATGATGCTATATAATGACAAAAGTATTGAAAATTTTATTGATGAATTGTCAAGCAACGATTCTATGTTGAAATTATTCGACTATAGAACTTTGCGTTTAGGGGGTTACATTGATATCGCAGAAAGAAGCGATTTTTATAATATTCCTAATAGAGACTATATTATAGGTATTCTCACCAAATTAAAAGATATAATTGAAAATAAACCGATACAACAACAAGAAGAAGAAAAGTATGTTCCTTCCGAACAAGAATTAAATATAATAAATTTAATAAAAGATAAAAATCTTGAAGGTTTAAAAAAATTAATGTTTCAATATATGAAATATGCTGTTAATGGAGACGAAGATTCTAAAAATATTGAGTACCAAGATATTTACGATGGAGAAGACGACGATGAAACTATTAAAAAGGCTTTAAATGCAGTTGAAGCTCACGATATATATAGTTATATTATTTTATTTGGCGAAAATCCTCGTGATGATGAAGATTATATTGAAGATAAGGATAAATTGAAAAATGCTCTTGATATAAAGCCTTACTTGGACTATGTGAATAGCGATGAGTATGTTCATCCCGAAAAAGATGTTGTCATTAAAGAGATGAACCATGTAAGAGACCTTCTTGGATTTACTGCTATTCAACAAGTGGGGCGAGGACACCGTAATCAACATGGAGGAATGTGGCAACGCGGTGGCTTTTTTATGACTTGTTCTTAACTTTTTAAATTTTTTTCAATTTATATTTTGAAAAAGTGAAAAATTTTATCGTAAGAAAAATAATAATCTTTTTTAAGAATAATAAATGTCAATACCTCCTATCATTGCACCTTTTTCTGGCTTGCCACGATAAAGAAATGGTTTAAAATGTGTTTGTACTTTATTAATTTTTTTCAGATTTTTATCTTTTTGTATTTCTTTTATGATATTTCTTACTTTTTTGCGAATTTCAGATTTTTTCATGGTAAGTGTTTTACCAATTTGATGCGTTGGCATTCTGTATCCATCGTTTTTGCTATAAAGCAAAATAGATGTTCCTGATGTATAGATTTCATTTTCTTTTAAATCTGAACCGATATTCCACGAAATAGGATAAGTTCCGTTTTCTGTTTTTTCGTATGTTTTTGGGCGTTTATCAATTTGTTTCATCCATCGTAAAAATTCTTTTGATTTCATCCATCGAGCCATTTCCTCTCGTGTCATGTTTTCGTTGTAATGAAGAGAACTCTCTTTCTTCTTTGATACTTTCTTAGGGCTCTTGCGTTTTCCAGAAGTTTTCTTCTTTGAGGTGCGTCTGGTGCTTCTTCGCTTTTTTGACGTCTTCTTCTTTGAGGTGCGCTTGGGGCTTCTTCGCTTTCCTGACGTCTTCTTCTTTGAGACGCGCTTACTTGAAACACTTTTCTTTACCCAACGTTTGGTACCTTTGTAGGTTGTTTCAACAGTCCATGTATTTCCATCATTTCCTGTTTTACTAGTGCTAACAGCTTGAGTATGGGAACAGTAACCAAGACCTTTTGGTGATGGTTCGTTTCCTTTGTATGACCGGCTTGGGTCATCAATACATTTTGGCATAGCTTATATCTTAAGAAAATTTTATTTTTGCAAAAAAATAGCTGGTATTGTTATAATGATTGGTGGAGGAAAGTGTTCTTTGTGTGGCTCACCAAACACAACAAGAGCTTCTTGTCCTCTTAATCCCAAGAATAATGGAAAAGGAAACTACATTAAACATCCGAATGCTAAGAATAATGCTTCTTTGGTTCCTGTTGCTCCTACTTCAGGTTCTTTTAACAAGCCTTTCTTGAAAGTAGTTGTTGGTAATTTCAAACCTTCAAACAAGATTATGGCGTTCGACTTGGATTCAACTCTTATTACAACAAAAAGTGGAAATAAGTTTCCAAAAAATATGGATGACTGGAAGCTTACAGACAATGCTCTTGTTGCTGCTCTAAGAGTATGTGCATCAAGTGGTTATGCAATGGTAGTGTTCAGCAATCAAGGAGGTATCAAAAATGATGTTGAAAAAAGAAAAAATATGAAAAATAAGTTTGAAAATGTTATAAAAATGTTAGGAATATCTTGCGTAGGATATTTTGCTACACATGACAACGAGTATCGCAAGCCTATGATGGGGATGTGGAAACAGTTCATTAGTGAATACAGTGTTAATATAAGTCTTTCAAGTTCATTTTACTGTGGTGATGCTGGTTCAGATAAAGACTTTTCTCAGTCTGACAGAATGTTTGCAAACAACATTGGATTACCTTTTTTGTACGGCTATGATGCTTTTTTGCGCCACTCTTGTGGCAAAAATGTGTCTTCTGTTGGTCCTGCTGCTTTTACTCCTGTTGTTGCTCCTTCTACTCCTACTAACAAGGAACCAAATGTTGATACAACTCAAAACACGGTGTTCATTATGGTTGGTATGCCTGGTTCAGGAAAAAGCTATTATGCAAAAAAACTTGCACAACAATGTGTTGATGGGGTTGTAATTAACCAAGATACTCTCAAAACACGAGCTAAAGTTTTTAAAGTTTATAAAGACTTACTGAGCTCTAAAGAAGCAAAATGCATTTTCATCGACAGAACCAATGCCAAGATTGAAGACCGTCGTGAATTTGTTACTATGGCTAAAAATGCAGGCTATAAAACAGCTATAATTTTTGTGAAAACAGACGAAGATACATCTAAGTATTTGAATATGTACCGTGTATCTCAATTTGGTGAAAAGAAGATACCAGCTATTGTTTATAACGTGTATAAAAAACATTTACGAGAAAACATGCCTTCACATAAAGAGGTTGATTTCTTTTACGAATATACTCCTGATATCGACCCTGTGATTTTGAAAAAGTACGACTTTGTGTCTAAAAAAGGGGGCAATATGGTTGGTGGATTTTTTATGACTTGTTCTTAATGCTTTATTTTTATTTTTGCGAAAAAAATGTTTTATACAATTATATGGATTCCTCTTTTTCTATGGTCGGTGGTGGAATGTCACCAGAAGACGTCTGTGTTATTTGCACTGAAGCTGGTCCAGATGAAGACACAGGTCTTGAACAAGTGCTTATTTGCCCGAATGGTCACTATGCGCACGTTGACTGCATTACTCCTTGGTATGCTCAAGCAGATAAATGCCCCGAATGTCGTCATGATGTTCGAAATTTTCCTCTTTGGGAAGAAATCAATCCACGGACACCTGAGCAAAAAATTGTGAATTTGTTTGAAAATCAGGATTATGAAACTGCAAGAGTATTGATGTTTTATTATATGAAGCAAGGTGTAGATGTTGATTATAGTCATTTAGAACTTAAATTTGATCAAGATGGTTATCCTGAACACATTCATACCATGGTATATCTTCATGGTGAGTATGAAAGATTTATACGAAGTGGTGATATTAGACAAATTGAATCTTTTCTTAGGTATTTTCAACCTAAATATGAAAATGAAAAACTAGCAATCACCTACAGAAAATCTCTTGATATAAATCCGTACTTGGTCTATGTGAATAGTGATGATTATGTTCATCCTATAAAAGACGATGTCATATTATGGATGAACAAAGTGAGAGACACTCTTGGTTTTCCTAAAGTTCAACAAGTGGGGCAAGGACACTGTAATCAACATGGGGGAATGTGGCAACGTGGTGGCTTTTTTATGACTTGTTCTTAATGCTTTATTTTTATTTTTGCAAAAAAATGATTTATATAGACTAATTATTAGTATGTATTTTTGTTATAATGTTATGGATGAAGCTGCTAAATGCGGTAACATGAAACAGTTACAAAGATTTCATAATCATGGAATAAACTTTACCGAAAAAGCAATGGATCTTGCTGCTTCTAACGGTCATTTAAACATTCTTATTTGGCTGTTTAAAAATGGTGGTAAATGTACACCACTGGCTATGGATCTTGCAGCTGAAAATGGTTATTTGGATATTGTTGTTTGGTTACATAATATAGGTGCTTCATGCACAGTATGTGCCATGGATATGGCAGCACGTAATGGTCATTTCGATATTGTTTTGTGGTTACATATTAACAGAACAGAAGGATGTACAACATATGCAATGGATTGGGCTGCAGAGCAAGGGCATGTAGAAATTCTTAATTTCTTATTTAAAAACAGATACGAAAAATACACCAAATATGGTTTATTTTGGGCAGCAAAAAAAGGACAGCTTGATATTTTAAAATGGTTTTTTTATATTAATTATGATTTTTTCGAAATATTCGATATATGTTATGCAGTGGAGTTAACAAAGAAAAATAAACATAAAAAATGTGTTAATTATTTAAATATGATTATTGACGATAAAAAAGAAGATCAATGCATTTGTTAATGCGTATTAAAATTTTTACTTTAAAATTACAAATTATAAAATGATATTAAGATCAACAAAGAACAAAACTAAATTTTATAGTCTTGAAAATCCTCCAAAAATAACAAACAACTATAAATCAAATAATAATTATGAAATAATTCCATTAATTATAATAACAATTTTAATTATACACTATATTAATAATTATTATGGCAGTATTTGATTATGATCCAAAAGAACATGAAGAAATTCGTAGAAAAAAAATAGACAAAAAAATATTTAAAAAGTGGTTAGTATTAAAAGAATGCAATTATGTTATGAAAGATTTAGAGAAAAAAATAAACATTCTTACAAATGATATGATGTTTTGTAATTATTTTAAAGAAGAAAATTTTATTTTTTACAATAATAAATTTTGTAAAAAAAAATATTCTTTGGAAGATAATGAAAATATTAGACATTTATTTTTAATTAACGAAATTAATAAACATGGTAAAAAAATAGTTTTTCTTCGTCTTAATATTTTGCATCATTATAGATGTTATATTTTAAAAAATGTTATGCGGGACATTAGTTACATAAATAAAAAATGATTTAAAATATATTAGTTAATAATTATGGAATTAAATATTGATGAAAATGAAAAACGTTATTTACACAACGATATATATTACCCTATTTGTAACCTTAAAATAGGGGATAATATAAGAGGATCTACGTTACCTTATTCTGCTAAGTACATAGATGAAACAAAAATATACGAAGGAAAAATTATTTCGTCTATCAATAATAGTATTTATGACATTAAATTACAGTTGAATAATGGTGATATTGTACAAGCAGTAAATAAATGGATACGTGCATCATGTATAATCGAAAAATTGGATTAAATAAAAAATGATTTACTTATATAAATATATTAATTGATGTGTGAAACTAACTATACTTGCTTACCCAAACTTAACAACAATGATTGGACCTATAAATCTGGAGAAACATATTATATAAATATTATGGGTTTAAATCATTCAGATCAAGATGCAATTTATGAAAAAATCTATGAAGATTTTGTTTATAATCCATCAATATTTAACATTACGATGGAAAAGTTGTTTTATGAATGGGTTAATGGAACAAAAGTAAATGTATTAAATTATGAAGTCGATGAAATAACCGAATATAACAGATGGAGTATTACCATTGAATGGGAAGACTTACCGATCAATAAAAAAAGAAAATTACACATTTAAAAATTAAATTACTTTAAACAAAAAATGATTATGGTATGATTAAAAATATAATTACACAAGAATGAGCAACTATAACGAAACGTTTATGACATTGCCTGATGACTTTCATCAAAAAGCGATTTCCTTCTTCAGTCAACGATTTGAAGATTGTGAACAAGATGACATTTCAGAAATGATTCATGATATGAATCATCTGTTTGTCCAAAAATCTTTCAATTACAATCAGGAACAACAGCATGATGAACCAGTCCAGAAGCAAAAAGGTACACGCAAAGTTTCTGCATATAATATGTGGAAAAAATCGAAACAAGGAGGAGATTGGAGCAGCTTGGATGATGATACCAAGATGATGTTTCAACAACAAGCCGATGAAGTTAATTCAAATCGACATCAAACTGTTGTTTCGACAAACGGATCTTGTGAACCTAAAAACAAACGTCGTGTTTCTGCTTACAATCTGTGGAAGAAGTCTAAAACCGGTGGTAATTGGAACAATATGACCGATGAAGAAAAATCCGAATGGTATAATCAAGCAAATGAACTCAATTCAGATTTTGTACCAGCGGCACCCAAAGCACAAACAAAAAAGTTTGATATTGCATATGAGTCGCACAAAATCGCATTGAAATACCTCAGAACAAACAAAATTGGATATTCATTTCCAACTTGGAGATCACTGTCTACATCAAGCAAAGAATTATGGGCTGATTTTGCACGAGAAAATCTCGATGATTCGCTTGACAGACAAACTATCTACAGCGGTGCGGATAATTTCGAAGACGAATTACAGCAATTGAAAGATTAAGATTGCATCATAGGGCGAAATCCCTTAAAACTACTTTATTTTACTATTTGGTTTATCTTTTTATGAAAAGATAACCCAGCTATATTACTTTAAAATTGGAGCTAAATACAACACGTTGTTTAAAGCATCGTGTCTTAGGTTGACTTGTATTTTGACATATAAATGGCAAAAATGCATATTGGTCTTTAAAAGCCATTTTTCTTTTTATTGACCACATATAATCGTCTATTGGTTGAGTTATTGGATAAAACCATTTTTCATGACATAAAAATAATGCAGAATTATAGCTTAAAATATATGCACCTACTCCATATTTTATATTTACATTTGCAATACTATTATTAATATTTTTATTTTTATTTATAATTTTTTCTGGATATGAACTTAATAAATGTATAAAATATTTTTTTTCTTTAAATTCGCTGCAAAAAATATTAATATTTTTACAATTATTTAAATAATCAATATTAAATTCAATGTCATCTTCAAGAACTAGTGCTGCATAATATTTATTTTTTATTATATCGTCCCATATTTTTTTATGACTTAATGATATTGCTTGTGCAATTTTATTTTTATATTTTAAATTGTTTATTTCTTTTTTATATTCTTCAGATTCTGGAGTTATTGCATCAATAAATTCAATAATATTTGGATTTATATTTAATTTTTTAAATTGATTTTCCATAAATTTTTTTCGTATTACATTTTCTTTAACATTAATACAATAAACTTTTTGTAAATCTTTGAATGGTAATTTGCAATCCATATATTATATTATTTTTTTTATTTTTTATATGCTTAAACATAGAAGACTGTTGATATTTTTTTTAAAAAAACTGATTTGGTTATGAAAAGAAATAAATATGAATAAGCAATCGAGTTTCAATTTTAATGTTCCTTCAGTTCAAGAAGGTTTCGATTTTCAAAAACCCTATGTACCATTGATTTTAAGTGAAAGTGAACGTAAGGAAGTCGAAGAAATGGAAAAAATAATAAAATTGTGGTGTAAAAGTTGCGAAAAAGACAAAAAATAAAAAATAAAAAAAATTGCACCCATTAGGGTCATAAATTACTTTATTAGAAAAATGATTTACTTATTATATAAAGCAAATAAATATGGCACGAATATATGTAAATGAATTGAAGAAACCCAAAAAGCAAATAAATGGGTTTCACTTACGAAATTATGGTTGGTCGTCTAAGAAGACAATTTCTCGGCGGCGAATAGCTCTGATGATGGCTCTTCGAGATGTTGAAAATCCCAAAATGATGAAGGACAGAATGCTACACATTTCGCAATGGAACAAAAAAATGTGCTATGACACGTATATGTTCTGGGATGAACTTTCATATGGCGATATGTGGTACCTGGAGCACGCGTGTGAATTAGCGAGTGCGTTGAAAAAAGCCTGAAGAGGTAGTTATAATACTTTAAAAAATGATTATTATATACTTTAGGAATATAATGCCACTATATTATCAAATACATAGAGGATTGGAACTTTCAGAAATTGAAAATAAATTTATAAAAAATAGAGCATTTTTCTTTTCCAAGAAAAATTCTATATGGTATAATATTGAAAAACAAATAAGCGAAGATTATGGTGGATATATCATTTATGAAATATCTATTCCTAATAATCTATTTACATTATCATTTAATCCGAGAACGAAAAATAAAATAGTTAAGATAACCACACAAAATATTAATGAATATAAGAAACTGAAAAAAACATATAGAGGACATGATAATTTTATTAAGGAAATGAATAAAAGGAATATTATTGGGATAGATGCCACATCTGAATTTATTCACAAACATAAAACACTGCCACCACCAGAAGGATATTTATGGAAAAAACCTAAAAGTATAAAAATAAAAAGGATTAAAATTGTAAAATTAAAGTCGGCGTTTTAAAGGTGTAAAAGAAATGAAGAAATAATGCAAAATATACTTGCTAAAATTCTTGATGAACACAAGTGGTACCTGGAGCACGCGTGTGAATTAGCGAGTGTGTTGAAAAAAGCCTGAAGAAGCAGTTATAATACTTTAAAAAATGATTATTCTATATTTTAATATATATAACATGATGAACATAAGTTTGAGAAAATACGGTTATTCTACCAAGGATGATAATGGTGAAAGAATGGATTCTATTCATCATGCTATTTGCAAAAACGATGTCCAAGATGTATATCAACGTCTTCGAAAGCTTGGAGAATTTAATCCAATTATGAAGGAAGATGCAGAAAGTGTTGCACGGATTTATGAGTTGAACTGTGTGGAAGCCTCGATGGAATCAGAGGAACCTAAAACTGGGTCCATGGATCTATCCGTGTTTTTGAGAAATTACGGTTATTTCACCAAAAAGGAATACAATGAAAGATTGGACGCTGTTGAGCGTGCTATTGAGGAGTATGGTGTTCAAGCGGTGTATGAACGTCTTGTGAAACTTGGAGAGTTAAATCCAGCTATGAAGGAAGATGCGGAAAGTATTGCGCGGATTTATGACTTGAGTAACATGGATAATGAATCGGTGGATGTTAATGAAGACGAAACTACAACAGAGGTTGTTAATCAAGTATTTACGGAATACCGAGAAAAATCGAAGAAAGACAAAGAGAAAAAAGAACTATTCTTTGAAATGTTGGATGTAAAATTAAAAAATTATAACCGCGAATTATCTAATATGCTTGACGATGATGATACAAACTTTTTATTTGATAAATTACGTGAAAGTGTTATTACTGCTTATGACGAAAAAATTAAAAAAGACAAAAAAATTATGGATGAAGCAGTTTTAAAATTTACTAAAGCTGAATGTGTTTTTGATAATTATCGAACCAAGATGTCAAGTCTTTACAGAGAAAACACTTATTTTTATGAAAATATGAGCAACTTATTAAAAGAAATGAAAAATGAAGAAATAATGCAAAATATACTTGCTAAAATATTTGAAATTCTTCATGAACACAAAAATTGCAAATTGGTAAATATTTCAGAAATTGAAAAAGAACAGCAAAAATGCATGGATGAAACACGTAACATATTTAATCAAATCAAAGAACTTATTGAAACTAAAAGTATTAATAGATCAAATGATGATATTGAAGGTTATGTTATTACTACAAATTGTATTGTTTCGCTGTACAACAAAGTTTTTCCAAAATTTTTGAACTCATTAATATATGAGGAACGTTTAAGAAATATTAAAAATGCTATTGAAACGATTCCTTGTGCTAAAGATTTTGAATAAACAAATAATAAAATAAATTACTTTATTTGGTTTATCTTTCTATAAAAAAATAAACCAACATTTTATTAGAAAAGTACATGAAGATTTCGATTTCCAAAAAATTGATTTGTATATACTAAATATTGGTCATGTTTGGAGAAAGAAGAATTATGACTGCGAATCGTAGCCTTAACGTTACAGGCAAAGATGGTATTGTTAAAATATTAGTCTTGAAAGGAATACACCTTGATTTGGCAAGGTACATAGTGTTACAAACATACAAGGGTTGTGGTGTTGATACACTTAAAAGTGGAGAATATTGGTTGTTTTCACATCCAGATTTTTATCCACTAAATGATGGGAAAGAAACTTGGAATGCTTGTGCAATAAATGGGCATTTGGAAATAGTAAAATTTTTACATGAAAATAGGACCGAAGGATGCACGGAGAATGCTATGGATTATGCAGCGGAAAATGGGCATTTGGACGTTGTGAAATGGTTGCATTTTAACAGAACCGAAGGATGCACAGATATGGCTATGAGTTATGCAGCAGAAAATGGACATTTGGAAATAGTAAAATTTTTACATGAAAATAGGACCGAAGGATGCAGGGATAATGCTATGGATTGCGCAGCACAAATTGGTCATTTGGAAGTTGTGAAATGGTTGCATCTTAACAGAACCGAAGGATGTACTACATGGGCAATGGATTGGGCAGCTTTTTATGGGCATTTGGAAGTTGTGAAATGGTTGCATCTTAACAGAACCGAAGGATGCACATCATGGGCAATGGATTGGGCAGCACGATTTGGTCATTTGGAAGTTGTGAAATGGTTGCATCTTAACAGAACCGAAGGTTGTACAACATATGCTATGGACGAAGCAGCACAATTTGGTCATTTGGAAGTTGTGAAATGGTTGCATTTTAACAGAACCGAAGGATGTACTAAATGGGCAATGAACAAAGCAGCAGAAAACGGGCATTTGGAAATAGTAAAATTTTTACATGAAAATAGGACCGAAGGATGTCATAGATGGGCAATGAATCATGCAGCAGAAAATGGGCATTTGGAAGTTGTGAAATGGTTGCATCTTAACAGAACCGAAGGATGTCATAGATGGGCAATGAATTTTACAGCAAAAAATGGACATTTAGAAGTTGTGAAATTTTTACACAAAAACCGAACCGAAGGATGTACAGCACATGCTATGAATTTTGCAGCAGAAAATGGGCATCTGGATGTTGTGAAGTGGTTGCATTTTAACAGAACCGAAGGATGTACTAAATGGGCAATGAACAAAGCAAAAGAAAATGGGCATTTGGACGTTGTGAAATGGTTGCATAAAAAAGGAAAAAAAAATAAAAAAGGAAAAAAATAAAAAAATAAAAAAATTGCTCCCAGTTGGGACATAAATTACTTTAGTGGTTTTAGGTGGATAAGAGGAGGGTTCCCCAGTAAAAACTGATTTGCTTATCGTAGAGAAGTAGATATGCAAAAAATATCAAACAAAAATGCGAATCGTAGCCTTGACGTTACAGGCGAAAGTGACATTATCATCAAAAAGATGGCAAAAGTATTGAATGATGACTGCAAGAAGGTGATTTTTGTTATGGCTATGGACCAGAAGGTTGTTGAGTTTACTCAAAATAATGCTGCAAAAAAGATACAAAACTGGTGGCGTCTTGCTACAGGATATCGGGTTATCTTGAATAAGATTTGGAATGCTTATCAGCGTGATGAGTTTGAAAGATTGGACTGTTTGAACTTGGATTTGAAGTTCTTGCATTTTGTTGGTAATGCGTCGGTGATGCACATTGACCATTATATCTATGTAGAAGCAGTGCATTGGTATATACAATATAGATATCCCTGTGTTTTCTGCAAGGAGTTCATTGATATATTTTATGACGTGGAACAAGAAGAGGAAGATTATGACTATCATGACTGGAAGACAAGCAGAAAATGGTTGATATTTGCGAGGTATATTAACTCGTGTGGAGGATTGGATGAGTGGAACTGGTTGCAGGTGTTTTCTGGGATTATGATGGAAAAGGAAGGTGACGAAGAAGAAGAACTGTTTTCTTGTGATACTTGGCTGACAAGGGAGTTGAAAAAATACGACGCACCTGGGGATGTCATGCCTTTTGAACGAAAGCAGATTGTTTATATGACCAATGGGGTTTCGCCAACGTTACGACTGATAAGAGGACCAAATGAAGATATTTGCACAAAAAATTATTTTTTGTTGGCAGAAGTTCTGACAAGTAGTGAAAAGATGAGTTTATTCGACCTGGACAAGTTGTTGAAGTATTTTATCATTGACCCGTCACGTGATTATGCCAATGATAATATTGAAAATATGTCTGTGTTTGAAGAGCACATAATAGATGAAATAGGAAATCTTATGTCTGTGTCCATCGATGAACATTTCCTGGATTGTTTGTGTTTGCGATTACTAGATGTTGTGTTTAAAGCAAGCAATAATTATGAGGAGTATCGTTTTACGGATTTGATTTGCGATAAAATACTGGCTTCTGGTCTAGCAAATCAGATATTGTTCAAGAATGTGATGATATGTGGCAATACACAAAAAGTAAAGGCAGATGTGTTTATCAGGGTAATGGTGAGACTGGGGCTTATGAATGTATGGCCAAGCTATTAACACTAGGATAGTGTATTAAAAAAGAAAAAAGACAAAAAATATGAAAAATATGAAAAAAAGACAAAAAAACTGCGCCCGAAAGGGACTTAATTACTTTGATGCGGGTCTATGGACACACGATGGCTATCTGAGAGTATTCTCCCTAACTTTGTGTAGTTTGGAGGCGGGGTGGCGCCCAGAAAAACTGATTTTCTTACGTATGGTAAGCAGTTATGAGTATAATAATATCGAATGAAAAAGACCCAATAACATTGGAACCATTGGAAAACTGCAGAAGAACATTTGCCTTTTTACACAAAAATGTAGCAACAGTTTATGATTTTGACAATTATAAAGAAAATATTAAAAAAATTGGACCTATAAAGCCACATACAGGAGAACGTTTAACGCGTGTGGATAAACTATCTCTGAATGATATTTGGAAACAGTACAACGAACCTATTCCGTTTCCTGAAGTAAAAAAGAAGAAAGAGAAAACAAACACCGAACTTATATTAGACATTATTGGATGGGTTGTAATATTTGTTGGTGTGATAGTCGAATTTATCTTTTTATGTAAGTGTGATGGGCTTACATGCCTTGCGCCTTCTTAACATCTTACTTTGGAGAGGTTTGGTGCTATGGGAGTATTCTCCCTAACAATGGTTTTGGGGGGGAGGAGGGGTTAAACATTGTCTGGTCTATGAGGTTAAACCGTGTAAACCGTGTCCCCAGGAAAACTGATTTGACTATGGGACCACACAAATCTCATTGGTTTATCATATTGAAAGAGTGAGAAAAAGTTATGCATTTACGAGATTACGGTTATTCCACCAAAAGGGAAATCAATGAAAGATTGCGCGCTATTAAGTATGCTGTTGACAATAATGGTATTCAACCAGTGTATGAACGTCTTGTTAAACTTGGAGAGTTTAACCCAGTTATGAAGGAAGATGCGGAAAGTATTGCGCGGATTTATGAACTGAACGTGGAAGACATGGAAGAAGAAACAGTTGTGGAAGCAGCAGTTCCACCAGTTGTGAGAGCTCTACCATTTGTGAGAGCTGCTCAAGCAGAAAAAGAAACTACTTGGAAGGCTCTACGACCAGAGGTTGATAAAGGTGTCAAATTACAACAAATTTGTAAAGATGCACCTAAAATGAAGACTGATATGGGTGTTTATGGAGTTCAGGACAATGCGCATTCCAGAATGCAATTGTTGCAAGACCTTGCTGATAAATACGGAATATTTTCTGTATTGTCATTGATGGCAACTCATCTTGTTACCTTTATTAACCCAGACCAAAAAAAAATAATGGAAGGTGATATGTCGGCATTGACAGAAACATACAACGAGAAGATGAAAGCAAGTGCGGAAGCGAAAGCAGTTGCGGAAGCAGTTGTGGAAGCCTCTGCGGAAGTCTCGGTGGAAGAGAAGAAAGAGAAGAAAGAAGTGTTCTTGGAAATGCTGAATGTGAAGTTTGCTAAGTATAAGCAAGAGTTATGCTGTTTGCTTGATGTTGAAGACGCAGATATTTCGTTTGAAAGTGTGTATGAAAGCGTTGTGAATACTTACAACGAAAAAGTTCAAAAAGATAATAAAATTATGACACAAAAAATACAAGAATTCAGCAAAACTTCAAAAATTTTTGAAAAATATCGCGATACTATTGTTCTTATTATTGCAAAAGACTACGAAAACAAGCAGTATTCAAGTTTGCGAAATATGCTAACTGAAATGTCGTTTTCTGAAGAAAAAGTTGTTCAAGATATACTAAACTTGATGATTTCGGTGTTGAAAGAACACAAGCAATGCCAGATTATAAGTGTATCAGAACTTGAACAAAGACAACAAGCCGTTTTGCAAGAAAATGGTAAGATGATGACTGAAATCAGTGAAATGGTGAAGAAGAAAAATGTTGCTGTTTCCGAGTGTGACCTTGAAGGTTATGACATTCTTACATCTACTATTATCTCGCATTACAAGAAAGTGTTGTCAATGCACGTGGATGGTCTGGTGTATGAAATACGATTGCGATACATCAAAAGTTCTCTTCGAGGAATTCCGTCTGATATGTTTTAAAAAAAGAAAAAAGTTTGAAAAAGACAAAAAAATTGCACCCGAAAGGGTCATAATTACTTTGATGGTGGGGTATATGGACTTGTGACGGGTTGTTGGGAGGAGGGAAAGGTTCTGGAAAACCGTAGGTTGTAAGCTTGTCCAGGGAGGAGGGGTTCTGGTCTATGAGGTCCCCCAGGAAAAAATGATTGGGTTATGGTATAAGGTAGATATGCAAAAAATATCAAACAAAAATGCGAATCGTAGCCTTAACATTACATGCGAAAGTGATATTGACATCAAAAAGATGGCAAAAGTGTTGAATGATGACTGCAAGAAGGTGATTTTTGTTATGGCTATGGACCAGAAGGTTGTTGAGTTTACAGCCTCTTTTGCTGCAAAAAAGATACAAAACTGGTGGCGTCTTGCGACTGGGTATCGGGTTATCTTGAATAAGATTTGGGATGCTTATCAGCGTGATGAATATGAAATTTTGGACTGTTTGAACTTGGATATGAAGTTCTTGAAATTTGTTGGTAATGCGTCGGTGATGCACGAAGACTATATTATTCATGAAGAAGCAGTGCAATGGTATCTACAATATAGATATCCGTGTGTTTTCTGCAAGGAGTTCATGGATATATTTTATAATGTGGAAGAACAAGAACCAGATTATGACTATCGTGACTGGAAAACAAGCGGTAAATGGTTGATATTTGCGAGTTATATTAACTCGTGTGGAGGATTGGATGAGTGGAACTGGTTGCAGGTGTTTTATGGGATTATGTTGGAAAAGGAGGAGAAAGAGAACGATTGGGAAGATTGGGGAGGAGCAGGAGCAGGGGAAGTGGGGGGAATGTTTTCTTGTGATACCTGGTTGTCTAGGGAACTGAAAAAGTACGAGTTCAGGGGGTTTTCACGGAGGCAGATTATTTATATCACTAACGGTTTTTCACCAACATTAAGACTGTTAAACGGACTACATGAAGATATTTGTACAAAAAATTATTTTTTGTTGGAAAAAGTTCTGAAAAGTGGAAAAGATATGAATTTTTCTGAACTTCAAAGGTTGCTGGACTATTTTGTGATTGCTCCAAATCTTGAAGACAATGCGTTGGTAAAGGGAAACATTGAAAAATGGCGTGTTTTTGAACAGCATCTCATTGAAGAGTTATGTGGTTTGGTTTCTTCATCCTTGGCTGAAGATTTCCGACACAGATTGGCTGTGAAACTATTGCATTTGATGTTCAAATTAAGCAATAAGTGGGAAGAATATCGTTTTACATGGTTGATTTGCGAGGCCATATTGGATGGTCGTTTCGCGAAGAACACGTTGTATGAAGACGTATTGATGTTTAATGGCGATACAAGATTGTCTGTGAACATACTGAAGTATTTGGGGGTTTTGAGGTTTGAAATTTGATAAAAAAGTTTGAAAAAGTTTGAAAAAGACAAAAAATTGCACCCGAAAGGGTCATAATTACTTTGATGGTTTTGGGTGGAGCGTAGCGGAACGGAGGAGGGGTTCTGGTCTATGAGGTTAAACCGTGTCCCCAGTAAAATTGATTTTCTTACGTATGGTAAGCAGTTATGAGTATAATAATATCGAATGAAAAAGACCCAATAACATTGGAACCATTGGAAAACTGCAGAAGAACATTTGCCTTTTTTACACAAAAATGTAGCAACAGAGTATGATTTTGACAATTATAAAGAAAATATTAAAAAAATTGGACCTATAAAGCCACATACAGGAGAACGTTTAACGCGTGTGGATAAACTATCTATGAATGATGTTTGGAAACACTACAACGAACCTATTCCGTTTCCTGAAGTAAAAAATCCTGAAGTAAAAAAGAAGAAAGAGAAAACAAACACCGAACTTATATTAGACATTATTGGATGGGTTGTAATATTTGTTGGTGTGATAGTCGAATTTATCTTTTTATGTAAGTGTGATGGGCTTAAGTGTCTTGCGCCTTCTTAACATCTTACTTTGGAGCTTTGTCCCTAACTTTGGTGGGTTTTGGGTGGAGCGTAGCGTAGCGGAGGGAGGGGTTAAACCGTGTCTGGTCTATGAGGTTAAACCGTGTCCCCCCCCAGAAAAACTGATTTCTTCTTGACATACGTTATAATGAAAACTGTGCAATTTATTTTACTTAAAGCTGAACGAGGACTTAACACTCCTGGTGTTTATGCATTGATGGAAACGGTTGAAGTGGAAGAAAGTCAAAATTTGGATGATGTTATGAATGGTATTATTGGGAAAAATCTTGGTCAAAATTTATATGAAGCTGTAAATTTTGACGAAAATGAAGAAATTAAAATATTTCCTGCAAAAAATTATCAAGAACTTGTTGAAAAAATCGAAGTAACGTTTGTTTTTAATAAACCTTACGAAATAATTTATGTAAATGAAAATGGAAATTTGGTACGTCATGTTGCAAACATTGAAAGTGTAATGAAATACGCCGAACAAGAATATGAATTCAACAAATACATGTGTATCTGCTCCATGTTCCAGTAGCACTATAACACGTAATAGTCTTGAACTCAAAAGCACCAACTTGATTGCTACGATATTCTTACAAGTTCCATTCTTGAGAATTACAAGAAGGTTTTTGCAACGTATATAAGCGCATTGATACTTGAGCTACGCGTAAAAGAAGCCAAACATTCCATTTCAGAAATTCCATCTCCCGACCTTTTCCAATAAAAAAAGAAAAAGACAAAAAATATGAAAAAAATACAAAAAAACTGCGCCCGAAAGGGACTTAATTACTTTGGTGATGGTAAATAATGTCGCAAAAAATTATAAAATATACTATAAATGGTAGAAAACAGAATTTCTTACTCTGAACTTGAAACACGCGCATTTAATCAAAAAGCCGTGCTTTCGCCTAAGAAGCAGCAAAAGCCTGCTGTGTTCGGTCAGAAGACTCCTGCTAGATCCATGTTTGTACCTACTACCGCGAGGCAACAGTTCGAGCGTAAAAATTTTTCTGCAAGAAAGATACAAAACTGGTGGAGGGGTATCGAATTATCTTGAATACTTTGAGGGGTTTACACGGTTTAAACCTTGTAAACCTTGTAAACCTTGTAAACCTTGTAAACCTTGTAAACCTTGTAAACCTTGTCCTCCCCCTCACAACATAAGAAGGGAAAGGTTCTGGACGAGATTACAACCTACGGTTTTCCAGGAAAAACTGATTGCTTTTGTGGAGAGAAACAGGTAAGAAAAATATGAGTATGTTTAAAGTGTATGGTTACAAATTGGATGACGAACCACACGAGCGTCAAAAAATTATTAATTGGATATCGAGTGTTTATGGTGCAAAGTATGTTGTTTGTGCTATGTTAGCAATTGGAGAATTTCATGAAGTAATGTTGGATGACCTTGCTATTGCGTTGGGAGACTGTATGGACGAAGATGATTGGGATGATTACAGGACATTAAAGCGGTTGTGGAAAGAAGGAGGGCTGTGAAAAAGTAACTGCAATTAACGAATTAATATTAAAAAAATAAAAAAAAGAAAAAAATTGCGTCCGAAAGGGTCATAAATTACTTTGATGAGGGGTGGTGGTACCCCCTCACGACGGTTTTCCAGGGAGGAGGGGTTCTGGGGAACCTAAGGTTCCCCAGTAAAACTGATTTGGTTATGGATGGTACCATATAAGAATTATTATGAATACTATACCTGAAATGAGACCACAAGACTACGGTTATAACACCAAGAAGAATAATATTTTACGAGAAAGAGCTATAAATTCGGCTTTCCGTGAAAAAGGAGCGCACTGGGTCAATACCCAGTTGAAAAATATGCTGAGAGTGGCAAGAGAAAATGAAAGCAAAATAATATTTAAAGACAAGTGCAAGTTTATTGGTTCTTCTCCTGCAGAAGAAATCAAAAAAACTATGGAAGACTATGAAAGAATTTTGACTAACAATGTTATTCATAAAACGTTTTTGAACAATGATGTTATTGAAATTACAAGGTTTTTGGACAGTGCTGTTATTGAAATCGGATGGAGAAATGTTTGTGTGTGGCTGGAAAATTTAAAAAATCGTGAAAAAGATGAAAAAATTGCAGAAAAAATAAAAAAAGATATGGATTATGTTACCGAGGTTCATAGTCACCGAAAAAAAGTGATGGAACAAATCGCATTGGAAAAGGAGTTTGGATATGACGAAAAGGACGAAGAACAGAGCGATGAGTACAAAGATTTGGATGATGAAGACGAAGAAAATGGTGATGAAGACGATCAGAATTGTGAAAGTATCAGCTTGCGAGACTATGGATACTCAGTGCATAAAACTGAGCGTGGTCGCATTGGAGCGCTACAAAGAGCTGTTGCATCAGAGGGTATGGACTTGGTTTGTGAGCGATTGGAACAGCTTGGTAAGTATCACCCTGTGATGCTCGAAGATTTGAAGTCATTGAAACCATCAGGCGCTGTTGAACCTTGTTGTAAATGTGTTTCTGCAGAAGAAATACGAACTATTGTACGCGAAGAGCTGTCGAAAATGTTTGATGACATAAAAAAGATGAACGAAGATTTACAGAAAATGTATTCTGAAATGATTGTTTAAAAAATAAAAATAAAATTGCACCCAAAAGGGTCATAAATGACTTTGGTGAGTTTTAGGTGGAGGGAAAGGTTCTGGACACGGTTTAAAACCGTAGGTTGTCCAGGGAGGAGGGGTTAAACCGTGTCCCCAGGAAAAACTGATTTCTTTTGTGGTATAAGGTAGATATGCAAAAAATATCAAACAAAAATGCGAATCGTAGCCTTAACGTTACAGGCGAAAATGATATTGTTAAAATATTAGTATTGAAAGGATTACACCTTGATTTGGCAAGGTACATAGTGTTACAAACATACAAGGGTTGTGGTGTTGATACACTTAAAAGTGGAGAACATTGGTTGTTTTCTGTGAATGAATTTTATCCACTAAATGATGGGAAAGAAACTTGGAATGCTTGTGCAAAAAATGGGCATTTGGAAATAGTAAAATTTTTACACGAAAACCGAAGCGAAGGATGTACTGCATGGACAATGGATTTTGCAGCGGAAAATGGGCATTTGGAAGTAGTAAAATTTTTACACGAAAACCGAAGCGAAGGATGTCCTGCATGGACAATGGATTTTGCAGCGGAAAATGGGCATTTGGAAGTAGTAAAATTTTTACACGAAAACCGAAGCGAAGGATGTACAAAGTGGGCTATGAACAATGCAGCAGAAAACGGGCATTTGGAAGTTGTGAAATGGTTGCATGAAAATAGAACCGAAGGTGCTACAACATATGCTATGGATTGGGCAGCACAATTTGGTCATTTGGAAGTTGTGAAATGGTTGCATGAAAATAGAACCGAAGGATGTACTACATGGGCAATGGACAAAGCAGCAGAAAACGGGCATATTGAAATAGTTAAGTTATTACATATGTACAGAACCGAAGGATGTACTACATGGGCAATGGACAAAGCAGCAGAAAACGGGCATTTGGAAGTTGTGAAATGGTTGCATGAAAATAGAACCGAAGGATGTACTGCATGGACAATGAATAGTGCAGCGGAAAATGGGCATTTGGAAGTATTAAAATTTTTACACGAAAATAGAACCGAAGGATGTACTGCATGGGCAATGAATCGTGCGACAGCAAACGGGCATTTGGAAGTTGTGAAATGGTTGCATGAAAATTATAATAAAAAATGAAAAAAGGAAAAAAATAAAAAATAAAAAATAAAAAAAACTGCTCCCGTTTGGGACATAAAATACTTTGATGATGGTAAATAATGACCCAAAAAATTATAAAATATACTATAAATGGTAGAAAACAGAATTTCTTACTCTGAACTTGAAACACGCGCATTTAATCAAAAAGCCGTGCCATCTACGATAATTGAACCAATTAATTTATCACAAATTAAAAAGGCTCTTTTGCTGGAAAAAATGGAAAATTTTGTTTCAAAACTTAAAGATAACAAAGAGTTAGAAAAAGAATTTACGCTTATAATGGCATCTTATGTTGAAATTTTGAAATTTAAAGAATAAATTTCTATTTAGTTAGACAAAATAGGAGGAGGGGTTCTGCAGACATGAACGCTGTTGAGATTTTAAATTTGAAAGGATTGTACCTTGATAGGTCAAGGTATGTAGTGGTTGAACGAGCAAGATTTTTAAAAATTACTTTGTATTTTCTCTCGACTGCATGTACTTAAGTTTTGCTTCTTCCATCATGCCTGTCATAATCTTTCTTTATACCTTCTACGAATTTAAAACCACCGTACACCAAAGATACAGGAACTCCAACTGGACCAATTGCTGCACCGATAGCACCTATTATAATGCTTCCTGCAATAATCGTAGAAAAAGAGACTATGTCGTTTTCAAGATACGTCATTTCCGACGCACATATGAAACCATTAAGGATGCCTATTCCACATCCTATGGAACTAGTAGTTTTCAGGTATGTCTGCATTTCAATTTAGTAGAACTATTTTTAAAACCAATTTTTTTATGATTGAAAACTTGTCTAGAACCTTTCCCTTCATGTATTGTATTGGAGTATGTTCCATGACTTTAGTAGGAGGGGTTAAACCGTGTCTAGTCTATGAGGTTAAACCGTGTAAACCGTGTCCCCCCAGGAAAAACTGATTGGGTTCTGGGTGGTTTTATGAGCATGACTATCAAAAATATTAACCCAAAGCTTTTTAATCTTGAAGATGTTCAAGATTGGAAAAAAAGCTTTTACGAAGAAGGATATGTCGTAATAAAAGACATTATTTCAAGCAACGAAAACAAAGAAGCAACCTCTTTATTCAAAAAAGAATGGAACATTGTTTCACCAAATTTTGATTGGGAAGACAAACACACATGGACTACAAAAAATATTCCAATGGTTTATGGAAAGGGTATGGCAGTGTTTAATGGTTTCGGACAATCACAGTTTATGTGGTACTTGCGAACTAAAAAGAACGTCAAGGAAGCATTTGTTTGTTTATTTGAAGACGAAGACCTTGTTGTGTCATTTGATGGATTTTCTGTTTTTTTAAGCAAAAAGCAAAAGTCACCAATTTGGTTACATCAAGACCAACGGTCACAAGACAATACTATTTCTGTGCAAGGTATGGTCAATTTATGTCCTGTTTCAAGTAAAGATGCAGGTTTTATATGTGTGCCAAAGTCACATTTGACGCATGTACCACCACCTTCCAATAGAGATTTCATTGTGTTAAGTAAGGAAGACGAGCATTACAAAAAAGCAGTCAAGTTATGCATACCAGAAAATTGTTTGGTTTTATTGAATTCGAAAACAATTCATGCAAACACAGGAATGGGTTCAAAAGAAGATGAATTAAACCGTTTAACAGCATACATTGCATTTTGCCCACGTTCCAGGCAAAGCAAAGAAGTGTATAAGCAACGACTTGAAGGATATTCAAAAGGGCATACAAGCAGCCATTGGGCAAACAAACATGAAGTTAAAACTGTGCCTTTTCATATTCGAAAATCTTACAAAGAAAAAGGTTTTAAAGATTTAAAAAGTGCAACAATTTGCGAAAAATTATTGGAATTGATATAAAAAAGACAAAAAAACTGCTCTCTGTTATGGAGACATAAAATACTTTAATGAGGGTCTATGGACGCGTGATGCTACGAGATCATGGGGTTATTGCAAACGACCCATATTATAATCAATAAACATCTTAATATAAAATACTTTTTTACTTTATTTATTAAATAAAGTTTTTAAAAACTGATTTATCTTCTTTGTTATTTAAATGAACGTTGTTGAGATTTTATGTTTGAAAGGTTTGCACCTTGATTTAGCAAAATATGTTGTTTTACAAACTTATAAAGGTTGTGGGTTTGATGCGCTTAACAAAGGTCAGGATTGGTTGTTTTCATGTCAAGATTTCTATCCATTGAAAGACCCGGAAAACACATGGAATGCTTGTGCAGCAAATGGACTATTACATATACTTAAACTGTTACATAATTATGGTATTGAAGGGTGCACGGAGGATGCTATGGATTTAGCAGCAGAAAACGGGCATTTGGAATTAGTCAAGTTTTTGCATGAAAACAGAAAAGAAGGATGCACAACAGATGCTATGGACCAAGCAGCAACAAACGGGCATTTGGAAATAGTGAAATGGTTACACGAAAACCAAAGCGAAGGGTGCACGGAGGATGCTATGGACAATGCAGCCGAACAGGGTTATCTAGATGTTGTGATTTGGTTACACGAAAACCAAAGCGAAGGGTGCACGGAGGATGCTATGGACAATGCTGCATATCGTGGATATTTGGACGTAATCAAGTTCTTACATGAGCACCGGAAAGAGGGTTGTACTGAATCAGCGATGGATGATGCTGCTTTTTATGGGCATCTAGATGTTGTGATTTGGTTGCATGAACACAGGAAAGAGGGATGTAGTTCGGATGCTATGAATAATGCTGCATATCGTGGTCACTTGGAAGTAGTGAAGTTCTTACATGAGCACCGAAGCGAAGGGTGCACGGAGGATGCTATGGACAATGCAGCCGAACAGGGTTATCTAGATGTTGTGATTTGGTTGCATGAGCACCGGAAAGAAGGATGCACTGTCAATGCTATGAATAATGCTGCATATCGTGGTCACTTGGAAGTAGTGAAGTTCTTACATGAGCACCGTGATGAAGGAGACGTTCTTGAAGCAATGGAAACTGCTGCTAGAAATGGGAAAATGGATGTTGTGGAGTGGTTATTATTAAACCAACTACCTATGGAACTATAAAAATACAAAAAAAATTGCTCCCGTTTGGGACATAAATTACTTTGATATTTAAGAAAAATGATTTATTTATTATAAAGAGATATATATGGAATTATTTAAAGCATCACATCACGGAGACCTTGAAAAAGTCAAGGCAATTTATCAAAGCGAAGCCATCAGCCCTGAGACTATGGCAAAGGCAGCAACTATTGCGTGTAAGTTTGGACAATTGGAAGTGTTAAAATATTTTGTCGCTGTAATGAACGGCAAGATATTGCAATGCTATGTCGATAATGCGGTAAAATTCAAGCAGGAAAAAGTTTCTGCTTGGCTGAAAGAGGCGTTGGAAAACCAACGCAAGGAGCAGCAGCAAAAGCAGTCGGTGAAAGCGTTTGAAAAGGACACAAAGGAATGGGAAGATGACCCGGAGAATGCGATTAGGGCTATGCGGGCTCCAAGTTTTGTTCCCAAAAAAGTTAAAGTTTTCAAACAAAGATAAAAAAAGACAAAAAAGATGACAAAAGTCACAAAAATACTTTGAGTAGGGGGCTTAGGTGCCTTCTTAGGAAGAAATAATGGATTTTACTTTATGATATTAAAATATAATTCCATAAAAAATGATTTTTTTATAAGTAAATAGTAATGAAAGACTTGAAAGACTTGAAAGACTTGAAAGACTTGCAAGACTTGAAAGACTTACCAAGAATAAAATACAGAATAAAAGGACAGCGTTACAATTACCATGGTAATATCAGAACATGGGATGGAAAACGTTTAAAATGCATTCATAACAAAACAATATCACAATGCATACATTGTGGGGGTTCAAGTATTTGTAACCACGGACGCATAAAAACACATTGTATAGATTGTGGAGGAACAAGCGTATGTATACACAAAAAACAGCGTTCGCACTGCATAGACTGTAACGGAGCAAGTGTATGTATCCATAAAAGAAGAAAATCAAGATGCGTACAATGCAATGGTTCTCAAATATGTGTTCATCGACGTGTTAAATTCAACTGCAAAGATTGTGGAGGCTCGCAAGTATGTATCCACAAAAGATTGAAACCCAAATGTATACAATGTGGTGGAAACAGTATTTGTATTCACAAACGTATTCGGTCAAGATGCAGAGAGTGTAACGGAGGAAGCATTTGCATACACAAAAGAATACGAACAAGGTGCAAAGACTGTAATGGATCTGAAATATGTGTTCATAAAAAAAGACGTGTAACATGTGTTATTTGTAAGGATAAATGCAAAACAATAGAGTGTACTATGAAACAGTCAAAAGAATATAAAGGATATTGTTTTGCGTGTTTTGTGCTTTTTTAAAAAAATGATTTTTTTACTTTGTTTATTTTAAATGACTTATTATAATTCTGTTTTTATGCTAAATAAGGCTGTTAACAACCTTGAAATAAGTAAGTATATATTTTTAAAAGCTTATGCTGGTGACGCTATTGCTATTTACAAAAGTAAATCATGGTGGATGCTAGAACATAGTGAAATTTATCCACTTAAAAATCCTGTTGAAACATGGAAACTTTTTTCTCGTGAAAATTTTGTATACGGGTTAAACTGTCTGCGTTTATTTAATGTACCTTTTGGTGATGATTTTGATTCTATACTACGAGAATCTTGTGAATCTTGTGAATCAGCATGTAATTTTGAAGTTTTAATGTGGTACCATTGTTTTTACAGACATTTCTTTGAAAAAAGTGAAATAGTAAGCGTAGTTAGTGACGTTACCATATTGAAATGGCTGTATTATAGCGTCTATTCTAACGTTGTTGATGGTATGTGTTATTTTGAAAAGGCGTTTTATGCTGCTGTTGGTGTTTGTGATGATATTAAAATATTAAATTTTTTTTTAAGTGTTATACCACAGGCAAAACAAGATGCTTTTTTGAAAGCTTGTGTTCTTGGTCATTCAAACCATTGTTTTTGGTTTTTAAAAAAAGGATGTATTTTAAATTCAGAAGCCATAAATAACGTTTTAATGAGCGGTAATCTTGAACTTTTAAAAGACATAATGGTAATAAGACCAAGGGGTGTAATAGTTAATGTTCCAAGCAAAAGAACTGTATTTTATTACGTCTTTTTGAATATTAAAGGAGAAAAGAAAAAATCAGAATTTTTTGATAAAATTATGATTTGTGTAGATTATTTAAGAAATTTGGGTTTTTAAAAAAAACTGATTTTTTACTTTAAAAAAACTATATGAATAATTCTATTAAAATAAAAAAATTAGAAGATATTCTTCATGACTTTAGAGATGTTATTCATTTCTGGTGGAATCCACCGTCTGATTTAGGTTTTGACAATGATGAAGATTTTTTTGAGTATTTTGATAATTCTTTTGATGAAAAATATTCCATTTGTTTTAAAAAAATTCAAAAACTTATTAATTGTAAAACAATATATAATTACAATCATGTCACCGCGTATAACATGTTCCGAAGATCAAAATCTTCTGAGAACTGGGAAACATTGTCTGCTGAAGATAAACAACATTATCAAATGTTGGCAGATCAAGAAAATAGCAGACGTAGGAAAAAAGCAGAAGTTACTAATATGTTAGAAGACACGTTAGATAGATTAACAGAAAATTTTACACTCGATTCATATAAACCTTTATTAAAAACATATAGTGAATGTAATGTTATTATACCAGAAAATATGCTTGTGCATTTTGAAACAATATTCAGTGACTTTCTAAATGATTCAGAATGTTATAATGCCTTAGAAGATATGGTAAAAAAGATTGACATTTTATTTTCATATGCTCCGTCATTAATTTGAATATTACAATTATAAAAATGATTAGTATATAATAAATATCATATGGTGGGTCTAACAAGAGAAGCAATATTTGGTGATAATACAGTATGGAACAATGCATGTAAAACTGGAGATATTGATACTGTTATGTATTTGCACTATAACGATATTAATAGTTGTTCTACCACTGCAATGGATTATGCTGCAGAACACGGACATTTGGATCTTGTTATATGGTTACATGAAAACCGCAATGAAGGGTGTACATCATTTGCAATGGATAGAGCTGCTGCTCGAGGACATTTGGATGTTATTGTTTGGTTACATAATAACCGAACTGAAGGATGTACAACTATTGCAATGAACTGGGCATCACGTTATGGACATTTGGATGTCGTTAAATGGTTACACAAAGAAAGACATGAAGGTTGCACGACAGATGCAATGGATTGGGCTGCAGCTGCTGGATATTTGGAAGTAGTAAAATTCTTGGACAAAGAACGAAATGAAGGATGTACAACAGATGCTATTGATTTGTCAGCTATGAACGGTTATATTGAAGTTGTAAGTTGGTTATGTGACAACCATTTTGAAGGTTACACTGAATATGGTTTAAAATTGGCTTTTGCTAATGGACATAACGAAATTGTAAATTTGTTATTGTAAATGGTTTATCTTTTTATGAAAAGATAACCCAACTAATTACTTTAAAAAATGATTGGTATAATGTAAATATTATTAATATGGAAAACAAGATTGTGAAATTTACCGCGTATAACATGTTCCGAAGATCAAAATCTTCTGAGGACTGGAAAACGATGTCTGCTGAAGATAAACAACAATATCAAATGTTGGCAGATCAAGAAAACGAAAAGCGAATGAACAATAACGATGTTTCCGATGAAAAGGTTAAAAGAAACAAGGAAAAAATTACCAAGAAAAATAAGGAAAAAGAAAAGGAACAAGTGCCTGAAAAAGCGTCTGAACAAGCGCCTGAAAAAGAAAAAGTTACTAAACCGAAAAAACTTGGAAAATTAAAAAAACCTGTTTTCGATAATCAAATAATGATCGAAGAAAAAGATTACGTGGATTTCATTGAAACATTTATGAAATTGCAAAGCAATAAAAATTTGATAAATTATTTGGTTCGTTCAAATACTACAGGACTCATAAAAGCATTTTTACGAATGGATACAGGATATGGTTGTGAAAACAAATATACTGTCGATGAAAATACAGTTTTATATGCAATTGAAAATAATAATATTGAAACTCTACACGATTTATTGACATATTTTAAATGTTGGAACAATAATGATGATAAAGAACATATTATAAAAATGTTCAAAAAATTTTATGAATGCGAAAAAAAGTTGTCATCTAACTCTCCTGAAATAGAAAATTTGTTGAACAGGTATAAAGTTGATTTGATTTATGATGGGGATAGTGAATATTTGTTAACTCCGTTATAAAAAGAAAAAAATAATAACAACTATTTAAAATTAATTACTTTACTTTATAAATTATTTTAGCAAAATCTTCTAGTGTTATAATTTTTATTCCTAGTTCTTTTGCTTTTTGTATTTTTAAACTAGTTGTATTTAAATCTTTAATAACAACGATTGTTGTATTTTTTGTAACGCTATTTGAAATTTTTCCACCACGTGATTTTATTTCATCTTCAATATTTTTGTTTCTAATTTTTGTAAAAACAATATTAATATCTTTTAAATCGTTGTTATTATTTTCATTTTTACTTTTAAGTTTGTAATTATTTCTAAATACTTGAATAAAACTATTTAGTTCGTATAATTTTTCAACAAATGATGATGCAAGAATTGTTGATAAACCTTCAATATTTAATAAATTATTATAAGCAATATTTTTTTCCATAAATAAAAGTTCTGGATATTTTTCAAAAATTAATTCTAATCTTGTTAAACCAAAACCTGTTCCAAGAATATTTGACGCATTAATAATTTGTACATTTGTTACATTTTCAAACGATTTTTTAATATTTGTAAAAATTATTGTTGCGGTTTTTGAATCTTCACCAAAAATATTTTTATAATCATCGTATGTCATTGAAATAATTTTTATTGGCGTTATGAAACCAGATTCGTGAATCTTTTTTGATAATGCAGGTCCAACACCTTTTACATCAAGCTTCTTATAAAAATCTGCAATTCGTTTAACTTGTACATTTTCATTTTGTTGAATATTATTTATTTTAATATCAACATTACTTATTGTCCACGTGTATTCGACTGTTGGCATTATAGATGTAATTGCTGGTTTTGTTACTTCTAAAATATGTGGAATAACATCACCACTTCTTATTAATTTTATTATTGCACCCAAACCAATTTTATTATCCATTATAAACTTTGCATTAAATCCAGTTGCATAATTTATTTTAACATTATTGACAATAACTTCTTCAAATCTTACTCTTGGTTTTAATAAACCGTGTTTTGATGCCGACCATTCCACATCAATTACTTTTGCTTCGACAATTTGATCATCTAATATCATTTTAAATGCAATTGAATGATCAGGATTTCCCTTTTTACGTTCATAAATGTGATCACAAGTTATAATAATACCATCTATTTCGTAATCATAGTTATTTCTCCAATCAATAAGTTTGTCAGAAAGAATTTTATTATTAATATTTTTTAGTTTTTCAAATTGTACAACATCGTGTACTTCTTGTTTCATAATTGTTAATTGATTAAATGGATTTGTTATTGGATTTATTAATTCATAAGCAACAAAATCAACGTATTTATAATCTTCTGGTACAATATGCAATCGATTTATAAGACCACTAACATAATTTCGCATTGGTTTATTTTCAATTTTATTGTAATTATTTTTACTTATAATAAATTCTCCTCTTACCGCAATCTTATTTATTTTATTTGGTAATCTGAGATATGGTATTAAATGGCTTATGTCTTGACCTATTGTTCCATCCCCTCGTGTGTAAAGTTTTTCAACATTATTTTCAACAGTATATAGACCGCTAACTCCATCTAGTTTAGTACTTATTACATATGGACCAGAATATTTGGCTATCCATTTATCAAGTGCGTTTGTATCTGGTTTAATTTTGTTCATGGAGCCCATAAAATAAGGTAATTTTACTTTATTACGCATTACTTTAGCACCAATTTTATCATTGAATTTTGGGTCTTTTTTATAAATATAATCTTTTAATATATCAAATTCGTCATCAGTCAAAATTGGAGTTGTATTGTAATAAGCATTATTACATTCTTTTATAATGCTTTTAATTGTAGTTATATTAAGTTGTTCTATATAACTTATTCCGTCTTTTCTGTAATTTTGTATAAATACATTATTACATTTTTTTGTTGAATAATTAACTTTAGTACCACCCATTACACTAAAATGAAGATTTTATTATAATATAATATAAATTATATTAAATTTTTTTCTATGTATTAGTTATATAATGCCATCGTATTCCCCCAAAAGAATTCCAACTGCTTGGATGAACAAGCTTCAAGCTTGGAGAGAACGAAATCGATATGCAAATGGACGGTTGCCATCATTGAAGCGTGCTATGAAGGCATGTAAGGGTCGTGCTCCTGCTGAAGTTGAATGTCGAAAAACTTCTGTCGGTAAGAGAACGTCGAAGGCTTGTAAGATGTGCCAAAAATGCAAGCAACAATCTATGCCTAAGGCTGTTATTGAAAAGAAAATCGAAAAGGAAGTTGCTAAGGAAGTAGTAGCCGTTGAAAAAGAAGTTGCTAAGGAATTAAAAGAAACTAAAATGAAGTATGCTAAACAAATAGCTGCTATTAAGAAGCAACAAATTGAACAGAAGAAGGAACAAGCTAAGCATCAAAAAGCAATGAATGCGTCTCTTGATAAAGCCCAAAAGGGTCAACAAAAGGCTCAACAAGCTGTTAAGAAGGTACAGCAACAAGTCAAGCAAGGAGCAACTCCTAAACAATTAAACAAAACCACAGAACAAGCTAAGCAACAACTGAAGCAATCTCAACAAGCTGTTAATAAGGCACGTCTAAACTCACCCCCTATTATAACGAACGCTTAAGTTTTTAGTAATTTTATATAATTTTATGTATTTATTATATAATGAACAAAGGTAAACGTTCTAGTAAACGTTCTAGTAAACGTTCTGGTAAACGTTCTGGTAAACGTTCTGGTAAACGCGTAAGTAAGTGTACGTGTTCTAAAAAGAGATCTAGTCCAAAAAGAAGATCTAAAAAAGTTAATGCACAGTCAATAATTAAACATAGTAATAACATGCGTAATAAAACAATAACAAAATCTTGGAAAAATTTTACAAATCAGTATAAAAAATATAACAAACAAAGTAAGAAACGCAACAAGAAATAATGAGTCTTTCAATTAGAAGAATAGACTATTTATGCTATGAACTATTAAATAAAGATCCGTCATTTATACGTTGTATTCAGTTTCCTATAGACGAAATGTGTATTTATGCTATTGGATTAAAACCGCTAACATTGCGTTTTATTGAAAATCCTAGCCAAGAAATGTGCGATTTAGCTGTTGCATTAGACCCTGTTGCGATTCGTTTTGTTCCAAGAGATAAACAAACATACGAAATGTGTGTTAATGCAGTACGAGAACGTCCTTTTGTCTTGCAGTATATACATGATGTAACAACTGAACTAATAGATATTTCAAAAAAAGAACTGTTACAAAGTAAGTTAAATACTTTGTTTTTTATTGACAGATAACTAAAAAAATGATTAATTGTTGTTAACTGTTAATAGCAACTATGGAAAATAAAATAATTGATTTTGAATCAACGCGTACTGTTTTACGTGTTGTACCAGAAGATTTTGAAGATAAGCTCATTGTTTATCTTAAAGATGATTTTATAGAATGCGATGACGAAGAAAGCGAAAAAACAATCCATGCGTTAGTAGAAAGAGTGTGTTCACTATTTGTTGATATTGAACAAGTAAAAAAGAAAAAAGAAAGTGCTTACACTATGTTTCGTCGTTCAAAAGAAAAAGGCGACTGGCGAACTATGGACGAAGAAACTAAGTCTCGTTACCGACAGTTAGCAGATGAAGAAAACATAGTGCGTGGGTTAAAATCGCCTACTAAAAAAATAGTTAAAAGTGAATCAGAAAAGTCTTATAATGTTGCATTAAAATATTTAAAAAAGACATATCCAATTAATTCGTTTAAATTATGGAGTGAATTAAACGAAGAAAATAAAAATATTTGGTCTGAATTTAATGAGACTAGACTATATTGTAATATGAATAACCTTTTATATAACGAACTTATATGTGCAACGGCAGAAAAAGGCAAACATATGTTTATTAAATAATTATTTTTGCGACATTAATATCATTTTCATCGTAATAAATAATTTCTGAAATTTTTTTTGATGGAATATAAAATTTAAAAAAAGTTATTTAAAAAGTGATTATAATATTAATAATATTAATATGGAAGAAATAGATTTTACTAAAATACATCCTTTAAATAGTACGTGGGTTTATTGGTACCATGACTTTAGTGATGATTTTTCAGAAAATAAGTTTATAAAAGCAATTGAATTTTCGACTATTGAAGATTTTACTGCAGCATTTAATAATATTTACCCAATTGATACAGGTATGTATTTTATGATGCGAAAGGGTATATCACCATGTTGGGAAGAACAAAAAAATTCGCATCTATGGTGGTTACGCAAAAAAATAAGCAGTGAATACGAAGCAAAGTGTATTTGGTTATCATTAGCTAGGTATATTGTAGGTGAAACACTTTTTAAAGGTGACGATGCTTGTTATTCACCATTTATTAATGGTATATCTATAAGTCCAAAAGATAATTCTTATGTATTCAAAATTTGGACCAACGGAGACTATGGAGACAAGCAAATGGAAATAATCAATGTACGTGAATACATTGGTAATATAGAAAAAATTAAGTACAAATTAAACTTTGCAAAAGATGCTAAGTACCTTTTTAATAATCAAAAAAGTGGACAATTTCAATACAAAAAGAAACATAAATAGTTATTGGTTTATCTTTTCATAAAAAGATAACCCAGCATTTCATCTGTTTTACTTCGTGGAATACCATTTCCGTTATTTACTCTTGCAAGCGTAAATAAAAGGTCTGATAATCTATTTAAATATTGTCTTAAGTACTTTATACTTTCAGGAGGATCGTTGATTGTTCTTATGTATGCAGTAAACATACGCTCTAAGCGTCGTGTTGTTGCTCTTGCTTCGTGTAGTGTTATTCCTTCTTCAGTGCAGTTTGCAAATACAATAAATTCTGTTAGAGGTTCTAATGTTTTATTTTTTTCGTCAATTATTATTTCCATGTTATGTGAAAGATTAATAAATTTATTTGTAAGCATGGTATTTGCTTCTTTGTTATTTTCCGAATTAATAAAGTAAATTATTGAACCAATGTCAAGACATATTGCTGCTAAACAGGACATTAGTTGTTTAGTTTCTTCTTTAGATGCATAAGTGCAGCATTTACCTAAACAAACATGGAGTTCGTCTATGGTACCGAGTAACATTGACGTGCTCGAGCTTTTTAGTTCTCTTTTTGGTTTGCCTGTATATGTTGTACCATCGTCACCTTTTTTTGTATAAATCTTTGACATATATATATTACTTTTTACTTTTTACTTTTTACTTTTTACTTTTTAATAATTGTATTAAATTGACTTGAAAACGGTGATTGTGACCCTTTTGGTCCGTGTGACACTGTCCTATAATAAGGTGCTTTTCCGTTTCGAATAATCTCGTATAGATTACCTAATTTCCCATTATAATACAAGTTAACTGGGTCGTCTGTATGTATTTTTGGACATGTTGCTATTGTCATGTTTTTTGATTGAAACACTGCTTGTTTTTCTTCCTCGCTTAATAAACGATGTACTGGTACAATGCTGTGTTTTGTAACATTGATAAAATGTCGTCTTACAGGGAAAAGTTCAAAATTAGAACTATACTGTGATCCTGGTTTTGTATCATTATTATGCAGTATAATAACGTGCAAACTGTTCAATATTTCTTTCACGTAGTTATTTTTTGAAAGTTCAACAGTGTCCTTTAACGCGTCATAAATATTTTTAAATATTTCTTTTATAAACGACTTGTTTTCACGCTTACTTTCAATAAATGTAATGTATACTGGTAGTTTGTTTTCATCCAACATAAATGTTTTTTGAGAAGATGTTTCAAACGGCATTATATCGAGTACATTATGATTGTTTTCGTGATTTTCAAAGTTGTTTAAAAATTCGGTTTTTTCTTTTTTAAAAATAGTTAAATCGTTGTTATTGTTTGTAGTATATTTTCTGTCTTTACACATATCAATAACATTGTTATGCGATGCAAAATAGTAATCTTCAGTAGTGTATTCCATTATAATAAAGTATATAAATTATAATCATTTTTTTATTTCATTTACTTATTATCCCATTTCCCATATTCCATTGTTTAATTTGCATTCTATTTCATAACCAATATTGTCTTCAACGCTTTCTTTTATAACACACCTGCCTTTTTTTTTGTTGTGATTTTTTTCTATGTACTGCTTAGCTAGTTCTTCAGTATTAGTTACTGTAAGATTCATGTTATGATCTTTAATGTTTAAGTTGTATTGGTTGTTTATTATATTATTTTCTAAATTATCTATGCTTTGTAGTCCATATAATCTTACTTGGTAAATACTATTTGTATTGTCTAATACGCATAATATTTTATTGTGTATATTATTGTTAGTTTTCTCTTTTATTAATTTTACTTTGAATAGCAAGTATATATACGGAGGATTAAAATATTCTTTGATTCCATATGCTTCTTCGTATTCAATGGTTGGTTTATTAAATTTTTTATTTAACATCATTATTATGGTATTAATATGGTGTATTCGTTTTTCTTTTGATGCTTGACTAAACAGTGTTTCATTTACTTGTTTTAATTCTTGTTTTAATTTGGAACTATTGTGCAATTTACGCTCTATGTCCATGGTAAATTCGTATAATATTTTAGTGTAATTATTATTTATGTAGTCTTGTGTGTAATTTATTTTTGGTTCTGGATTATTGTATGTGTTGTTATTGACAAGCGAATTACTTGCATGTACTTCAAAATTTTCGCGTGTCAAATAGCTGTATAAACTAAACAAAAATACTGCTATTAATATTATGTCAAAAATGTTATATGGATCCATTATACTTAGTATATACATTTTTAAGTTCAAAACATATAAAAAATAACACTATTTAGTTGTATATGAGTGAATTTACTGGGTGTATTGGTATTGATCTTGGTACAACATTTTCTTGTGTTGGTGTTTGGGAAAAGGACAACGTTAAAATAATACCCAATAAACTCGGTGTAAATACTACTCCAAGCTGGGTACATTATAACAAGGATGGTAAAAGTACTGTAGGTCAATATGCAAAGAATCGTCACAACAAGGACAATGATCATGTTGTTTATGACATAAAACGGTTTATGGGTAAGCGCCTTAATGACGACGGTTTGTTCGAAGACATAGAAAAATGTACTTATGAAATCGGTTCCGATAAAGATGACTTTGTGTGTGTAAAAATAGACGATATAGAATACAAACCAGAGCAAATATCTGCAGAAATTTTGAAAGAAATGAAAAAAGTCGCTGAAGATTATTTAGGTAAAAAAGTTGTTAATGCCGTTATTACCGTACCTGCATACTTTAATGATACACAGCGTAGTGCTACTAAAAATGCTGCTTTATTAGCAGATTTGAACTGTTTGCGTATTATTAATGAACCTACTGCAGCTTGTTTGTGTTATGGTATTGGTACAAACGATGAACAGGAAAAGAACGTGCTTGTTTATGATTTTGGTGGTGGTACATTGGATGTTTCTATTGTAAATGTCCAAAGTGGTGTTTTTGAAGTTAAAGCTACAAACGGAGATACGCATCTTGGAGGTATTGATTTTGACGAAGCTCTTGTAGATTATATAAAACAAGAAAATATAAGTATTGATTTTGTATACAGCAAGTTACGAGTTAATTGTGAAAAACTCAAAAAAGAATTATCATTTTGTGACAATGCAGTATTTATGTATGGTGATGATTATGAAAAAGAAATTACTGTACATGAATTTGAGAGTATTTGCGAAAAAGTTTTTAATCGATGTATTGCTCCAGTATATAATGTTATTAATGATGCAGAAATGGAACCATCGGAGATAGATGAAATTGTTATTGTTGGTGGATCAACTCGTATTCCCAAGATACAAAAAATGCTAATGGAATATTTTAATGTTTCTCAGTTGAATAGAAGTGTTAATCCCGATGAAGCTGTTGCTTATGGTGCTGCAGTACAGGGTGCAATTCTTACAAAAAGTGACACCAGTCAAAAAACCAAGGATATTGTTTTATTGGATGTTATTCCTCTTTCACTTGGTGTTGAAACTAGTGGAGGACTAATGGCAAAACTTATTGAAAAAAACAGTACACTACCGACTGAAAAAATTGAAATGTTTTCTACCATAGAAGATGATCAAACTACAGTAACAATAAAAATATTTGAAGGTGAACGTGCATTTACAGAACATAACCACTTACTTGGTACATTCGATTTGGTTGGACTAGAACCTATGCCGCGTGGTGCAGCAAAAATTGAAGTAACTTTTTCAATTGATGAAAATGGTATTTTAAGTGTTGGTGCTGTCGATAAAAAGACTGGTATGTCAAATAATGTCGTAATACGTAATGAACGATTACCACAAGAAGAAGTAGGTAAAATGTTACGCGATGCTGAAAAGAATATTGGAAAAGATGAAGCACGTAAACAAGTGCAAGAAGAATACAAGAGTTTTACTAAATATTTGCATGCTATGAAACAGTCTATTAACAGTGAATCAGCTGCTAGTGTTTTGAGCTTCCAAGAAATAAGTAATATAAATGGTTATTTGATTGAAGTTTTTCGATTTTTAGATGAAAACATTCAAGAATTGTTGATTGAACGTCTTAAAGAATACCGTGAAGAAGTCGAAAAAAATATTGGTCCATCTGTTTACCGCATTTATTCTGGGGGACGAAACAATGAAAATTACAGTAATAAAATAGACGAAAATAAAATTTTAGATACTTTGAATGAACAATGGAAATAATATTTGTCTATTATATATGCAAAAAAGAAGAAGTGCAAGAACATCGCCAAAGCGTAAAAGCTTTTCGTCTAAAATGGCATCAACAAATAAGAAAATAGATGCATGGAAAAAAAGCCAAAAAAAGAAATCTAAATGTTCTTGTTGTGGATTAGTAAATTGTAATTGTCCTAGTAATTGTAAGAGTTGCAATAGCGGAAAAAGAAAAAGCCCTAAGCGAAGTAGCGGAAAGCGAAGTAGCGGAAAGCGAAGAAGAAGCAGCCCTAAGCGAAGAAGAAGCAGCGGAAAGCGAAGAAGAAGTAGCGGAAAGCGAAGAAGTAGCAGCCCTAAGCGAAGAAGTAGCAGTGGAAAGCGTTCAAGATCTAAGCAAAACGGTGGTTATAAAAAGCAACACGGAGGAGCATTTCTTGAAACCATAAATAGCTTTATACAGCGTCTTTTTTAAAAACACAATTTCTAAATTATTTTAATGAATTGTCAGAGTATACTTGTATACTCTGAAGAAAACGATTATAAAAACACTTTGGCATTTAGTGCTTTAAAAAGTTATTTTATTTATGAAAAAAATAATATTATCAAATTGACTGGTTTGTATGATAAAATCTATGGCAATACTGTGTTTTATTATTTAGTCAATGATAAAAATATCAAATTAATGATTAATAGCTTATGTAGCTTCAAAAATAATAAATTATGTGGGGTTATGTGCCATGTGTTTATTATTTTAAAAGAACACCAAGAAAATAATATTTCATTTTTTAAAATAGACACCAATGCTGTTATGAAAAAAATAGAAAAATATATTCAATATTTTTCGATCCTTGATGTGTTAAACACAAATATATCTAAAATTATTAACTTTTTATCTGTATTTAACAGCATAAATTGCTTTAATAAAAATAATATTTATACACTTATTGATGATCACAAAGAAAAACCGTTGTATTTATCTCGAAAAATGTTGAACATAAATATTGGTTTGAATTCGTCTATTACAAATACAAAACTAAAACAATTTAAATTTTTTAATAATGGAATAATAACAAAAAGTAATCACCATGAAAATATATTGTACTGTAATGAAGTTTTTAATTTATGCAATGATCGTGTGAATTACTTAAATTGGTTTAATTTTTATTTTGATAAAATTTTTATATTGTCTTTACCTCGTAGAACAAATAAAACTTTAAAAGAACTTAATCGTCTTGGAATATGGAACTATGAACTGTTTGAAGGGTTTGATTCTAAGACCGATAACAGTAATTGCGAATGGAATACTATGCTAATGGAAAATAAAAATAGCAAAGTAGATAAAAGGCGTTTGATTCGTTCACAAGGTTCTTGGGCAATACTTAAATCAATGAATAATCTTCTTGTTTATACACTCGATAAAAAATATTCTAAAATATTGGTGCTTCAAGATGACACAATATTTCATAACAATTTTCTTGAAGAATTTTATTTAAAAACACACGAAATAAACGAATGGAAATTATTGTATCTTGGTGCATCACAGCATACCTGGAATAATATTGACATAGTTCATAATTATTATCATGCAAACGGTACTACGGATGGTGCATTTGCAATAGGTATTGACAAGAGTGTAATCAAGGAGCTTATAAGCGAAATAAGAAAATTTATTTACCCAATAGATTCTGGTGCATTATGGGAAATACAAAATCGTTATAGTGAAGAATGTTTTGTAATGTATGAAAATATAATTATTGCAGATATAACAAGCAGTGATTTACGTGAAAAAAGAGATTTACAATATTTTTCTAAATTATTTAAATGGAATCTTAATAATTTTACAATTTAATAATTTTTATGTTGTTGTCATTTACTAATATTATTCGTCCCATACTTGCCATATACTCATTTAGTTTTTTGAAGTCATTTTCAGATACTGTTTCTGGTGTTGCGTTGTCACCAAATAAAAACTTCATACCAAACCAAGCAACATTTTCAAATATTTCGTCTTCGTATTCCTTTTCATCAATCATTAGCATTATACTATTAAGTGGTTTTGGTGGTTCCGAAAAAACTTTTCTTGCAATACTAACAATGTTTGTTATGTAGTCTCCAAGAACGTCAAAATCTTCTTCTGTATTCATAATACTATTTATTACTTTATAATTAGCTGTATTATACGCAGTTATTTTTTCTATGGTAACATTATAATATGGATAGTGACGCCGCCATTAATAATATTCTTAAGTTTGTAGAATCCGATAATTTTATTAACATTATTGCTACACTAACAGACATCATAGTGTATTATGCTATGCTTGTGCCACAACTTTTTAGTGGTGGTTTTCTTGCTGTTCTCTCGCATGGTGCTGCAGGAGACACTATTAGTGATGCATTATTTTTAGTTTTATCTCTTATTATGATGGGTGGAGACTTTATTATGTTAATAATTAATAGCGGTAACTTTGTTATTAATGTAGGAGGAGCAGCCATTAATATGTTTGACGAATTTGCAAAAATAAATTTTAATGGTGGTATGGAAGGATTAAAGAAACAGCTCGATGATCTTTTTGATGAACTTGATAAGCGAAGCGGCTTTAAGAATCAAATAGAACAAATATTTGACACTGTTATGAACTTGATTGATACTGGAGGAAATATTTTATCTGATTTTATTTCTATGCTTGTTCCCAATGATAGTGGTGTTATTAAGGGTGTTATTGGTACTGCTATAAATGCTCTTAAAATGGCAGTTGTTGCTGGAAGAAACTTCCCAAGCGTATTTGATGTACTTGTCGATTTATACAGTCAAATACCAGAAAATATGCGCAATCTTTTAGAATCGACTGAAGAACTTGAAAAGTTTATGGTAAATATTGTTGATTCATTCATTTTTGTGCTTGGTAAAGTAAAATTTATTGGTGAACCAACTAAAACTATGCTAGTTGATCAAAAGGCTGGTGGAATATTTGACTTTCTAGGTTTTTCTGGTGAAACGACTAATGATTTACCCGGTTTACCCGGTTTACCTGATGTTAGTGCTATTGGAAAAGCAATTGGTGATGCTATGGAGCCATTGGCGCCTCCATCATTTTCGAAAATAAACAAAATGCTTTCGTTACCAGTTGTTACTGTACCAAGCATGAGTGAATTGAAAAATCAAATGGATAATATGATATCTCAAAATATAAACGTAGAAAAAATATTAAATTCTATTGTAATACCTGCACCATATGAGCTTAAAAAATTAATTTTGGACATTCTTATGATGTTGCGTTCTATGGCTCCTGGTGCAGCAGAACTCGGTAATAAGGTTGTTCCTTTGACAATGTGTGCTATTTACTTTGTAGAATATGCCATAAAAACATAATTTACTTATTATAGTAATACATTATTATTTTATAAGCTACAAAGAACGTCATACACAAAAGAATATAACCTATTATTGGATATTCGTCTTTTATTAAATTATTGAAATAAACAAAAAACTCTTCAATAAAACTTTTATAACCACCTGTTTGGGTTTGGTTTTTTGCCATGATTTCTCGAAGTTGTTGTTCTGTAATTTTAATGCCTCCGGTGTTTAATGTGTCATAAATAAAAACCATAAATGAAGTCATAAAATCGTCTATGATTTTATAAAGAGCATTATGTGCATAATAGGGTAATGGTAATTCATTTCGTTCCATTTATATTAACAATAGAAAATATATATATCAATATTATAATGAGTGTTCCAAGTGTAAAACCTAATCCTGGAATTAGTGCTCCACCTGATTTCAATAAAATTTATGAGGTTTTAGAAACTATAAATTCTACTGTTTTAACCCAATTAATAGACGTTAAAGACAACCTACTTAAAATGGTTATGCTTACTTTAGCTTACTTACAATATTATGGCGGTGTTGCTGGTATTATGTTTTTCAGTTATTTGACTATTTTACTGGTAAATACATCTGTATCTGGTTCGGCAATAGGGTTTGTAATACAACCGTGGTTGGGTATTGCTATGGTTCTTGGTGTTGTTGGAATTTTATTTGGTTATTTGTACTTTGTTCCTAAGCCAGCTGACGTTGTTGGTGTTGATTTGCAAGATATGTTGCCTAAGCCTCCTCAAGCTCCTTCAATGCCTATTCCTGGTATCCCAGGTATCCCCGGTATCCCCGGTCTTTAAACATTATTTTTATTGCTTCAAATAATTTTACGTAATAATCCATGATATGGTATATTGGTTTATTGTGATTTGTTAAATTAGCATAACTGTTGTCAGTTATAGTTATTATATTCAATAGTGTTTTTTCGTCTATTTCTTTATGACATAATATTTCTTTAAACATTCGTTTCATAGTACCATCTGGGTCGGTGCTATGTATTAGTATATCATTCAACAATTCATTAGCGTCTTTTAAAAACATTAAATCGTTTTCTTTAAATAGCATGTTTATTAGGTCTTTAATATTTTTTGCAAAAAGATTATGGTCGTAGTATATTTGTTCCAAATTTGTTGTATTATTATATCGCTTACATAGTAGTTCATAAAAGTTAATAACATTCGAAATTTTTTTATCACATAGTTCAAATATTTTTGTGCTGTGATTAATTTCTTGATTGGAAATATTATTTAATATGTTATTTAAATCGGTATTTGTTGGTTTTTTAATTCTAAGATGCACAAATCTGCTTTTTAATGGATCTATTAAGTCGTGTTCCGAATTTACCAATAATATAAACCTGCAGTTAACTACATGCTTTTCCATTGTTCTTAAAAGCGATTGTTGTGCATCAATATTTAATTTTTCTGCTTTATCTATTACTATAATGTGATAATCACATAAAATGTTTTTTGTTTTAGATATATCTTTTATAAACGTTTGAATTATTAACCTGTCATATACGCTATAGTCTTTTATCATAATGAAAAAATGGTATTTGCTGTAATAGTACCGGAATATTGACTTGTTTGAATTAGAGATGTCAATAGTTTGACTTTTGACATTGAAAATACTTTTGCCGTATTTTTCCTGCAGAAAAAGATTTACAAATAATTTTTTACCACTGTGTTGTGGACCATATAATATTATATGTGGAATATTTTTTAATTTTGATAGTTTTAGCAGGTGTTTTGCAGTTTTAGTATTATGTTCTATACTATTTAAGTCTTTTGGGGTATACTTGTTAATAAAAAAATCTTCTTCCATATTAATTAATTTATTGTAAGTTTAAGGACAAATAGCGTTATTTGCTCGTTGTGTTCTCAAATTATTAGAATTAGGATACCAACAAACGCATCCTTGGTCAGTAGTATAATTAGATGGACAACAATCGGATGATGCTAAATAATTACCAAAGTAAAACATATTTGAAACTGGTAAATCTATATTACTGCGTATGGTATCGTTTATGGGTGTACCCTGGATTGGGACAGGAATACTAGTAGATTCGTGTGTCTTTGATTGCTTTCCTTGTGGATTTTGCTTGTTTGCATACGATACAATATTACCTTGTGTTATGTCGTTAAACTGGTCATCTATGTTGTCTAGTTCGTCTACATTTTTAACTTGAACTTTTTGAGCTTTTTGTTCAAATTTTTCGTAGGAAATAGAGTAAAATATTAATGCAATAGCTGCTGCTAAAATAATTAAAGTAAACATCTTATACTAATGTTGTATAAAAAAATAAATATTGTATTAAAAATACATGCGTATCAACTTTTTAATAAAAGTTTCAGACGACTGTTTTACCTTTATTAAATTTGAATAATATTTTCGCATATTATGAGTTCGCATTAGCATACTGTATGCTTCATCTGCATCCGTTTCTCCATTTTCAATAGAGCTTATTGTGTCTTCTATTTCTAGATTTATGACGCCTCGCAACGCTATTTCATAATTCGAAATGAATATATTGAAAATTCCTTTTCCAGAATAATCTACCATGTTATTACCATCTTTGTCCGCATAACTAAACATGTGTTTTCTTCTGTCAGATAACTGTACATTCCAATCCTTAGATCTGTTTTCGGGTAAATAAATTATTCCAAATAGACGTACTAATGAGCTAATATTAGTATCTACTGAATTAGATGATACACATTCGGTAATAAATGTTACAATATTTGTTGAATAGACTTCAGTAACAGAACTTAACATTTTTATATAATCTTGGCAGTAATCAAGTGTACATATTTCGTCATTTAATGAAACATATGTCGTTGTTTTTGTTATATAATTATTAATATTTTCATATTCGTCAAGTTTCTTTTTTAACAGCTCGTTATCCTTTTTTAGATCTTGTTGTGATTCTGTTATTTTTTGAAGAACATTTAAAATGGTTTCAAGGTGATTTTTATTTCCAAGTGATAAATGATCCATTATAATATAATTAATGTTTAATCATTTTTACAAAAAAAATTTTATTTTTTTCCAATAATAAGTATCTTCTTTTGGTGGTTCACTTTGTACTTTGTATAACTTTGCGTAATCGTATAATTTTTGTGCTAGTAATGTAGTGCTTTCATTGTAAGACATGTGTAAAAATGCAAGAAGTAATGGCTCTATGTATCGTATTAGTTCTTTGTTATTATTGCATAATGTGTAACATTTACTATATACCGTATCTTGAAAATGTATATTATAATTTATTTTATTTAATATTAATTGTTCATAATGCTCTATGTCTTTTTCTATTTCAATATAATGTTCCATGCACGTATTATGTGGATCTAGAATTTTAAGCGCTATCAGTGTATTGTATATTAATTGTTTTGATATTGGTATGTCGTCTAAATAAACCGTATTTAATAAATAATGTGCAAAATGACATATTTCGTTTTGTAGATGTTTAATATTAGTATATACGTGTGACGTGTCAATGGTCGATTTGATAAAAAAGAAATATGCACACAGCTCTATATCAAGAGCGTTTTGAGTTGGATATTTTTTTTGTTTTATTATTGTTGGACTTATTACGTTTATATTTATTTCGCTATTGAAATATTCGTGTTTTAATAGCATTTTTGCAGTTTGTCTTTTTTTATGGTCATAATTTAACATCTTAAATATTAGGTCTTGTTTTATAATATTATTAAACTGTAATTTTTCCACTATAATACTAGGATCTGTTGAAAATTTTTTCTGTGTTTCGTGTAATTCGTGTTGTGATTTTTCATTGTCAGTTATTACATTAGGATTTATAAATACTCCTAAGTTTTCTTGATGTAATTCACAAAATACTGTTCCTAAACTCCATATATCTATTGCTGGTGTCAAAGAATATTTTAGTGCTATTTCTGGTGCTCTGTACCATAGTGTAGTAACTATTGAATACTTTTTTTCAACATATGGGTTAATTGGAGTTATTATAATAGAATTAAAATCAATTAGATATACGTTATCTTTTGAATCAATAAGTATATTAGACGGCTTTATGTCACTATGAATAAACCCATTATTATGCACGTGACATAAAGCATGTAATATTTGATACATCATTTTACGTTTTGTTTCTTCTGTTCTATTTTTTCTTAATGATTGGTGTAGATCAGAATGATAACGTAACATTGTATAACCAGTTACCAGTCCACTGTATTCTATTAAATTTTTACAGGTTACAATGTTTGGATGGTTATCTATTTTGCGTAATGTGGATAATTCAAGATTTAAATAATTATATGACATAATACCATCGTTATTTTTAGATTCAAAATGCTTATATACAGTAGTTGTATCGTTTTTTAATAAATATACAGTACAATACGTGCCTCGACCAATTGTTTTTACAACTTTTGTATCTTTCAAGTTAAAATGCATTTTAATTTATTAATTTATTTTTTAAAACCCTATATTATATAATGCAGTCATATCTTTTAATTTTATTGATTGTTGCAGTAGTATTTATGGTAATAGGGTATATTAACCAAATAAAAACTTGTCCACCCCCAGTAGTAGAATACAGGTATATACCTAGAACATTCAAAGAAGAACAAGAAAACCCTGCCAAAATTAGTGAAATATTTAACAATATGTTTGAAGAACCATCTGCGTGGATTGGTGGATTTAAATTTAATGGTGGAGACAAAAGCAAAAAAATTGTTTAATTTATTATTTTATATTCGATGAAATAAATGAGTAACGAATATTCATCGCTACAAAAAAGAGTAAAGACTATTTATTATTTAGAAAAACAACGCGACAATTTAAAAATACAACTTAATTCGTTGGACAAAGAAATAATGGAATCTAAACAGTTGTTACTTGATGAAATAAAAAATAATCAACTAACAGACAGTAAAATGCAGTATAAAAATAAAGTTTTTTATTACAAACAACAAAAGAAATATAACCCGATGACACAATGCTATATAAAACAACAACTTTGTAATTATTTGCAGTCTGATAAAGCATTAGAAATTTTTGAAAAACTTCTTGCAAACCGAGAACTAAAAATTAAGGAGTATGTAGAATCTTGTGAATCTGTTAATAAAAAATAACTAACTACAATATATACGCAGTTATAAAATGCCGTTTTCTGTTAATGGGGAAGTTGATATCCAAACGTCCTTGACTATACAGTCCCAGCTTAGTAATGGTACGTGGGTCGATTCGATGAAGTTTACTGATAATGTTATTAGTACTCAAGTAACAGACGGTGATATTCAAATTGCTCCAAATGGTAGCGGTAATGTATATCTTGGTCTTCTTAATAATAATGAACAAATAACTGTTGGTAGTACTTTAAATTTATACGACAATGTTATTACTACAACGACTACAAATGGAATTATTTCAATTATACCTGATGGTAATGGTCATATTAAACTAAATACTTTGAATATTTTAAATGACGGTACACTAGAAAATACTGTAAATAATGGTAATATAAATATTTACCCAAATGGTACTGGTATTTTACGGCTTACTGAAAATATTGAAATAGTTAAAAATGGTACTTCTAGTTATACCGAATTAAGTTCCGATTTGCAATCAAATGTAAGTATAACTTCTGCAAATATTGGTGTCGGATTTAGTGGTCGTAACATAGTTGTGAATCCTAGTGGTAATGGCTATTTTATCAGTGGTGACATAGGTATTAAAGAAAATGTATTAAAAGGTTTAACTACGTCTAAAAATATTACTATTCAAAGTCCTTACAATGAAATGGAATTTCAAAATAATAATATTACATTACGCTCTTTAAATAGTAGTGTTGGTCCTTCGCTTAAATTTGAATACAGTCTTAATAGTGTTAGTGTTGATACATTAATGTCTATTAACTCGGTACATGGTGGTCTCGAAATAACTAGTCCTTCTTTTGGTTTATCTTTTGATGGTATTAATAGTGTTATTTCTCTTGATTCAAGTAATAACTTAGTTTACAATGGATCAGTTAGTTTAACTGCGCCATCAGGTGATGCATTGGTTGTCACTAGTGGAAATACTCGACTAAATGGTGGTACATTGTATGTTGCTGGAATATTGACTGCTAATAATGGAATAACTACTAACACAATTGATATAAATGGTGATGCAACAATTTCAAATGGTGATTTAAATGTTAATGGAAATATATATAAAAATGGTGTTTCAGTCGTTAATTCACAATGGTCATATGCATTAAATTTAACAGATATTTATTTTAATAATAACGTTGGTATTAATAACATTTCACCTGCTTATAATGTTGACATAGTCGGGGATATAAACTATACAGGAACTTTATATAATAACGGAGTTCCTTTTACTGGTAGTCTTTGGTCTCAGTCTACTAATAATTTGTATTATGTTGGTGGTAATGTCGGTATTGGTCTTGTTAATCCAGGTTCAGCGCTGGATGTAGCCGGTGATATTAACTTCAGTGGTGATATATATCAAAATAATAATTTGTTTTTGAGTACTCAGTGGATAAACGGTACAACAAATAAAATTTATTATGATTCTGGTAATGTAGGTATTGGTCTTATTAATCCTATTTATTTACTTGATGTTGATGGTGATATAAACTGTTCCGGTAGCCTACGAGTTAACGGAATCCAAGTTACTAACCCATGGGACATAGACAACTCAAATAATTTGAGTTATACTGCTGGTAAAATTGGTATAGGAATCAATAGTCCGGATAGTAATTTACATGTTTATACAACACAAAATACAACATCTGTTATTTACCCTATTAGTATTCAATCCAACACTACTGATGTTAATGTGTCCAATAATAGTGGAGGTGTTGGAATAAAATTTATTGCTAGTCGAGGTACTGGTACTGACCATCACACTGGTTCTATTTATTCACAATTATACGATGGATCTGGAACTACTAATGACAAGTGGTCATATAAATTTAATTTGAAACATGGAAGCACTATGAATGATGTTATGGTAATGCGTTCCGATGGAAATATTGGTATTGGTATAAGCAATCCTGTTACAAAATTACATGTAAACAATACAGATAATACATCCACAAACCTCGTAACATTGGAAAATGTTTCAAATAGTTCACTTATTGGAACTGCAAAGATGATAGTTATGAATAATTTGCGTAATTATAATACAGATACTCAAGAACAAAATACACCTACGTGTGGTACAGATATTATTACTGTAAATGGTGATAATGATGTTCGTTATAGTGGCTTCACATTAACAGAACTTTCAAAGTTACGTGTTGAATATGATTATCCAGCAAACTCAAGTAATTATACGAGTTCTTCGTTTTGTATCTATACAAATGGTGGTACTGGAAATACAGAAAAACTACGTGTTACAGGAAGCGGTAATGTCGGTATTGGAACGACGTCACCTGATTTGGATCTTGTTATAAGTAAAAGTAATAGTTCTTATATAAAGCTGGTTAACACTAATAGTAATAATACTATTGTACTTGGTGCAATATCTAGCGGAACACGACTATATTCAAGACAAACGGACGATTTGACTCCAGTAGAGTTTTCAATAGACCAGGGTTCATTGGGAAATACTTTTGTACTTGATACAAGTGGTAATGTAGGCATTGGTGTTTCTTCTCCTGCTGCAAAGCTTGACATAAGCGGTTCATATACAAACGGAAGAGGAATACAGATTCGGTCTGGCGATGATAATAATCACACAGATAGTGCACAGGTTATATTTTCATATAATAATGCGTCTTATGACAACTCTGGGTATGCACATTCTATAAAAACACGTCATAATGCTAATGCGTCTAGTGGTAATGCGATTGACTTTTGGCTTTGGAACCACGGTGTAGATACCACAAATACTCTTGGAACGTTACAGGTTATGACACTTGATGGTACTGGTAACGTTGGTATTGGAACGTCGAGTCCAGGTGAAATTCTTGATGTACGTGGAAATTTACGTGTTGGTACTAGTGGAAACAGTAATTATATTGCATTTTATGGTACAACTGATGATGGTGCTGGTCAATGGAATCATACTTACATAGGAGAACGAGAATATGACACTGGTAAGTCTGAATTATTTATTTATAAAGGCAATGAGTATGGAACTACTGCTTATCCTGAAGGTCCAGACAGAATACGATACACATCAACCGGTGGTCATTTATTCCAAACAACAGGAACTGCAGTTGGAGATTTTGAAACAACAGCATCGCATACACAATTCTTAAGAAATAGGATGTTAATAAATCCAAGTGGAAAAATTGGTATGGGAGATATTGCTGATCCGGAAGCTAATCTACATATTCATGTTCCGTATACGAGTGGTACAAGCAAAATGCTTTATGTTGATGGAAAAAGTGGGTTATCTGTTCCTCAAGTAGAATTTAACAAAGGAACAAATGGATTACTTGTTAATACATATGACGCAACTTCGTCTAATTTAGTAAATACATATGCACTACACCTACAAAATTCATCTGATACTATTACAACTGATATACTTTATGTCCGCAACGATGGTAATGTAGGTATTGGAAATAATTCTCCTCAATCTAAACTTCATATTACTGCATCAAATGGTAAAAGAGGTATTTTGGTGGATGGTGACTCTGGGTCTTCTATGGCACAAGCATATTTTGAAGGAAGCACATATGGGCTTGCTGTAAAGACCAATAATACTTCTTCTTCGTATTACTCATTATCTATTAATAATGGTGCCAATAATAATTTACTATATGTCCGTAATGATGGTAGTGTCGGTATTGGGACGACGAGCCCATCTGCTAAGCTGGATATCGATGGAAATACAGACGGTTCTGTCCAAGCTATTTTAACCCGAGGAAATGACACTGATTTTCAACTACAAGCAATCAACGAAAGTAGTTCAAACAACTCAGGTGATGTTGTTTCTAAGTTTGGTGTTCGTCACGGAACAAATGAGACTGCATTATTTAATTTCATACGTGGTGGCAGCGGTAATGATGGTTCTATTGCTATTGTAACAAATAACTCAGAATCAATGAGGGTTAATAGTGTAGGTAACATAGGTATTGGGACGACTGACCCGAAAGCAAAGATGCACATAAATGGTGCTGGGGGTGTTAATACTCTTCTTGGAATATCTGCTAATCCTCGTGCTTACTTTAGGTCTGAAACTTCATTAACTCTTAATTGGAGTACATGGAATATGTTAGGTGTATCTTTATATGCGTCAGCTGATATTGTTGGAAGTAGTTGGATTGTTTCTCATGGCAGTACTACGTTTTCAGATACACGTATTAAAAAAGATATCATCGATATAGATGACGGTAGTGCATTAGAAACGATACGTTTGATAAAACCCAAGAAGTATTCCTATGTTGATACCGTAGCAAAAGGTACTGAACCAGTGTGGGGTTTCATAGCACAGGAAGTGAAATCAACACTGGATTATGCGGTTAACCTGATGGAAAAAGCAATTCCTAATATTTTCTGTTTAGCCAATGTATTAGATAATGGTAATGTTATTGAAATTTCTAACTTTAATACAGCTAATTTACAGCGTAACGATGATGGAACACTTATAGTAAAACTACAGTTAATGTCGTGGGATAATAGAGAAGTTGAAGTTGAAATAAATAATGTTTTATCAAGCTCGAAAATACGTCTTACAAAACCTTTGGAAGAAAATATTTACAATGGAACTGTTGGAAATGAAATCATTAAAAACCAAGTCTTTGTGTACGGTCAATACGTAAATGACTTCCACGTTCTGAAAAAGGACGCTATTTTCACAGTTGCTGTTGCCGCACTACAGGAAGTCGACAGACGACAGCAATCAGATAATATTCGTATTCTTGAACTTGAAGAAGAAGTAACATTACTAAAAGAACAAATGGCAGCTGTACTTGCAGCTACTAATGTGATTGTTTAAAAATTTTATAGTTTTTGTCATTTAATTTTTAAATGATAATTGTTTAAAAAATAAACTATGATTATACTATAATGACATCTACTTATGTAAGTCAGGGCACTCCTGGTAAAGTGTATGTACAAAATTTATATTTTGATGATAATACAATTCATGCATCTTCGAATATTGGAAATGGTAATATAAATTTAACAAGCGCGGTTAATAGTCATGTTGATATAAATACTTTAGAAATTTCAAACGACAGTGTCAATAATGCAATTCTAATGGAACCAGATACAAACGATAAACACGTTGTTATAAGAACAACTGGTAGCGGGAGTATCATAATTGGTAACACTAGTTCAACCAGTTCTACTAACTTATCATTATTATCTAATATGCTTACTACTTCTGTGAATAGTGGTACAATAAAAATAGATACAAATGGAACAAATGGAACTGTAAATGTTAGTGATACCATTTATGTTAAAAATGGAAAACTTGGAGTTATGAATTCAAACCCTAATTTTGCAGTTGATGTAAGCGGTAATGTTAATTTTACAGGCGAATTGTATAAAAATGGGGTTCTTTATTCTTCTCAATTTTGGAATGAAAATGTTGGATTAAATAATGGTATTTACTACAATGGTAATGTGAAAATAGGTGCAACTGGAATACCTCTTGGTAATATGGATGTTAATGTATCAAATGGTAAAGGATTTCAAGTTTATGGTGATACTGGTGCTAGTTTTCCCCAAGCTAAATTTACTTCTTCATCTAATGGTATATATGTATCAACCGATAATAGTGAAATAGGCAAATATGGATTTAAAATTGTAAATTCAAATAATTTAAATGTATTTTATGTTGGTAATGATGGAAAAATAGGTATTGGTAAAAATAACCCTAGTTCAACACTAGACATAGTAGGTGACTTAAATATTAGTTCAAATATTAATATTGGTGGTAACCTTAATTTGGGTGGTAATTTAACATTAAATGGTATTAATGCTACTACTGCTAACTTTACTACTATAACAGGACTTGGTACAACAACTGTAGATACTATGGTTGTAAATAATTTAGCACAAGTTAGTAGTTTAACTTCTTTGGGGGATGCGCAAATAAATGGTGATACTTCCATTACTGGTTATTTAGAAATAACTAACAACAGTCAAACTGTTTCTTTAATTGGTACTGACTCGTCTTTTATTGGATATTATCCTAGTGGATCTTCAAATAGAAAAGCTTATACAGGATTTACAAATGATACTTCAAATTTTATTATTGATACCGAGGACATTACACGAGATATTTGTATAATGGGAGGCAATGTTGGAATACACACTAAAAGTCCTGTTCATTTATTATCCATTAATACAAATGGGGGGACAGAACACAATAATAATGAAACATATAGTCATGGAATTGGTATAATAACAGGAACAGATAACCAAACCATGATGATTGGTTACGATGGACGAGTTGGTTATGATATAGGATATATTAATGTATCTAAAACTGGTGTTGTTAGACCTTTAATATTACAATCTAATAATGGATATGTTGGTATTGGTACTGTTAATCCTTCATATGAATTGGATATTAATGGAAATCTGAATTTCACTGGTTCTTTATACCAGAATGGTGCTATTTATCAACAGCCTGGTTGGTCTCTTCAACTAAATAATGACATAATATTTAACCTTGGCGGAAAAGTTGGTATTGATACTATTACTCCTATTGCAAAGTTGGATATTGGGGGAAATACAGACGGATCTGTACAGGCAATATTTACTCGGGGTTATGATAATAATTTTCAACTTCAAGCGATTAACGAAAGTAGTTCAAATGTTTCTGGTGCAATTGTTTCCAAGTTTGGTTTACGTCATGGAACAAACGAGACTGCGTTATTTAACTTTGTACGTGGTAATTTGGAAAATGATGGTAGTCTTGCTATTGTAACCAACAATGTTGAACGTATGCGTGTTAACAGCACGGGTAACGTCGGTTTTGGAACAACCGATCCTGATAGTTTAGTAACATTACAAGGAAATAATTCTATTTTACAGTTACAAAATGCTAATGTTGGAGGCAATACATTTATTTCTTACTATAATGATGGTCCAAGTAATGCTAGAAGTGGATGGACAGGTTATGGCAATAATACTGATTATACTATTGAAAATGAAAAATCTGGCGGAAATATTAACCTTGTGACAAATAATGGGACCTTGGATATACAAAGTGACATACATATTGACAATGGAGAACTTATTATTGAAAGTGTTGCAAATAAAAAATATACCATTTATTCGGAAAATGACAACGGTGATTCTACGTTTGTTATTTCAAATGATGGTACTAAGAGTACTATAAACTTTAATTTATCTAATATTCCTCTTGATTATGCTGTATTGACGTCGCCAAATAATAACAATTATAATACTCTATTTGACTTATATAGCTATAATACTAACTCCGGTATTACTTCTTCTACTCGAATATCTTCTGGTGATTCTTATTTTGGTGGTCGTATAAGTATTGGAAAAACGAGTGCTTCTTATGACGTCGACATAGTAGGAGATATAAACTTTAGTGGCTCTATTTATCAAAACGGTGTACTTTTTACTGGTTCGTATTGGGAAAATAACAGTAACAAAATTTATTATAATACTGGTAACGTTGGAATTGGAACTAATGATCCAGTTACATTGTTTGATATTGCTACTACTGGAACTACTCCATTATTGCAATTACGCAATGGTAATTTATCTAATACTATTACTAATTCCCAAATAATATTTTCATATAATGGGTTATCTTATAATAATGGTGGTTATGCACACGCAATAAAAACACGTCATGATACTAATATAAGTGAAAATAATGCTATTGAGTTTTATGTATGGGATCGTTTAAATGATAGTGTTAATTCTATTGGAACAAAACTTGCATTAGATGTTAATGCTACTGGTGTTAATATGTATGGCAATTTGTTTGTTGGTGGGTCTTCGAGTTCAAACTATATTGAATTCAGTGGTACTACGTCGGATGGTGCTGGTAATGGAGGATATACATATATTGGTGAACGTATTTATGGTGGTAGTGAACAATCTGAGCTTTTTATTTACAAAGGAGGTGAAACTGCTTCTAATAATGGTCCCGACAGAATACGCTATTCTGCTGTTGGGGATCACGTGTTCCAAACTTCTAGTTCAGACATAGCTGATAGTAGTTTTGAAAATGCTGCTACAAATGTTAATTGGGAAACCCGTATGATTATTAAAAATAATGGAAATATTGGTATTGGTGTTATTAATCCAAATTATAGTCTAGATGTAAGTGGGGATATATATGCATCTGGTTCATTATATTCAAATGGTAGTGTTATAACTAATAGTCAATGGACAAACATTACCAGTGGAGTTTATTATAATAACTATGTTGGTATTGGTAGTTTAAATAACCCAAGTTCTGCTCTTGATGTTACTGGGGATATAAATTATACTGGAACTTTGTATAATAATGGTACTCCTTTAAATGTTAGTGGTCTTTGGACTAATTCCAATATTAATGGTATTTATATATTAGATAGTGTTGCTATCAATCAAACAACGGCTTTATATACTCTTGATGTAAATGGAGATATAAACTTTACTGGTACTCTTTACCAGAATGGTAGTGTAATGAGTTCTTCATTCTGGGATAAAGATGTTGATAATAATTTATCTTATTCAGATGGTAAAGTTATTACTGGAAACATTGAACTTGAAGAAAATATTATTTCAAGTAGTGAAAAGGGTGATTCATTAATAGGTAAAACATTAACTATTACAAATCCTGTGAAAAATGGCTATGCTAATGCTGATGGGTCTTCTTTGAATGTCTATGACTATTATCATTCTTCTAAGGTTATGGACTCGTATAGCTTGGTGCCTTCATTGACTACTAATAGCTCATCTGGAAACGTGGTTGGTAATGGAACCATAGGTTTGATTGCGAGTTACTACAAAGGTCTTGCTTGGAATGAGTTGATGAAAACGGTACACGACACAAAAATAAACTATGGACACAACGGGTTGTTTATGAGCAAGGTCCGAGAATACAGCGGGAGCTTTAAGCGTATGTTCAGTGTAAAATGGGAAGGAAACTTGACTCTGAATGCTGGTGGCTATGACTTGATTATTGATGATGCAGTGCTTGCACCTGCAAACCATACTGTTACTGACTTATTTGAATCTGGACCATACGAAGAAGTTAACCAACCACATCCTGATAACTGGTTTAATACAAGTTGGGCATATGCTTCTTTTTATGCGTTGATGAATGGTATGCGTCTTCCATATGCTTCTGAAATTCTTGAAAGACGTGAACTTGGTGTGGATTTAAAAGCAGCCATTCCATTGTGGGATGATATCGGAATAAGTGATTTAGATGCTTGGAGCTTGGTATCCAATAGTAGTCAATGGCATTATTCTGGTAATCATTATGTTGTTATTAATACAGGAGGTTCAGGACAAGTTGATTATAATTTCGGAATAATAGATGGTTACACTGCAGACTATGATGATTTTTTGCTTCTTATGCGGTCGGATTGTCGAATGTTTGATACTCGTTACATTGAAAATGATTATAATCAACCCAATATGGACGACAACACCAATAAAGGTAGCTGGGCGTCTAAGAAACGGTTTGCAGAAGCTGTTGGAGGACGTCTTCCTACTATTGAAGAAGTACGTGCAAGAAAGTTTCTTATGTGTTATGGTGTTGGACGGTCTGATGTTAATGTGTGGATACCTTGTACAAACTCTGTCCATGCTGGACAGGCTACTGACCCTTCTGGTGACTATGTTCAAATTGGTCCTTTTGTTCAGAGTGGTTACGAATTTGGAAAAGATTTGCGTACACCTTATGGATGGTCTGGGGCATATATAGATGACACGTTTCCAGCATATGGAACATATACTATTGTAATATTTGACAATATGGACCAAACTCTTAGCTACAACGGCTCTACTGTGACTGGTACAAATATTGTGTCCAAGACTGTATCTGGTCCTTACACCAAGAAGTATTCTATTAATGTGCCTGACAACAGTGCACATAGCATTACATTCACAAAGAATGGTCAGGGACCACGACAATTGCTTCTTGCACCCCAGAATGGTGATGGTAAGCGCTGGCTTACGCCGCTGGACTTTTCTGTTTCCCATAGCAGCGTAACTGACCGTTACAAAGTGTTTGATGGCTCACTTGCTGACGAATTTACTTCGTTGAATTACATTCGCGAGCCTATTGGCTGGGTTGGAACGTCGAAGACATTGTTGGATAGCGTGGTGCTTGGAGCCAAGGTTGGTAGCGAACTGTTTATGCCCCGGTTGTTTGATGTAGAAGGAACAACTGATGGAAAGCATTGGAAAAAGTTGAAGACGTTTGGAGCTGTGCGAGAATACATTCAGAAAGAATTTGTTGTTGGCTCTCAGCTTGGATGCATTGGTTATCGTATTGTTGTGGTTGGAACGTTTATGCACGGTGTGGATGACGTCGTCAAACTTGCATCTTTGCAATTCAAGACACGAGGATACGACAGCTTCATGGTTCCTAACGTTAGTGGGCAGATGATTAATTTGAATAACAGCGACGAAGACGTGTATGTTACCTCTAATAGCGGCGTAGTGAATGTTGCTGGCGTTGCATTCAAGGAAAACAGCTTGTTTGTGCGAAAGCTACAAAATGAGACGGATATTGGACGCTTGATTGACTGGAATGGGTCTTCGATTATTCCAGAAGGCTATGTGGTTGCTGATGGAGCTGAGTATTCTGGGGATGACTACCCAGAAGCATACAAAAAGTCGTTGGAAGATACTGTTGTCGTGCATGACATTGTCCCTGCTTTAAAGAGCAATACTTCTTCGCTGGAAGAAGGGGAAGTTGTAACAGGGTCTGAAACTGTACCCAATGGTCTGATTGCACATTGCTATGATACAGATACTAGTGGTAATTCTTACGTGTATGTCAGAAGCGAACTCGTCTCTGGTATCGATATGGATGACACAGCTTTTAATGCATTGTTTGATGGTAGCATAGATTATGCAGCTATTGATTTCGAAGGGTATTTGTATGTAGCTAGCTCTGGAAACTACAGCTTTTATACAAAGGTCGATGACCGTATATCCCTTATAATTGATGACGAACCTGTTGCTTATCGTACATCCGCAACAGGTAATTCATGGGTTGATATGAGTAAAGATAGTGGTACAACTTCAGATGCTACTCCAACACATTTGTCACAAGGATACCATAAAATACGTGTCCGTATGTGGGAGTTAAATAGTAGTGCATTTATACACCTCGCTATGGCAGCTGGAGGTACTGGTGTTGGTAACATTTCAGACTCTAACATTATTCCTTCGTCATCATTTGTGCCTTATTTAAAGGAAGACTACTACAAGGCGTTTGACAAGAAGGACTTGCTGATGATTTCGCCGGATAAGCTTGATGTTACCAATTTAAGAGTGTATGCTGAAGGATTTGAGAAAAATTCTATGGCGATACGGTCGTCTAGTGTTACTTTCTATGAATATATAGGTTGGTATGCTTCTGAAGCTTATATGATTACTTACTTCACTATATCACCATATAATTTCAAGCCTGAAAGTGGTCATCAATATAATCCATACGCGGTTGATTTTGAACTCCAAGGAAGCAATGACAATAGTAACTGGACTACTATCCAATCATACAGTGATATGGAAGAATCACTTATTAACTACGTAAATCCATATGGTAATGGTTATCGCGGTTACAGAGTAAAGGTACTTTCTAACAGCAGTAATGCTTCTAGTATTGTAGCTACGAAAATGGTTTTTTGCAACGAACTAGGTTTTTATGGTGTTCGTTTTGAAGACGCTCACAAACATTTATCTCGTAGTTTGGTGCCAGTAATGACATCCTTTACAACACCTCGAGGTATAGCTACTGCAGGTACTGATTTGAATGGTTCAAGTCAAGCATGGAATGCATTTGATAATAATTCCATTAGTAGTTGGCACAGTGGTTCTTTTACCGGTGCGGCATTAAACGAAGAGCAATATCTAGGATGGTATGATACCACCTTATTTAGAAGGAAAGTATTAACGGCTTTTTCCTTGCATATTAATCCTAATATTTTTATGAGGTCTTCTTCACCATTCTTCAAATTACAAGGAACACTAGACGGTTTTACCTGGTATGACATTGAAACATTTTCTAAGACTTATACTCCTGTATATAACTGGAAAGAAACATTTTATGTTTCCAAAGAAAATTATGTAGAATGCAATGGTTTTCGATTATTGTTTATTGCTCCTAATGTAGGTACAGAAGCAAATTATATACATACATCGTTCCTCCAGGTCTGGGCATTTGACCACGGAGTGTTTAATGTTCCCAACGTTAGCGGTAAGCTGTTCAAGCTCTACGAAGGCACCAGTGTGTTGAAGCTCGGTAAGAACGTCGATGCTCCGTATATTGATTACGACACTTCTTCGCTGGGTACAGTCAAGAATGCCACTGTTCCACTGCCTGCAGGGTATGTAAGCATTGATAGTGGTGTTACTGTTGATGTTGAGGACTACCCTGAGGCTTTTGATAAGCTGGTTTATGTTGGAAAGGAATACTCTATGGTGCCTGCTCTTACAAGCAATACTTCAGAAGGTGTTGTGGAATATAGTAACTACTATGTTAATGGCTTGTACACTAGTGCGCATCTTGTATTTGATGGATTACAAATGTTTGATATGACAGGTAATGATAAGGGTTATTACAGTTATAATAACATGTCTTCAACTCAATCTTCAAATATTGGTTGGTATAACTTATCATTGAATAGTAAGAAGGTACTTAAAGCATTTTTAGTCTATGGAAGAACAAACGGTAATACAGGATGGACATCAAGAACACCAAAGGTATTCAATGTTCAGGGTACACTTGATGGTACAAACTGGACAACTATTCAAAGCTACAGCGATACATCTTCGTATCACGCAAAATATTTCCGTGTTGATTCTTCAAATACAAACGTTAACAACGCTTATTATGGTTTTCGTTTGCAGGTATTTGAAGCATGGAGTGGAGAATTAATTCTTTCTCAGTTAAAATTCATCGTAGAAGACTACAACGAAGAGGCTCTTGTGCAGCTGTTTCCGAGCTCGTTGGTGCCTGTCATGGATTATAATACTGGTTCCGTTAACTTTGTTGTAACAAATTCAAATTATGAAGAAGTCGTGAATCAGAATTATGATCCAAATGATCCATTTTTTTCTTTTTATACAGAAGAGTTATACAAGGCTTTTGATCCTAATCTTAATTCTACCCTTCAATCGTCGATAGATCTTAACTATAGTTCCTTGGATATATCCAATCATTCTCCATTTTATATTGGTTGGTATGACACTTCATTAAATTCTAAAAAAATAGTAACTGGTGTATTCTTACATTCATATTCTAAGAGCGCATCTCAAATATCAACGTGGTCAAGACTTCCTTTTAACTTTAAAGTAGAAGGAACGAATGATGGAACAAACTGGGAATTAATAGAATCAATAAGCGAACCTAATTTTAAAGTACATTATCACAGTACTGTTAATAATCGCACTAAATCATATTATGGTTTTCGGTTGTTATGTGTTCTTCCTACGTCATTGATTTTAAGTAGTAATATTGGTTTAATATTTGGTTTAATAGACTTCCAATGTGTAAACGAGACTGACTTATACAGCATTCCTCTTGCTTCTAACGCAGGCAAAATGATGAAGCTTTCCAATGGTGCTGAAGTGCAGGAACGGTTGAATGACAACCTTGTGGAAGTAGGGTCGTTAGCTCTGGACACATTAAGTGGAAACAACGAGCTATCAGTGGGAGCTACTAAGAAGTGGAACGGTGTTGGCTATGTACCTCGAGGGTTTGCAGTTATGCGTGGTCAGAAGATTGGTACATTGGATTACCCCAAGGTGTTCGAAGCGCTTGTGGACTTACAAACTCCGTTTGTGATTAACCCTGCTATGAGTACTTATACTAGTCCTAGTGGCGTTATTGTGTATAGTAGTGAATATAATAATACTACTTATGCAGCAGACCACGCATTTAATCGTGTTCTTTTTGATGATAACGTTACTTGGATAACACAAGAACCAGCAGTGTATCCAGAGCATATTGGGTGGTATGACACAAGCTTTGACAAAAAGAAAATTCTTATGGAATTCTATTTATGGGCACGCTTTTATGATGCTGGTACTGATGTTTACGGACAATTTATGCCAGGTGTTTTTAGCGTACAAGGAACATTGGACGGTACTAGCTGGACTACATTACAAACATACGATATGATGTTTACTGGAACTAATGGGTACGATAAAGGAGTATTTGTTGTTGATGAAATAAATAGACACACAGCATACTATGGTTTCCGAATATTGATATTCAACCGTGTAGGAAACCAAGCGGAATGGATAGGATTACATGAAGTTAGTTTGTATGTCATCGACGAGCCTTCCAAGCCCGTGGTTTTGGAGCCTAAGCCTTTGGTGCCTAACTACACAGACTGGGATAACCCTAGCGGTAACTTGGTGTATAGTAGTTATGCTACTAATCAATATTATCCTTGGCGTGCATTTAACAATGAATACGTTAATCACACTGTAGATACAACCAATAATAAATTTGGATGGGCTTCGTACGGTAATCCTATTGATCGTACAAATACTTCGCCTTATATAGGCGAATACATAGGCTGGTACAATACACAACTTTTAAAGAAAAAAGTACTTATTTATACTCGTTGGACAATAGGTTATGTAAATACTAATCGTTATCATAATGAAAGTGCAGCAACAGGGTTTGTACAAGGTACTTTAGATGGTATTAACTGGGAAAATATTCATAGTTTTGACACAAATGGAAAGTATATTGAATACTATGCAGAAAATGATAATCGTTCTAAGGGTTACTATGGTTTTAGGTTGTACTTTTTAACGAATCAAATTGGTACTACCAGTTATGCAGTCGTCCTCGACAGCCTCCAGTTTATGTGCTTGGATGAAGACGAGTACTTCACCTTTGAACTGCCTGACTCGCCTGACACGCTGGTGAATTTGGAACGTGTGCAAGGCATTGCTGTCGAAGGCTCTATTGGTACTAACTCGCGCGGTGACGGACTGTCGATTGTTGTGGATAACAACAGCGAAATAAACAGCGCTCTTGTGGTGTCTAACAACATTGGTAACGAAATCGAAGAAGCTTCCACAACGCTTTTGAACGTGCGTAACAATGGTGGTGTCGACATAGGAGGGTATTTGCGTATTGGTATGAGCAGTATTGATGCAGGTCAAAATTATCAAGGAAGATTTTCGTTATTTATTGCAACAACTTACTCCGATACAGACCCATATAAATACGGATGGTGGATTGGAGGACAAGACCATGCTGCAAGTTCTAGTGATAATGATTTACATTTTACTGTTCTAAAAGATGGCGTACCTAATCAAGTTGCAATGATCCAAGACTCTCGAAGTAGTGTTGTGGAAATGAACTTCACAGGTCAGCATCGTACGTTTGTAAAAGACGTTTCTATGTCTTCTATGGAAGATTATGAAGGTCTTATCGTATGTGCGTCACAGGATGCTTATGTGAAAATGAGCGGTGGTATTGCGACGGGTCAGGATGCAATTACAACAAACGAAAGTCTTCCATTGGTGTCTTTGTCGCGCACTGCTAAAGATAAGCGTTGTTTTGGTGTTGTTTCATCTAAAGAGGACCCTGAACAACGTAAAGAAGTCAATGGTAATTTTGTGTCATTGTTCCAAAAAGAAAAAGGCGATACACGCGTGTATATCAACTCGGTTGGTGAAGGTGCAATGTGGGTTGTTAGTGGTCCTTCCGGTATTGGTGGATTTTTGGAATCTGGTGACTACATTACTACTTCGCATATACCAGGCTATGGATGCTTGCAGGATGATGACTTGCTGCATAACTATACGGTAGCCAAGATTACAATGAATTGTAACTTTGACCCGCCTCAAGTTCCAAAGATGACAATATTAAAGAATGAAAACGGAGATAACTTGCTTGATAACGAGGGACTATTACAGTGGACCGAGCTTTTGGATAACGAAGGTAATATGGTGTACGAAGACAAATACAAAGTTCGTTATTTGCTTGGAGATGGTACACTGTTATCTAAGGATGAATTCTTAGAAGCATTGGAACACGCATATGTTGCTGCGTTTGTTGGCTGTACGTACCATTGTGGATAAAGAAATACTATTTTAATTAAATAAATATTAAATATTTATTTAAATTTTTATGCAGTCTTATGTATGCAGAAAAATAAATCTATATACTATAGTAAAATGTCAACAGATCCAACAGTACTTTTATCGTCTGGTTCTGGAAAAGTTTATATACAAAATTTAGCATTTGATGGTAATGATATTATTGCTACAAATACTAATGGTAGTATTAATTTTAGACCGGATGGAACTGGAGCTATTGCATTTGGTAATGTTGGTTTTAATAATGGTATTATAAATACATTATTAACAGATCTTGATTTACAATTAATGCCAAATGGTGTTGGTATTGTTCGAATGAAAGATATAAAAGTTTCAGATAATATTATTAGTTCTTTTAATACAAATCAAAATATTATTATTCAACCTAATGGTACTGGTTTTTTAGAAGTTCCAAATTCAATGGTTATTGGTTCTTCTAACGGTGATACTAATTTTTCATTAACTATTATGAATAATGGTAATAATATTCGTCTTAATGGTTCTGGTGCTGGTAGTTATACTAGCATAAAATTCTATAATGACGGTGTTACTCTTAATGGAAGTTTTGGTTATGATCCTGTTTCTACTTCAAATATGTTAATTGAAAATTATAATAGTTCTGGAAATATTGAATTAAAACCTGGTTCTGGCGGTCATATAATTACTGGACTAGTTGGTGGTTCTAATTTTGGTATCAATACTAATTCACCTTCAAACCTATTACATATTGTTGCATCAAGTGGTAAAAATGCTATTCATGTAACTGGAGATTCCAATAGTTCTCCACAAGTAAATTTAAATGGAAGTAAAAATGTTTTATTTATTAAATCAATTAATAATTCTTCTACTAATTATGGTATTTTAATTCAAGATCATTCAAATAATAATTTGTTTACTGTTAGTAATAATGGAAATGTTGGTATTGGAACACTAGATCCACAAGCTAAGCTGGACATACGTGGAAATATGTATCTTGGTAATTCTGATAGCAATTATATTGCATTTCACGGTACAGGAGCTACTGATGGTTATCAAAGTAGGAATGCTACATTTATAGGGGAACGTATTTATTCTGGTGATGATAACTCTGAGTTATTGTTATGGAAAGGGAATGATAGCGGATTATATAATTTATATGCTGATGATACTGGTCCTGATAGAATACGTTTTACATCAGCTGGTGGGCATTTATTTCAAACATTGAATAATGACCTAGATGAATATAATATAGCTGAAGGTGATTTTGAAACTGCTGCTAATACTAGTGCAACAGATAGAATGATTATTAATAATGTTGGTAACGTTGGTATTGGAACGTCGAGTCCGGGTGAAATTCTTGATGTACGTGGAAATTTACGTGTTGGTACTAGTGGAAACAGTAATTATATTGCATTTTATGGTACAACTGATGATGGTGCTGGTCAATGGAATCATACTTACATAGGAGAACGAGAATATGACACTGGTAAGTCTGAATTATTTATTTATAAAGGCAATGAGTATGGAACTACTGCTTATCCTGAAGGTCCAGACAGAATACGATACACATCAACCGGTGGTCATTTATTCCAAACAACAGGAACTGCAGTTGGAGATTTTGAAACAACAGCATCGCATACACAATTCTTAAGAAATAGGATGTTAATAAATCCAAGTGGAAAAATTGGTATGGGAGATATTGCTGATCCGGAAGCTAATCTACATATTCATGTTCCGTATACGAGTGGTACAAGCAAAATGCTTTATGTTGATGGAAAAAGTGGGTTATCTGTTCCTCAAGTAGAATTTAACAAAGGAACAAATGGATTACTTGTTAATACATATGACGCAACTTCGTCTAATTTAGTAAATACATATGCACTACACCTACAAAATTCATCTGATACTATTACAACTGATATACTTTATGTCCGCAACGATGGTAATGTAGGTATTGGAAATAATTCTCCTCAATCTAAACTTCATGTTACTGCATCAAATGGTAAAAGAGGTATTTTGGTGGATGGTGACTCTGGGTCTTCTGATGTACAAGCATATTTTGATGGAAGTACATACGGAGTTTTTATAAAGACCAATAATACTTCTTCTTCGTATTACTCATTAGCTATTAATAATAGTGCAAATAATATTTTACTATATGTACGTAACGATGGTAATGTTGGTATTGGTACTGATAGCCCTGCTGAAAAGCTCGATGTAGCAGGTACATTACGCCATCAAGGTCTCACTTTAAATGAAGGCACTACGCCTAACGTAGACGAAATCAAAACTTTTACTCTTAATCTTTCTGTTTCTACGTCTTGGATTGACACCGGAATAATAGGTAGTGACCTCGCAACTGGAAGCTACATAATACAGGTATTTAGTCATAATGGGACGCTTGGTCAATATTATAGTACTTTTACGGGATTTATGAGCTGGCACAATACTGTCACAAATAGTAATTATTATAATGAAGTACTATTACATAGTGTGGGTAATGATATATCGAACGTTTTATATATTAGAACACAATTATTACTTGGTAACACGAATACTTTAAAACTTCAAATGCGGCTTTCTGGAGGTTCAGGTTCTGGAAACTTTACCTTCAAATTCCGCCGTATGATATAAATTTAAAATATTTTCTATCTTAGAGTTAAATGAACATTGAAAGCATAGTTTATAAAAGATTTGTTGATCTTGTTGGTGCAATAGCCTATTTTCCAAATGAAACACCACCAATTGGTTGGTTGGTGTGTGACGGTTCGTCTTTGAATATTAATGACTATCAAGATCTTTATACATGTATTGGAAATACTTATAATGGTTCTAGTCAGGCATCTGGTACATTTAGTATACCAGATTTACGAGGTGAATTTATACGATGTTTAGATAATGGACGTGGAATAGATAGTGGAAGAACTCTTCAAAACGATTACCAACAAGAACGTATCAAAACTCATAAACATTGGATATCGTATGCTCCACAAGATGACCACAATCAAAGTGGTACAACAGGTAATAGTCAAAGATTTGGTCTTGTAGCTGATGAACGTGCTGGGTATTATTCGGCTGATGATAGAAATTATGCTTATGGTATTTTTACACGTGATGACCCTGGTTATAATATAAATAATGAAGTAATACCTTACAATCTAGCTCTTTTGGTGTGCATAAAATATTAAATCTTTATTTTTTAATGTTTTTTTATTATAAATGAACATTAGTGAATTAAACACAGTACGTTTATATGATACTGTTGGAACTATAATGTATTTTGGGACCGAGACTGTTCCATATGGCTGGCTTGAATGTAATGGTTTTACACTTTATGTATCTGATTATCCTGAACTCTATGCATATATAGGAAATAAGTTTGGTGGAACTAGTAATTCAACATTTAAAATACCTGATTTACGTCAAAGATTTATACGTGGCTTTGATAAAGGACGTGGACTTGACCCCAATAGATCTATGGGTTATGTGTCTATTTCTGGTATGTTTATTATTGACGGTGTAGCATTCAATGGTTATAATGGTCAGGAATTTCAAGAACAAATGCTAAACCAACATAGACATTGGGTATCTGGTACAGTATTAGGTAATAGAGATTATAGTAATACGGGAGGTACATATGAAGAATATGGTGTGATTGCCGATGCTGGAGGCTCTAGCACGACAGATCGTAATTCTAGTGTTGGTAGAAATGTACGTGACACTGGAACAGCTGGAAATTATGGTACAAAACCAAGAAATTTAGTTTTGATGGCATGCATAAAGTATTAAATTGTTTTTTCTTTTTTCTTTTTTATTATTAAATGAACATTAGTGAAATAAGCAGTGGTGTACAAGTAAATGTAATGGTAGGTACAGTGGTTTACTTTGCAAGAACATCAGCGCCTATTGGATGGCTTGAATGTAATGGTGCTTCTTTAAACCGAGAAGATTATAACTATCTTTATAGTGTTGTTGGTACACGTTATGGATCCGTTGACTCAAATAGTTTTAATTTACCTGACTTACGTGGTGAATTTATACGATGTTGGTCACATGGTATTGGTGAAGATTATAGTCGTTCTATCGATAGTAATTTTCAGTTAGATACATTTGAAAACCACGTACATTGGATGTCTGGTGCACCCATTGATGATCGTAATTTTAGCGGAAGTGGTAATACTAATTACCAAACACATGGTCTTGTCTCCGATGCAAGTAGTTATAGTATAATGGATCATTACAGTGGTGCTGGAAGAAATACGCGCGTTGATCCAGATCATTCTAGTCGTGGAGGAGTAGATGAAACACGACCACGAAATATTGTGTTATTAGCATGCATAAAGTATTAAATAAGTTACTTTTTTCTTTTTCTATTTTAAATGAACATAAGTACAATAGATGCAACTAGTTTAATAGATATATTAACTGGTTTAATATTATTTTTTCCCAAATCTAGTCCTCCAATAGGATGGATTGAATGTAATGGTGCTGCTTTAAATAGAGATGACTATCCAGATTTATATAATAGCGTGGGGTTAACATATACGTCTGGTGATGATGGAGCTACATTTAATGTTCCTGACTTACGTGGTGAATTTATACGGTGTTGGGACAATGGTCGTGGTGTTGATAAGTACCCTACTTATACATACGGTGGCTCTACAACAGAGTCAAATAGACAATTTGATTCGAATGTTCAGAGTTATGCAACAAAAACAATAATTGGTTCTATGTATAAAATATCAGAAACATTTGCTAATTATGGTTCTGCTAATGGACCTATGTGGAGATCTGGTGGTTATTATGCTGGGAATACTCCAAATCACGTTGATAGTAGTGGTACCGGGTCTTTTGAATTTAATTCATCACGAGTATCAAATTCTAGTCTTGGAGAAACAAGACCAAGAAATATTGCTTTATTAGCGTGTATAAAATACTGAAAGCATTATTTTATTTTCTTTTTCACTATTAAATGAACATTAGTGAAATAGTTGTTAAAAACATAGATGTAATGATTGGAACAGTTGCTTATTTTGCTTGTTCTAGTCCTCCAATCGGTTGGCTTGAATGTAACGGTGCAGTATTAAATAGATCTGATTATATTGAATTATTTTCAGAAATAGGAACTACATATGGATACACAAATAGTGATAATTTTATTCTTCCTGACTTACGTGGTGAATTTATACGGTGTTGGGACAATGGTCGTGGTGTTGATAAATACCCTACTTATACATACGGTGGTTCTACAACAGAGTCAAATAGACAATTTGATTCGAATGTTCAGAGTTATGCAACAAAAACAATATCTGGTAGTGTCGCTTATGTATCAGAAACTTGGGCTTATAATGGATCTGCATATGGTGTGTTTAGAAAACCACAATACGGTGGATATGGACAAGGATTGACACCAAGTAGTACCGACGATAGTGCTGGTGGGGCAGTTTATTTTGATTCATCAAGAGTTATTAATAGTAGTCTGGGAGAAACAAGACCACGAAACGTAGTTTTAATAGCATGTATAAAGTATTAAAGCGATTATTTATTTTCTTATGGTATGTAAATGAAAGTAAGTGAAATAAAAACAAATCAAATAAATTTAATAGTTGGTACTGTTGCATATTTTGGTCGTTCTAGCGTACCAAAAGGTTGGTTAGAATGTAACGGTGCTTCTTTAATTAGAAATGATTTTATAGATTTGTTTAACATAATAGGTACTACATATGGTTCTGTTGATGCTAATAGTTTTAATTTACCTGACTTACGTGGTGAATTTATACGGTGTTGGGACAATGGTCGTGGTGTTGATAAATACCCTACTTATACATACGGTGGTTCTACAACAGAGTCAAATAGACAATTTAATTCGAATGTTCAGAGTTATGCAACAAAAACATTAACTGGTCAAATGTATAAAATTTCAGAAACTTGGGCATATGGAGGTGGTGGTGGTTCTGGTCCATTTTGGAAACCACATTACGGTGGATGGAATTCATGGAATACGCCAAATGGTAGTGATGGAAGTAATAGTGGTATATTATATTTCGATTCATCAAAAGTATCAAGTAGTAGTCTTGGTGAAACCCGTCCACGTAATATTGCTTTATTACTATGTATAAAGTATTAACAATTAAATGTTTAAAACAGGCCAATTTACTGATGTTTCATCAAGTACGTGATAATATAAATTTATTTCTTTTAATTGTGGGTTACTATTGGAAGGTAAGTCTCTTAGTTGTTGCATATAATCTTTTACAATTTCTGGAACTTCCGTGTTAGTAGAAACAGCTCGTATTACATACCAATCTACTTCTGCCAACATTCTGTCTCGCTTATTTCGTAGTAATTGTACTGGATCAGGTTTTACATAATTCTTTTTAAATTCTTCTTCTGCTTTTTCCTCTTCAGTTAATGGTTTTGGTGGTTTATCTATAATTAACCAGTTATTACCATCGTATTTTGCTACTTTTGAAGGATTAGTTATTACTGGTGGTTCTTTTAATGTAGACTGTGCGGGTATTAAGTAGTTGTTTGGTCGTCTTGGATTTTCATGTGCTACTGTAATACCAATAAAAATACCAGTTTCTCTGTCATATGAATATGCTTGCATCTTTTATAACTTTATAATTTATTTTTTAATATATTTGTATATTATAAAAATGGAAACATATAATTTATACATGGGGTTTAATAATTGTGCACCAGTTAATTTTAAAAATTTGAAACACCTAGACACCAAAAGACAGTATTCAATGTCTGTTGAAGACTATAATATTATATATAAACCATTAAATACTCGTGTTGGTAATGAACATATACCACGTTCTGGAAATATTTAATTTAAAAATTGATTGTTATTTTTTAAATTTTAAAATGATTAAAGTGTATCCAAAAAAATTTAAAAAAGTTAACAGAAATAATAATTATGTAGTTAACAGAGAAAATATATGCAATTTAAATTTGATAAATATTACCGAAAACATTATGGATGGACAAATCGGTCTTAATGGTTGTATTCATGAACTAACTTGGCAAGATCTTGATAACAATACAAAAGAAAGAAAGCTTATACAGTATTGCAATAAAGTTAAAATCACAGATTGTCTTGACAACGAAGAATATGAAAGTTTAAAAAATATTTTGTTGTTTCAAGAAAAAAAGTTTGATGTTTTATACGATTCAAATTTAAGAACTATTAATAATATTTTAAATATTAAAAAATCCGAAAAAAAATTTTATTTTGAAACAACAAAAAAAATTTTTAATTATTTAAAATAATTATTTTTATAATCGTATAAATTTGTTGTACCCATGGAACGATTACAAGTTTGGCATATCGGTAATAAGTTTTCAATGTGGTTTGATCCTCCCTTTGCTACTGCCACTATGTGTCCTGCTTCAAAACTATTTATGTGGATTAAATCTGTACATACTTTACAATTACCAACAGCTGCGTATTCACCAAAATGATTTTTCCACAGTTTTTTTCTTATTCCAGAAGGTATATTTGTTCGTTGTTGTTTTTTTTCTTCTTTCATATAAATTGTAAAATCTGGTACTAGTCCAATGTAACAATTAAATTTTTCGCATTTTTTCCAACGTTCTGGATTTTTTACTTTGTATTCGTTTGTACTTTTTAAATTTTTTATTTTTTCATTTGCATTATTTAATTGTAACTTTAATTGTTCGTAAGTAATATTCTTATTAGGTTCAATGGAACTTGTAAAACTTGTAAAACTTGTAAAACTTGTAAGAGAATTTAAAAAATTATTTTCATTTATGTTTGGTTTTTGTGGTTTAGAAGATCTACTAATCATTCCTTTTAAACCACCGTATTCTGTTAACTTTTCGTTCCATAATTTTTGAATTACTTCCATATTATTTTGCGGTTTTGGATGTTCGTTTTCTTCACCATGTATCCATTTTTTTACTTCATCATTTTGTTCCCATTGTGTATTGGAACGTTTAAATGATTCCATTACTTGTTCATCGCTATTACAATATTCGTATAATACAAGTACTTTAATAGCATTATTATGTTTTTTACATATTTCTTTGTATACCTCTATGCGATGTTGTCCATCTATAATATATTTCTTTTTATCTGTTGTAAGAGCTATGTGAGGTAAACTAGAAGAATATTTTATATTTTTAGTAGTATTTATACTGTTAATCATTTCTTCTTTTATTTCTTTTATGTGTTGTCTGTTTATAAAGCGTTGTCCTTTCCATAAACTATAATTATCTGTTGTTAGTTCTTTTATGGTCATTAGTGAATATTGAAAATTGCCATTTTCATACTGTATTATACCCGGTACGTTTGCAAAAGTTATATTCATTTTTATTATATTGTTTGTTTTTTAAAACAATATGGCATTTAAAATTATAGTATTAAATTAAAATGTACTTAATTGAATTTATTTATTCATTAACACGTATTTCTACGTTTGGATTATTTGTTTTTATGGTTACCAAAATTATTTGCAATAAAAAATTTGATAATTATTTTGATGAAAGCTTTAGTAGCGATGATGACGAAAGTGACTTTGTATTAATTGGAGAAAAACATAAAAAATGTATGACAGAGCTTTTGGAAAATACTAATACACAGCAATAGCATTATTTCTTATTTTTATTGTTTTGTCTGCAATATGGCTAATATCCCGTTGTGAAATTATTAATGTAACGTCATAGTCTTCTGCTATTAATGAAATAAGCTGTGGTAATTTTGAAGTAAAATTATTTTCGTCGATGCAGTCAAATGCCTCGTCAATAATAGCTAAAGACGATTTTGAATTACACGAAAATTTATTAATTGCTCGCTTTAATGCTATTCTAACAACGCATTTTTCGTAACCGGATAACCTCTGGAAAGACAAACATTTTTCTGTTTTTGTGTTATAGCATAAAATTTCTAAGTATTGTTTATCATAGTCAAATGCAAATTCAAGTCGGTAATTTATGAAGCTTGTGATAAGACTATTTATATAGTATTCGATCGACTTTATAATGTCGTAAAGAATTTTAGACGGTAGTCCTTTATTAGAAATAAGTTTATCATAATCTTCGAGTTTGGATAACTGTATTTGAATATCTTTTATGTCACTTATACATTGCTTAATTTTCGTACTAGTAGTTTCAATGGTTTTGATTCTTTCTTTGTTCAGTTGTATGTTACTTTTTAATAATGTTATTTTATTATTTGAATCACTACAATTTTTTTTAAGCGGTAATAATTCTTGTTGTAATTTTTCTTTTTCAATACTAAGATTAACAGACGATTCTTTTAATTCGATGTAAGTTAGTTGGTCATTTATTAATAAAAAGTTTTCTTTTTCTTTTTGTTCTTGCTTTTGGTTTTGTAATTTTTCGATTTCAATATTATTGTCTTCATAACGGGTTAAATAAGTCAGTGTTTGATTATAATTATGGATTTGTTGTGCTATCTTGGAATAGTTTGTGTATTTTTTATGGTTATCTATTTTATTTTTTAGTTGTTCAATTATTATTTCATTTTCTTTGTATTGTGCTTTGTAATTTTTCAAATTTACATAGTTCATATGCTCTATGAGTTCTTGATTGTATTCGTCAAGTTCATTTAGTTCCGATTCAATGGAATCAGGGCTTGTTGATTTTAAATCTTCTAAATGTTGCTGTATTTCGTGTGCTTGTTTTATTTTATTTATATTGTTTAATTTTTTCTCGTAAGTAATTAATTTTTGTTTATTTTCGTTATACTCGTTAATATCAAGTATTGTTTGAATATTATTTATGTTATTTAATATTTTTTCATTTTCTTGCTTTAACTTGCTAAGCTCGTCGTGTTTTTTGTTATTTTCAGCTGCATTTTGGTACTTGTCAACCAAAGATTCTTGAATAAATATATCTCTATGCAGTGTTTCAACCAATCCAATATCAATAGTATTGTCACAGCATGATTTTAAAATTGTTTCAATGTTTTCAATATTTTTTTTGTCAAGACGCTTAAAAATGTTATCGTGATCACTGTTAATATACGACGAAGACACTTTTTTATATGGAAGAGTGTCTATGACGTCAAGTAGTTCAATGATTTGTTCTTTGTCGCAATATATACTGTCATAGTAACTTTCAAGTCGATTTCTACAGTCATCAATAATTGCATTGGCATTAAATAGTAGTTCTTGGTTTTCTTCGTCAATTAATATTTTTGGTGGAATGATTATGGAGTTCGGGTCTATTAATTTACGTTCAAGAGAAGATTTTAACCGCATTAATACATCGTTTGGTTTATCGCAATAAAATTCATCGATTGTTTCATTTGTTGTTTTTCTTTTTAATAGTTCTATTTCAACGCGTAAATTTTGGATTGTTTGATTTATTTGCTCTTCGGTTTCATTTGTTTCGACAATGGATTGGCGAATATAATATAATTCTGTTTCAAGCTGTTTTCTCGACTTTGTATTTGAAGATCTTTTTAATAATTCATTGCGTTGTTGTTTTACATTTTCAATTTCTTCGATTATTTCTTGTAATGATAAATCGTTTTCAATACAACTTTTGTTTTCAAGTTCATTAATTTTGTTGCTGCAATTTTGTTGGTTATTTTTAAAGTTATAATAATTTTCTTTTTCTTCTTCTTTTAGTTCTTCGTGAATTTCTATGTAACCAATATTTTCTTTTTCACTTTCAAGGTCCTCTATTTCTTGCATTATTTCTTCTTTTGTTCCTTTATGGAGTATATTACGAGTGTATTCTTTATTTAGCTTATTGAGACCTTTTATTTCAGAGTCATACCATGCTACACTGTTGCTTTGTTCATTGATTAATTGTTTATTATAATAAGCATGGTTCTTAATTTTTTGTATAAGTTCTTTTTGAGAATAATTTGATTTGTGATGCTTTGTATTATCGAGCTTTAAATTTGCAATTTCTAGTTTTGACAACGTAGACTGAAAAAGTTCTTCTTTTTGTGTTAGTGTTTCTTGTAATTGTTGTAGTCCTTTTTCTTCTTCTTTTAGTTCCTTTTTTTCGTTTGTTATAGTATTTTGAAGCACGTCCTTATCCATTTCTTGGTATGTTGCTTCCATGCCTTTTATTTCATTCATAAGAGCATCTTGTGTCTTTTTCATTGATTTTATTCTGGAATTATTCATAGACTTATATTCGTCGTAGTAATCTAGGTGAAAAATTTTCTTTAATATTCTTAGTCGCTCTGTTTGTGCAGTTGAGCTGGCAATATCTTTTGATGCTTCTTTGTCCATTAAATTGGAATGCAAGAAATATTCAATATCGCCAAACATTTTCAAAATAACTGCATCAGTTGCGTTACCAGTTTCAGAAATCTTTTTTGGATCGGGATTATCAAAATTGTTTCCATATTCGTAAAGCTCAACATGGAACGTATATGATTGTAATTTTGTGTTAATAAATTTTTCTGTTCTGTACCGCTTGTTAGACGTGTTGTTGTATCGTTTTATTAAATAATGAACATTGTTAAACATAAAGTAAATATTTACAAAGCCGTTGTTTTCAAGATTATTTATTATATCGTATGTATGACCACGACCAAATGGTACCAACGGTGTTTTGCCGTATATACCGAATATCAATGCATTGACAATGGATGTTTTGCCGTTTCCATTTGGTGCTTGTATGCTGTATACGTTGTCTGAAAAATTTATAGTATGTACCTTGGAATTATTGTATCCAAATAAATTTTTGAATTCCATTTTTATTGGTTTCCATACACACGACGAATATTCATTATTGTCTTTTATTAGTGCTTCTTGTTTGTATACATTATGTAATGAAAGCATTGTGTCAATGTCCAGTTTGAGAATATCACATTCCTTTGTTAGCATATCTGATTCGTTTGAAATCGAATTATTTTGGGTTTCGTGTTTAAGGCTATCTCTTGGTTGTGTTTTAATGGTTACAATACATGATTCTGTTTTTGTTTCAATTTGTTTAATAATTTCTTTTATTTCGTAATCGCTGGTATTTGATGCAATAAAGCGGCAATATACGTGCTTTGGTAATTCGATTTGTTTATTGACCCATATACCATCATTGCATACTATGTCAACAAATCCGTGGTCGTTTTCAATATCAAATTGTGATGCAGTTTTTGATTTTATGTCCCATAATAGTCCACCGTGATGGTTTAATGGTTCGCCGTAATTTTGTTGAATAAGACTGCCTGAATAACCAATATGCGGTTTAATCATTTGGCGTTTGTGGATATCTCCCAGCATAACTATGTCATAATTAATAAAATCTTCACTGGTTAAACAAGCGCGTTCGTTTTCTATGGTGTCTGCTAACATACCATGATACATTCCAATAACAGTATTAAGTTTGTCTTTATTTTCAATTTTAGTTATTTCTTTGTCATACAATGACGATACTGCAAAAACGTAATCATTTACTTTGTAACATCCACTTAAAGAAAAATAAAATAAATTTGGAATATCATTTACAATGGGTGTCAATGCATCAAGTCGTCGTGTGTTTGTTTCAAGCATATCGTGATTTCCTGCAATAACAAATACTGGTGCTTGTTGCGATAAATCTTTCATAAACATTTTACATAAGTTAAATGTTTCGGGTTTGAATACTGTTTTATTATCAAAAATATCTCCTGTTATTGCAATAGCAATTTTGTGCTTATTTTTAAAACTTTTTATTTTATTTGTCAAGCTTTGAAATACTTTTAAGTATTCGTCGTGTCTTTCTAATGGCTTAATATGAATATCAGAAATATGCACAATATGCGTAAACTCACTGCATGATATATTTTTTTTACTTGCTTTTGCGTGCTTCATATTGATTAGTCTAAGAATTTATAATTTTATTTTCTGACTGCATTTAAAATATTTGCGTTAATTATAATGGACGCATTTGCAGGTGAATATTGTTTTAGTATTCCTGGCTTATATACCATAATTGGTATTGTCGGAATAATATTTGTTATGCTTATGACCCAATTTATTCAAGAGCGTGACATGTACAAATCAAAGTACTATGATTTATTAAACGGTAATAGCTCGTATAAAATGAATAAAAAGGATAAAATGGATAAAAGCGATGAAATGGATAAAATGGATAAAAAGGATAATGGTCCTTTTAGAGAAAATATATACTTGGATAACAGAATCAATATTCCTACACAAGGTGAATACACTTCTTGGCATCAAGTAGGTGTATTGCGTCAAAAAGTTGTAACTGATCCAGAACAAATGATGCCTCTTATGGGACGTAAACTGAATAGAAATAATTGGGATTATTATACTACAAATCATTTAAATACTTCTCTTAAAATACCTATTGAACAAAGTAAAGAATTTTATGATGGTGATGAAATTAGTATACCTGGTTACAATGGAACGTTTGTAATAGAAATTTATGATTATAATAAACCTAGGTATATACCATACTTTTAATCTATTTCGTCTTCGTCTTCTTCGTCTACTAAGGTAAACCCAGTCCAACGATTTTGTTCGTATTTTTGACCAAGTTTTTGTTCCATTTTACCCTTGAAATATGTCCTTGTTGGAGGACGCATTGATTGTGTACTATTATTCTTAAACCAATCTTTAAAAACTCGATATGTTTCATTGAGTCCAATGTGACAATTTTCTTTTTTGGCAATGTTATCAGTTATGAAGTCATTGTATAAGTCACTAACTCGCTGATATTCACGTGTTACTTCAAGCACTTCCTGAGGCTCTTTTAGCCCTACTTTTTTGTATTTTTTATATAGTTGCAATAGCAAATATACAAATGCTTCTTTCCATTTATGGATTTTTTCTGAAAGCATATGGTCAATAGGGTATTCGTTTTCGAGTTTTGGATTGTCTGTAAATTTTGAAATAAACTGCACAACTCTTATACGTCTCCATGTACCATTGTCGTCTGCATTAATTTTAGGAAGCTCGTTACATAATAGTATCATTTTGAATTGTGGCTTAAACTGAATAGGATCCTTGAACAAACCACGAGCGTAAATTTTATCTCCACCGCTTAGTTCTTTCATACGTCCAACATTTACCATATCGTCTTGTTCTGTTTCTTGAATACTGGCAAGACGCTTTCCCTTGGTTTGTTCTATATCAGGTGATGCATTACTGCTATTACCTTGTTTTCGTGTAAGCACAGTATTTGATAATTTGCATGCATAGTCTCCCAATGCGAACTCGATAAGTTCTAGCATTTTGCTCTTCCCGTTAGAACCTATGCCCGTCCAAATATGAAACTTTTCATCTCGAGTTGTACCTCCTAAAAAGCTGGAAAGAAGAAGGAGTATATATTCTCTTACTGATTTTTGAGGAAATACTTGTTCAAAGAATTCGTAAATTTCTCTTATTTCTTCTTCTATTTCTGGTCCTTCAATTGGACCAAAATCTATGTAGTCATAACCAGTACTAAATGTAATATAGTCTTCTGATCTTCCATCGCGAAATTCGTCAGCTTGTAAGTCATAAACACCATTGTCGAATCCAATAAGATATGGATTCGCATCCATGCTTTCTAAAAATTGCTTTGCATTTTCACCAAACATGGTACCACACTCTTTGATAACTTTTTCTTTAAAAGAAATGTCGCGTAGTTTAAACGTAACGGCAACAAGATTTTCAACCATATCGAGCGTTTCATCGCTTTCTTGAGTTTCTTTTCTTTTTGTAATAGGTACAAATGTAGTTTCACTTATATCAGAAGAAGCTGTACTAGGCGCTGGTGACACACATAATGGTATATTATTGGATTGTCGATTATTCATTAGTTCCATTTGTGTTTTTTGGGCTTTTAGTGTAGCATCACGATTCATTTCATAAATAGTTTTTAAATATTGCTTGACAACGTCTTCACTTATAAGTTTAATAAGTGTATGTGCTTTTTCTATTATAACCCAGTGATGTTTTGCTGGTTGAAATTCGTACCATTTATTTTCTTTGTAACTTATACATTTAAAATTGTATTTGTACATTTCATACACAACACGTGCAACATCATATGTAGTACACGAAGCACTCTTTCTTATTAGTGATTTTAAGTTTGAACGGCGTATTTCTTCGTATTCTTTTGGATTGTCTTCTTTTGCCCATCTATGCAATGATCCAACACCAAGACCACTTTCTTGTCTTTTCATTTCGTTCCACATGTACATGCAACGCTCCGGACTTCTGCCATGTTCAATACTTTTTATTTTGTGTTTTTGTGATTTAGAACTAAATTTTATCCAGTCGTCCAAAAGATTATCTTTGTTAATATTATGCAAACACCAACCTGTTCTGATCCATTTGTCATGATCATCTGCGCGTTCTTGTGATAAAATGTTTATTAACATTCTTACTTCAGTTAGATCAGCAATTTGATTTATTTTTTTTCTTAATGGAACAAGTTTGTTTGTTAACTCGGTTTTTCTTTTTGGTGACGACGTATTTACAATAAATGTTTCAAGTGCATTTTTATATTTTTCATTTACCTCTGTGCTTTCTTCTTTTGTTTTTTCAGAAAAATCAAAATAGTCGAGTAAGTTTCGAGTATTTATTATTTTATGATCCTTGACTTTTGACATTACATAGGTAAGTTCATAAGGATCTCTGTTTATTTTTCTTGCACCGTATATCATCCAGTTACTGTTTTCAATCACTGCTTTGTCGACAATATCTTCAACTGTATTTGTGCTTTTAAATGAATTAGTAAATAGGTCATCGCAATTTGACAATACATAGTCACGCAATAAATATTGTGATTTTGTATGTGTTATGACCTGTGGGTACATAATGTGAGTACCATCTTTTACAAGTTGTTTGTCTTCATCTGGTATTACTCCGCTTTTGCGTTCGAATATATAGGCATTAATGTATTTATCATCAATATTATATATTTCTTTTATCCCATTGTTAAACAAGTTTATTAATTTTTCTATTTCATTTTGAGTATATTGTCGAGTTTCTGTGGTAATAGGGTATCTAAAATCCAAGTCAATGTGAAGACAGCTGTATGTAGAAATTTTTTGTGTTAACGATAATGTTTTTGGGAAATAATTATGCTCAATGCATTGTGTTAATATTTCTTTCAATTGATCATTGTGTTCTTTGTTTGAGAAATTGTATTTACCTCCTCCAATAATTTTTCCAGTACTGTCTTTGCTTGGTATGCTTGTATGTGTATATGTTTTGTTTTCGCCTTTTTTAGAATATACTCGTGTATCATTAAACAATTTTGTTAATTTAGCGTGTATATCAAAGGTGTCGAGTTTATTTTTTTGTTTTTCAAATATTGGACATTGAACATGTAATAACTCTTCAACCATAGAAACTATTAAGTAGTAATTTATTTTAATCAGTTTTTTAAAATGAAAAAAAAATGAATTTTTTAGCTACTAATATGCTGCATATAAATTTTATTTTAAATTTAACAAGTAATTATACTGCATAAACAATAAAATATAATTACGGTTAAAAAATGATTTCAAAAACTTAAATATAATATATCAAACATGGCAAAGAAAGAAGAAAATACTATTGATGCTGCTGCAGAACTATACGTCGAAAAGGTAAAATCTTATATTCTTGGTGCATACATTGTAGAAAAAGAATTTATTGATAACGTAGAAGGTGCTATGAAAGCTATTTTTGAAGGTTTCAATATAACATTGCGCGATGCCAGTGAAGAAACGAAGTTTCCTGTCAAGTTGAAAGAACGAACAAAGAAATCAAAACCCGCTGAAAAGAAAGAAGAAGTTTTTAATGAAGAAGAACAGGAACAATCTTCACAAGATTTACAAGCTTCAGAACAGGAGCAGGAACAAGCTTCACAAGATTTACAAGCTTCAGAACAAATGCCGGAACAAGATTCACAAGCTTCAGAACAAGAAGAACCGAAAAAACGTGGTCGTAAAAAGAAAGCAGATGAAGAAAAAAAGAAAAAGGCTACACCATTTAGCGTTTTTTCTCGAGAATACAGCAAGTCTGGTGATAAATCTATTCCGGGTGGCGCAAAGGGTGCATGGCAACTTGTAAAAGTAAACCCTAATGAGTTAGCCAAATATACCGAAATGGCAAATAAAGAAAATTCAGAATAAAACTTTTTATACAATATTTAAGTTTGTATAAATTTTAAATTACTTTAGTTATTCCAAGCAGTTTTTCTTGGGCTTTTTGATCTTTTTGATAATGCAGGTTTCGATAGGTCTTGTGGTGCAATACCCCCTATATAAGCTATAATTATTGATTCAAATAATGTCTGATTTTTAAGAATTTTAAATGCGTGCATAGGTTCATTTTGTTTAGCATACTCATATAAATAATATGTTTTGTTCTTAGTATAACCCGTTTGATTGAAATAGTGAGATTTTATATTTTTATTATTGGTTTTAACTATTATTTCAACTTTATTTTTTGCAGGAATATTATCTAATTCATTTGAAGTAGTGTTAATAATAATTATTTTTAAAACACCATCTTCTCTGTTATTCATTTTTCTTAATTCAATTGTTCCTTGCTTTTTAGTTTCATCATTGGTAGTATTTGGGAACACTATATCAAATTTAGAAACAGATGATGTATTAATATCTATATTATTATTTTCTAATTCACTCTTTAATCGATCATTTAATTGCTTATTATCTTTTAATTCGCTTTCCATTATAGAAAGATTAGTCGTTAATTCACCTTTACTTATTGCTAATTCACTATTAAAATCTTTTTGATCCTTTAAAGTATTAGTTAAATCTTTAATTGTATCATCAAGATTTTTTATTTTTTCTTCTAATTCATTTTTTTCTTCATTTAATTTTTGATTTTCTTTTTCTGACATTTGTTTGTAATTTTCCATATCATTTGTTATATTAGTAATTTGCAATTGTTGATTTTTTATTTTTTCTTCTAATTCAATTTTTTCTTCCATTAAGCTTTCAATACTTTTTATTTTGGTTTTAAGTTCTTGTTTACTTAAATTAAAATCTGATTCTAACAAATTTTTAATTTCATTTATTTCATTTTTTTCATTGATTAGAGTTATTATTTGTTGTTCTAATTCTCCTTTTTCTTGTTGTAATTGTTCATTTTCCTTATTTCTTTGTTCTAATAAATTTCTTAATTGATCAGCACTATTACTTTGTTCACTTTGCAAATTAGTTATTTTAATTTCAAGATCTTTTATTATTTGTAATTGTGTTTCTTCTTTTTGTTTAGCAACTTCAATTTGTTGTTCCATATTTGTTATTTTCTCATTCCATTTTTGTTCATTAACTTCTTTTTCGTTTTCTAAAACTGCTATACGATCATTTAATTCTGCTATTGTATTATTTAAATTTGTTTCAGATGCTAATATTTTTTGTTTTTCTAATGTTAATTCTTCTTTTAAACTAGTTAATTCTGATTCTCCAGTGATAATTTGTTGTTCGAGGTCATTAATTTTTTTGTCTTTATTTTCATTTTCTATTTTTAAAGTATCGTATTCACTTTGTAACTTACTTAAATTACTTTCTAATTGTTTTTTTTCTTCTTTTTCTTTTACATACAATGGTTTTAGTTCATCAAGTTCTGATTGTACTTTTTCAAGTTTATTTTCAATTTCTAATTTATTTTTTAATTCTTCTTCTTTTTCTATTAATTTGTTTTTTAATTGTTCTATTGTACTTATGAAACCACTAATATCTTCACGTTTAACATATTCTCCTGATCTATATTGCGCAAGTTCATTAACAGTCATATTAAATAATGATTCATACTCTTTTAAATCTTCATTTTGTTTTTGTAAATCTTTTATTTTAGTCTCAAGATCATTAACTAATTCGTCTTTTTCTTTTACTAAATTACTTTTTTCTGTTTCAAAAATATTTTTTAACTCTTCTTTTTCACTTTGTAATTTACTTTGTAATTCTTCTTTTTCACTTTGTAATTTACTTTGTAATTGTTCTTCTTTTTTAACTTTTTCACTTTGTAATTCTTCTTTTTTACCTTTTTCACTTTGTAATTCTTTTATTTGATTTTCTAATTTTGAAATTATTGTTATTTTATCATTTAAAGTAGTATTAATAGTCTCATTTTTAGTTTTTAATTTTGATAATTGTTCTTCTAAACTGGAAATCTCAGTTATTTTATTTTGTAATTCTTGTGTATCTGATTTATTTTGATTAATTGTCTCTTCTAATTTTTGTTTTTCTCTATTTAATTTTTCTTTTTCACTATTTAATTGTGAAATTTTTTCCTGATATGCGTTTATTTGTCCTTCATTTAAATTATTGTTATTATTTTTTTTTAATTCATTTGTATATAAATTATTTAATTCTTCTTTTTCACTTTCTAAATTATTTATTTTACTTTGTAATTCTTCTTTTTCACTTTCTAATTTAGTACTTACACTAACCATTGTGTCTGCAATTTTATTAACATCTATACTATGTTGATTTTTTAACTTTTTTATTGTATTTTCTCTTCTCTTAACACGATCTTTTAAAAGTTGTACACCCGTATCAACTTTATACTCTATTGCATTTTGTAACTGTTCTATTTTACTTTGTAATTCTTTTTCTTTTTCCTTAAAACTTTCTACGTATTCTTTAATTTCGTTTAACTTAGCTAATGGTTGAAATTGTTCACTACCTGCTGTTTGATCTTCAACAAGTTTAATATCTTTAATAACATTATTAATATCTTCTTGATATTTTGTTAACTTTTCTATTTCACTAGTTAAATCTTTTACTATTTTAAGTTCATTGATAGCATTTTGAACAGCCTCGTATTTGCCTTTGTTGTTTTCATTTTTTAAAGTAAAAATTGTTTCTAATAATTCTTTAAATTGATCTTCATTTATTTTTTCTATGTATTTTTGTGGTGTTAATTGTGAAATATTAGCATCTTTATTATCAGAATTAGTAAATATGTTTTTAATTAATTTAGCCAATTCATCTTGATTTATTTTTTTTAATTCTTCTTCTTTTCCTTTTTCTTTTTGATTATTTAAATAAATAATTAAATTATTTATAGTATCAGAGTTAAATGAATTTGTGGTTTTTTCTAATTCACTCAATAAATAATTGTTATATAAATTATGTGCATATTCTGGTGTATAAGTATATGCTACTATTTTTAATTCAAGTTTTTTAATATCATTTTCTGCATTTTTTATTTCGTCAACAAGTTTTCCCAACTCATTGGCATCAGCTTTCTTACTTTTCTTACTAGCTAAATTATTTCTTAACTTTTCTAAATTTCTTTTTTTAGCTTCTAAAGCATAATTTATCTCTTCTATATCTGTTGTTACTAATGTATATTTATCAAAAATAATAGTTTGCGAATCAGAGTTTGTTGGGTTATATTCACCTTTTTCAAAAATACCGTTATTCCATTGTGCAATACCTGTTATATTTTTATTTAATTTTTGATTTTCTTCTTTTAATTTTTGATTTTCTTTCTTGGCTATTCCATAATTTTTAAAAATTTCTTGTCGTTTATCTGATACTTTTTTTTTAGATTTTTTTGCTTGTTCATTTAATTTTCTTAGTTCATTGGACAACTTGTATCTTTCAGTAATATTTGTTTCAGTTGCAAGTTGATTATGTAAAATTTGTTGGTTTTCAGCTATTTTATTATATTCTTTAATAAGTGGATTTAATTCATCAAGATCATTTATTTCTAAGTTATTAGTTAATTGATTTTTTAACAACCAATTCTTTTGAGCTGCCTCTATTATTAACTCGTTTGTTAAACTTCCTTCTTCTGATAAATATTGATATAATTGGTCTTTATTAAGACTTTGAACAGTAGGAGCAGGGTCGGGGGCGGGAGCGACACCAGGAGCAGCAACAGGGGTGGGAGCAGGAGCAGAAGTAACAGGGGCAGCAGGGGTAGCAACAGCAGGAGCAGCGGCACCAGGGGCAGGGGCGGTAGCTTTGTAATTTATATAACTTTGAGTTATTTCTTGAAGATTTTCATAAGAATTATTTGTAGCATTAAGCCATTTAATTGTTTTTTCATTTAAATCAATAGTTAGTTTATAATTATCTATAATTTTATCCTTTGATTTATAATTTGTTATTAAATTGTTAAGTCTTGCAATTTCATTATTTAATTGTCCTATATCAGATTGATTATCTGCTATTTTTTTATTTAAATTTTCATTTATTTTATTAATTTGACTATTATCAGTATTAAAATTATTTTTATAATTTATAAATTCATCCACTAGCCCCCTAAAATCATTTTTTAATTTTTCTATTTTCGCTTGTTGTTCATTAATTCTATTTATAAAACCATTTTTTTCTTGATCAATTTTATTTTTATTATTATTAAATCCATCTAAGTATTTATCAAGTTCGCTTTTGTACTTACTTCTTACATTATTTAATTCATCTTTTAAATTACGATTTTCATTTTGTAATTTATTAACTTCATTGTTAACTTCCGTAAGTTTTTGATTTTCAAATTGTAAACTTGCATAATCAGCTTTAACTTTATTAATTTGGTTTTCCAAACTAGTTTTTACCTTTTTCCAATCCTCTATTTCGTTATTTTTTTCATTTTTAATTTTTTCAATTTGTTCTTGAGCTTCTCTTTTTGTTTCGTTATTATTATTTTGTTTTAATATACTTATTTCACTTTCTTTTTCTTTAATTTTATTTTTTGCATTTTCTAATTGATCTTGCAATTGTTGAATATCGTAGTTTGAACTTACATTATTTTCAATTTCATTTATTTTACTTTGTAATTCGGCAATTATTTTGTCTTTTTCTAAAATATTTTTTTCATTATTTAAATTTTCAGTTCTACTTATTGCAGAATTAGGATCATTATTTAACTGAAAATTTAAATTATTTATTTGTTGTTCATATTCTTCAATTTTTGTATATAATTCTTTCTTTTTTTCAATTTCTTCTTTTCTTTTTTCTTTTAATTTTTCAATATAAGATTTATCTTTTTCACTTACTTTTTCAAGTTCTTTAAGTTGACTATTTAGTTCATCGATTATATTTTGTTTTTGATTAGACAATTCAACAGACTTGTTGTATTTATTTTTATAACTTTCAAGTTCTTTTTGAATATTAATAAGTTTAGTTTCATACTTTTCATTTTCTTTATCAACGCGACTTCCAACTTGAACAGATTGATTTTCAAGTCGTGTTAATTTGCTAAGTTGTGCATCATATTTTTTTTCTAAGTCATTAATTTTCTTTGTAAGATCAACAATTTTATTTTTTTCATTTTCTAATTGTTCATTTTTTTGTTTAATTTGTTGTTTACCGGTTGTTAAGACTTCATTTAATTGTTTAGCAAGTTCATTATATTTTTGTTCACTTATAGAGCCTTCATTTTTGTATTTTTCAATTGTTTGTTTTTGATCATTTATTTCTTCTTTTTGTTTTTCAAGATTTTTAATAGCTTGTTCGGTACTATTTTCAAGTTCATACGTTTTTCGTTGGCTTTCATTTAATTTTTCCAAATAAGCTATTTTAGCATTTTCAAGAATAGCTGCATAATCCTTAACAGCATTGTTTGCTGCAAATGATACGTCATTATCGTATTTCATTTTTAATAACTTTTCTTTTTGTTGATTTTCATTAATAGCTGTTTTTAAAACATCAAGAATGTCTTTATGGTTAGCCATTTCCTTTTTCATATCTGAAATTTGGTTATCATAATTTTTAGTTTTTTGTGCAGATGCTATTTTTTGCTTAGTGTTTTTAATTTTATCTTTGTACTCACTAATCTGTTCTTTTAATTGGTTAACAGTTTCTTTAGTATTTGGTTGTTTTTTAACTGTTGCCATATTTTTTATGAATCTATTCAATATCCAATTGTGAGCCTTTGTACTGTTATCGTCAATACCTTCCATGTCATAAACATTTGGTTGATTTCTAAACTTCCATGAATCAGCGCTATTAGGCTTTAAAACATTTTTTGCCTTTCTATTAACATCGCGCATCATACTGTTTACATTATTATTGTAATGCGTTGCAATGATTTCCATTGCTTGTCTTTTTCCAACTGGTTTATTATTATTTTGCATAACCATCTTTATACATTATGCAATCAAAAAAATTAATAGAAATATGTTCTAACTCTTCCAAGCATCGAATGTTTGCCCTTACCTATTCTATAATGAACATGACGTTTTATATACTTACCGGAAGGAACAATGTAACCAGTGCTTTTTCTTATTTTTAATATTGCTTCGCCTTTTTCGTTTGTTGTTGTAATTCCAGCATTAGAATAATCAGCGTATGCTTCAAAAACATCCGTTGTTTTATCCGATGATGCCCAGTATACTATTTTTGCATTAGGTATCGAAGTACTTATTTGCAGTTCTTCTGTTGCATCTTCTGGCTCTTGGTCTTGTAAAATATTATGAGGAAATACTGTTTGTCCTAAAAATGGTAGCCAATTGTCTCGTTTTATAGCAAATAAAAATGCACTTATTCCTGCTAAAATATAAACTGGCTTTTTCAAAGGCATAAAGTAATCCATTATACTAACATTGAATACGCTAAGTGCGAGTTCCAATGCAGCAAAAATTATAAATCCTGCTAAGTAAAAATGAATATTATATTCAAGTAATTCAAGCATTATATATTATAAGTTAATATTTAAAGGTTTTAAGGTTCTTGTTCAGTATCACTATCTACTTGTTCGCCTAAATAAATAAGAGCATTTCGCGATGCAAGTTGTTGTGCATGTGTCTTTTTATTGCTAATACCGTATCCAATAATAGTATTTCCATCGTAACCATATACACCTTCTTTAAATCTTTTTCCAGAAGCACCGTTTATGTCAACAATAGATGTATAACGCGGTACTTGCCCATCAAAATTAGTTTGATAGTATCTCATTAACTGATGTTTATAATTACCATCGTGACTTATAATGCGAGTAAGGTTTACGTGTTGTTCAACCACATTGATAACGAATAATTGACACGCTGCAAATCCAGGTGAACAATTTTTTATATCTATTGTTTCTTGTATTTTTGGTTCTAGTGTGCTGTAAAGCGCACCAATAAACGATTCAAAACAGTCTTCCATAATCGTTTGTGCACAACGCCCGTATTTCTTTTCAATTTCGTCAGAAATTAATATGTACTCGTTAAAATTCATTTTTTGCGCTATTTTAGACAGTGTTTTACCACATACAAGGCGTCCTTTCATTGTTGTCATCCACCCTTCACGCATTGTAGGATATCGTGTTGTTAAATAAAAAGTTATTACGGATCCAAGCATAGAATCACCAATAAATTCAAGACGTTCATTGCTCTTGTTTCTGAAAGGTACAACATTTGGTTTGTTATAATAAGGATCTTGACTGGAATCTAAATGTTCAGAATCTTCCAGTGCATATGAATTATGGACAAATGCTTGCTTAAATAGTGAAAAATCTTTTATTTGTTTTGTATTTATACCGTATATTTCGAGTATATTTTTTACTTCTTTGTCACTTATAAGTTTGTTGCATGGATTCAAACTATGTATTGTTTTCTTTTCCATTTTACTATTTTGAAAAGAGAAATCATTTTTAAAAATATATTATTTAAAATAAACATGAAGTTTGATGACAATATTTATAATGCGTTAAATAGTTATAAACCAAAAACTATTAAAACGTTTGAACAAAATATTACACGTATTATAAAATTGTTTCATACAAGCGGACCAATTGTATTAACAAAAGAAGATTGCATTTTTTATTTGTTAAACAATGAAAACACAAAAGAAACAATTATTGCAAATATACAAAATAAAAATTCGCTTGCTGTTTGTACTTATGCGTGCTATGTAATTTTAAATAAGTTAAATCTTGATCATAGCGTATACTTTGAATTATATAAAACATATTCTGCAGAAAGTATGGATGAGCGTACTTATGCAGATGCGTCAAACAAGGAAAAAAATAATTTTTTAACAATGGATGACGTACGTCAGCGTCAATTTGAACTCGAAAAAAAAGTAATGAACATGTACGAAGACACCGCTAATAGTTACACATTTTTGAATTTATACCAGCAATATTTACTGTGTTCATTGTATGCTTTTTATCCAGCATTGCGAGGGCAAGACTATTATGAAACACAACTAATACAAAGCGATGAAAATGTAACAACTGAAAGCAATACTTATAATTTAGCTACTGGAACACTTATTATAAAGCATCACAAAACCGAAAGAAAAATAGGAGACAAAGTACTCCAATTACCGGATATCTTACAATCTATTATTTTAAAATGGAGTCAAATAAATCCTACAAATTTCCTTATTATAAACACCAAAACGAAAACCAAAATAACTCAGCAAGCATTTACTAATCTTTTAAACCGTATTTTTGAACCAAAAAAAGTAAGCTCGAGCATGCTTCGAAAAATATATGTATCCGATTTTTTGATGCATAACCCTAGTGCAGAAGAGCGAAAGCGCATAGCCAAAATAATGGGTCATGGTATTGCTTCGCAAGAATTCGTTTACAGTAGATTCAAAGATCTGTACGTAAATAATGAAGAAATGTAATATATAATAAGTTAAATGCATAAACTTTTATTTGTTCAATACGAAAGCTGCAAGCATCATATTAAAATTTTTGTAGATACCATGGTTAATAACTATGGATTTACTCTTGTAAATATTTCTAGTGGGTTTAAATATAATACTAGTATTACCCAGTTATTGAATGACCTTTCTATTACACTTTATGACGTAAAATGTTTCTTTGTCATAGATAGTTATAACGACATATTAGTACACCATATATTCAATGACTTTTATGATTATTCTAATATAAACAGGTATATATACACGGATAGTTTTCATATTGAACAAGACACAAAAAGCATAAATTATTACAATAATTTCATAAAAATTTTTACGCCACATTTAAAACAGTTTCTTCAAAAATATGACGTTAACAGCTCATTGGTTTATTGGGTACCACATGCTTCTTCTTCTTCTTCTTTTAAACATGAAAAAGTAGAAAAAAAGTTATTGGTTTGCGGTAAAAATTTATCTACACACCCATTTAGACGTAAAATGATAAAAGAATCTATAAATGAGCTAATAGAATACAAAGAATGTGTAACGCAAAATGAATTAAAAAATTATACTGCTTGTTTTGCAGATTGTTCGTCAATGCACTTTATAGGTCCGTTGTATTTTGAAATACTTATGAGTGGGTCATTGCTTGTTGGTGAAGACAACTGTTATGAAGACTTAATAAAACTTGGAATGATTGAAGGTATACACTACATACGGTGTACTGAAAGCGACATAATGCAAAAATTGGACTGGATATTTGACCCTATAAATGAACCCAAAATTAATATTATTAAAAAGAATGCAGTTAATTTAGCAACAAAGCTACATACAATTGAGCGTCGTATTGACCACATAATGCGGATTATAAACAATTATTCAATAAAAGAATTATTTCTTTTAAGTGATTACAACTCGTTAAATAAGTATCACATATTTGGGATTGAAAAAAGTGGTACACATGCTATTACAACATGGGTTCATAGAATGCAATCAAATTCTATTTTAATTGACGATGCAACTAAGGAATTTTGCACTCCGGATTCATTAATACCAAAAATAAGCGAAGAAACAAACAAAGTAAAATGCTATGAAAAAGTTGTAACAAATTTTTCGTCAAAACAACCATTGTTATTTTTACATAAAAATAGTCCAATGGTTGAAGTAAATACTATTATAACAGATTGCAAAGTTTTGATATCTAAATTAATAATAATAATTCGAAACCCATATAACAATTTAGCAAGTATATTAAAAAATTATTTAAAAGAAGACGAAATAGCAAGCATTATAAAAAAATTTATTGATTTATGGAAGCAATACTTTTATGTTTGTATGCAATATCCTGAATGTGTTGTTGTATACGACGAATGGGTAAACAGCAGGGGTTATCGAGTTGCTGTTGCAAATAATCTTTGTTTGTCAAACAAGGAAAAAAATATATTTCAAATTACAGAGCGTGGTAAGAGTTCTTTTGATACAAATTCAAAAAATATTGAAATTAACTCAGTATTACGTCGTTATGAAAATTACAGAAGCAATGAATTGTATAATGAACTAGTAATGAATGACAAAGAACTAAAAGTAATGTGGAACAGCATAACTACTGTGTTTTGCAGTTCTTTAAAAAATTACAAATATAGCATAATGACTAATACGCCCGCACTTATTATTTAGACATGAAATTCATATTTTGTGCTTTATAGTTTTCGTCTTGATTTGGTTGTTCCATTAGCGATTGCTCTGTTGGTAGTATTTCTAGTTGTTCTTTAATTATTTGTTTTGTTTGGGCATCTTGTAGTACTTGCATTCCGATATTGGTTGCTTTTTTATTATCGACTATTTCAAATTGTTGGTCAATAATACTTTTTTGTTCTTCAAATAACATGGCTAAGTTTTCTGTTTTAAAATTTTCAGTATTAGTACTATGAGTCAAATAAGCTATTGCTAACAAAATTCCAATAATAGGGTCATATGAAGTCAGTAATATTATGAAAATTATCCATATAAGACGATAAATAGTGTTATTAAACAACGTTTTCATAATGTTTTCAGACGGTGCTATAAAAATAGCGTAAACTGCTGCAGCTATTGTCAATAATAAAACATTATTTTTAAAAAATGGTGCAAGATATTGAGTTTCAAAATTAACAAGTTCGCTTATAATAGTTTCCATGTTTATACACTTGGCTTATAAATTTATTCTTAAAAGTGTTTCATCTAATAATATAAGATGAAATTTTATTTGATTGCTGCTTGTGACAAAGAAAATGGTATTGGAAAAGACAACACCATACCATGGCATTCTAAACAGGATTTATCTTATTTTTATAACAAAACATCTACTCGAAATTCAAACAAAAACGCACTTGTAATGGGTATTAAAACATTTAATGACATTATTGATAGTGTTGGTGAAAAAATTATTCAAGGCGACAATGGCAACAGAATATTTATTGTATGTACAAGTAATACTGAAAACATAAAAAATTACAATGATAATGTTAAATATTACAAGGGAGATATTGCTCCTTGGAATCTTCGCTTGTTTATTGAACAAAATAATAATTGTTATATTGATAAAGTTTTTTATTGTGGAGGTCAGTCAATTTATAATCAAGCGCTAGTGTATATTCCATACATGGAAGAAATATATATTACACAATTTGCAGAACAAAGCTTTGTTTGTGATAAACACATTCAAATAGATCAAATATCAAGCTTATGCTCACGTATTTGTTGTTCGCGGTTTATGTGTGATTCTCTTGGTCTTGGTTTCTTTATAACGTATGTACCTACTTGGTCGTTATACGAAACCAATAAATACGAGTCAAAATATATGAATCTTTGCAAAAATATAATGCTTTATGGTGAATGGCGTGATGACAGAACTGGTGTTGGTACAGTTTCATTATTTGGTACTCGAATGAGTTTTGACTTGTCAAATGATACTATACCTGCGTTAACTACTAAAAAACTTGCTTATAATGCAGTAATAAAGGAACTTTTGTGGTTTATTTCTGGCTCTACTAATTCTAAAGTGCTTGAAGAACAAAATGTTAAAATTTGGACTGGTAATACAAGTCGAGAATTTTTAGACAAACGAGGTCTCAATGATTTAGAAGAAGGAGACATTGGAGCTGGTTATGGTTTTCAATGGCGTCATTTTGGTGCAGATTATAATGGTATGGCACAAAATTACGACAATCAAGGTGTTGATCAGATTAAAAATATTGTACATATGCTAAAACACGATAAATATTCCAGAAGAATACTTCTTAGTGCATGGAATCCGTCTATGTTAGATAAAATGGCATTACCTCCTTGTCATTTGCTAGTACAGTTTTATGTGACAAACGAAAATGAACTTTGTTGTCAAATGTACCAGCGAAGTGCAGATATATTTTTAGGAGTTCCGTTTAATATTTTCAGTTATGCTCTTCTTACACATATGCTTGCAAAAACATGCTCATTAAAAGCCAAGAAACTAGTATTGTGTTTTGGAGACACTCATATTTATCAAAATCATAGCAATCAAATTAACACCCAGCTTTCACGTGTTCCTATGAAATTTCCAAAAATATTTTTAAACGAAAAAATAGAAAACATTTTTGATTACACATTTGATGACATTAAAGTATTAAACTATGATTGTCACCCTGTTATTCGTGCGTCAATGGCAGTATAAAATTATATAATTTATTATATAGTTATGACAACATTGCGTGATAGATTATTGAAATCCAAAATTAGTAGAAGTTCTTCTAACCCTGTACCACAAAAGAAAAATAAAGACGAAGTAGTTATTTCACCTAGTATTGACAATAGTATATTTTTAAAATTATTGGACAATAATGATTCCAAGGATGCTATTCATAATAGAATAAATAGTGTTGAAGATAAATTAAACCAAATTGTTCAAATAATTAATAATAAAAGTTATTTGAAAAATGTTTTAATGGAATTGCTTGATACATTAGATGAACCAAATAACGAAACAAATGTTATTGAAACTTTAAAAATTGAACAAGAAGAAATTTTAAAATCTTTTAAAATTGAACAAAAAGAAATTTTAAAATCTTTTAAAATTGAACAAAAAGAAATTAATGAAAATAATTTAGAAAAAATTAATATTTTAAATAAAAAAATAATAAAATTACAAGAAGAATTAATGGAAAAAAATAGTTCAATGTTGTCAAAAATAAATGACAATATTTCATCCATAAATATGAAATTACTTTCTAAAATCCAAGAAAACTTTTTGTTAAATAATTCTTCTATTGCGGAATTAAAAAATTGTTACGAAGAAAAAGTTGTACAAGAAAATAATAAGTTAAAAAAACTTATTACAGAATCAAACGATGTGTTTATAAATAAATTGTCAACATTTGGTAGTGAAAATAAAATTAATGTAAATAATGAATTACACAAAATTGAACAACGTATTGACATTATAAATAGAAATTTACAAAGAAATACTGCAAAAGAAATAATGGAAAATTATACAATGGAAATGTCACAACTTAATATTAAACTTGAATCTATAAAAACAATACAAATTAATGACAATATGCAAAATAATTTGCATAAACTAAAAAATCGTGTTCAAAAAATAGAATCATTGCTTAAATGCAGCGACAATCATTGACACATGAATTAAATTATTTTTACCTAAAGATAATCTGCTTTCAATAGTAGAAAAAGTATTAATAATTTTTATTTTGCGTGTTATGTCCATTTTACTGTTGACTATTATTTCCAACATACTTTCTACTAAATTCATTACGTTCCACGTATTGTATTTTATTTTTTCATCCAAATAATAAATACCCTCTTTAAGATCGTGGGTTTCAATGTAGTCAATAGTTTCTTTAACTGTTTCTTCTGGTACAAAACCTGTGAATTCGTAAACATTTTCCTTTGTTATATTATCATAAAGTGAAGATACGCATTGAAAAATATTTAACATTTGTCTGAAATCTTTATTTGATTTTATAATAGCCTGAATACCATCATCTTGTATATTTACATTTTCTTTATCGGCTATTTCTTTAATACGGTGTATCATATTTTCATTGTTTAGCATATTAAAACGTAACATTGTACACCTTGATTGAATACCTGGTAATATAGAGTGTATGTTGTTACAAATTATGCAAAATCTACAGTTCTTGCTGTATATCTCAATGACGCGTCTTAATGCACCTTGTGCTTCAATAGTCATTGCATCTGCTTCGTCAAGTATAATAAATTTTATTTTATCGGACATAGACTTTGCATAGTCTGGAATAACTGTTCTTACAATGTCTATACCTCGATCGTCGGAAGCATTTAATTCTAATATATAAGACTTGTAATTATCACCGTAAAGAAGACGTGCAATGGCTAGTGCCATGGTTGTTTTTCCACACCCTGGAAGACCATAAAGTAATAAATGTGGCATTTGGTCTTTTTTTATTAGGTTTTTTAGCGTTTGTGTTTTGTAAGAACTATCAATGATATCATCGAGGTTTTTTGGTCGGTATTTTTCTATCCATGGTAAACTACTCATTTATTTTTAGTTCTTTATCTTTTTATGTATATTTTTCTCTTTCTTCTGTTTCTGATATTGAAGTATCTGTCATTTGTTCCTCTTCAACACCGTTTTCAAACTCGATATCATTTATTATTTTTTCGTCGGCTCTAAATTTTTTGACTTGACTTACGTTATTGAAATTAACACTTTGTAGTTTATCGATTATTTGCTGTTCACTACGTTTTGAATTTTCAAGAGTATTTATCCGTGTTACTTCATCTAATCCTATGGGAGTTGGTGAAACTACATTGTTTGATCTATTAATATATTTTTTATAGTCTTTGTAACTGCTGTACATACCGTAAAAAAGTTCATAACAAATAATACCTATTAATAATTCTATGCATGGCATATACCATATGTCAATTGTACCTGTATAATAATGAATTAAAAATACAAGCAATGAAATTGCTAATGCTAATAATAATTTTTCTAAAAGCATATATACGTAAAACTACACAATTAATTTACTATTTTAACACAAATGGCTGAAAGTGTTTATAAATATGTTTCTGACAAACTAAAATGCGAAACAAAGTGGACCGACGATCAGGCAAAAATATACGATTGTTTAAAACTTTTACTCGCAGATTACAGAATAGAAAAACAAATTTACAAATTAAATGATAAATATGCAGATTACAAAAAATTTATTATGTGTCGTCCATGGTACAATGGAAATAAAAATAGGCTTTATATTGATAATTTAACACGTAATTGCGTGCTTTCTGAAAAAGTAATTAATGATGAAGAACGGGGTACACGAATAGTGTTATTTTTTAAAAATTTTAATTGTAATTTGCAGCTATTTCATGACAGAAAACTAGAACTTTTTTATGGATATTTTAGTCACAAAAATTCAAAAGAAACTGGTTATTTTGCTTGTAATAACCCACATAAAAACATTCAAGAACAAAATGTTATGAAAATACCTGATTTTGATGCCATGTACAAGATTTCCAATATTATGGACTCTATGATAACAAAAAAGAATTTTATGCTGTTTATCATAGATACAATTAGATATTATTGTGTGGACAATCAAACAGTATTAAACATAAAAATTGGTTTAAATTATAACATTACATTAGAACAATTATATCAGCAAATATACAGTTAAAAATAAATTATTTTATTACAAATGAATTTTACTGATCCAATAAAAAATAATCGCAAAAAACCTCTTTGGACAAATGAGTTTAGTCCTAATAACATAAATGACATCGTAGGCAACCAAGAAATAATAAAAAATATTGGTCCAAATAATTTTGTTTCTATGCTTTTAATTGGTCCACATGGTTGTGGTAAAAGTACTTTTGCAAAACTAATAGCAAAAAACGCTTTGGGTAGTAACGTAAAAACAAATTTATTAGAGCTTTATAGCTCTATTAATAGAAACAAAGTTTATACAAATAATAAATTAATAATTGACAACAAAAATATCGATGATTTTATTCATAGTGCAAACTCGCAGTTAAAATTAAAAATAATTATTGTTTATGACATAGATACTACTCCAGCCGATACACAGCACTTATTTTTAAATTTATTACGTGACAATAATTTGCGAATAATTTTTACTGCAAATAACACGCATACATTAAGTGATACACTATTGTGCAATATTATGGTAATTAATATGACACAACTTTATTATTCTGAAATATTTTATGTAATGAATAAGGTATGTGATGCTAAAAATTTGAAATTATGCGAAGATGTACAGCGTGCTATTTGTATTAACTGTAATGGGGACATAAGAAAACTTTTTAATATACTTCAGCTAGTGAGCGGAATAGATGATTTATCATTAGACAATTTTTATAAACTTGTTGATATACCTTCTTATGAATGTATAAAATTAATAATCAATAATTGTAAAAATGGTAATGCAAATGGTGCTTATATGGAACTTAATTCATTATTACAAAATGGGTACGACATAACAGACATTTTTGATATCATAGAAAAAACATTGCTGTATATGGACATATTGGATCCGGATTTTCCAAAAGAAGACCAAGACTATTTGCTTATGTGTGCAACAAATTTTATAATGTTTAAAAATCATAATAAAATCCAGCTTTACAGTATGATAAACACTATGTTAAATAAATAATTATTGTTTAAGGAAAAAGTCGTCTGGTAAATTATTAACCTTTTTAATAAATTCTAGTCCGTTGTTGAGACCTTCATTGTAAGATATTTTGCCACTATTTAAATCATTAAACTGTGTTAGCACATGTTCTAGTAATTCAAAATTAACTGCATCATCCATTACCATTGTTGCTATTGATTTTGGACATTTTTCAATAAAAAGTTTGAATGTACTTTTTAAATAATCTTCTTTTTCCTTTTTTAGATTATTGTATTCATTTGTAGCTGCATTAAGCGCATTTTGAATGTCCCTGTTATTGGGATCTGTTTGAAACATTGAATACAAATCACGGTTATTTTGTTGAATCGTGTTCATACGACTTGTTAAATCTATTATTTTTTTGTCTTTTTGTTTGAACTCCTCTATGAGGTGTACATACTTTAAAATCATATCTTTTGATAGCTCCATTATAGTATAATGCTATTTTAATTTTTAAACTAAAATAATAGGTATATTATATTATGAAAGTTCCACCGAATACTGCTTTTAAAAAATTATATTTTTTATTAAAAGAAAATCCATTAGTCAAAATACCTGTTATTCCAGAGTTTGAAAAGCAAAACGGGGGGAAAAAGTTTGAATTAGAGAATGGCTTCTTTATGGTTTGTGCTTAATGCTTGAATGCTTGAATGCTTGAATACTTGAATACTTGAATACTTGAATGCTTGAGAATTTATTATTAAAAACAAACAAATAAAAAGAAACAAATAAATGTTAAAATTAATTGTAGACAACAGAGAACATGCAGTTATAAAAAATCTTAATATAGACTATGAAACTGCACAGCTGTCCATTGGTGATTTTCAATTTTGGAATGATGACCAGCTTATTATGGTAATTGAACGAAAAACTTATGCAGATCTTGCTGCATCAATAAAAGACGGACGTTATTCGGAACAAAAATATCGATTAAATGAGTTATCCAAAACAACTGGTTGTTCAGTAGTCTATTTTATAGAAGGCAAAATAAACAACAACTATAACATACCTGAAGCTACATTAAAAAGTTGTATTTTATCATTAATTTCAAAAGAGAGTTATGAAGTTTTGCAGTTAAAAAACTGCGAAGAAACAATATTAGCACTTAAATGTATACTTATGATGGAACATAAAGTAAGCATAATAGAAGATATTGAACAGGAAAATGTTGAACAGGTTATTATGCAGTTATATAAAAAAATTAAGGAAAAATCAAAACATGCTAGTCATAGCTGTAATTATAATGAAGCATCACTAAAAACAAAGAAAAAAACAATGATGAACCCACATAATGTTTTTGTACAACAATTATGCATGGTAAAAAGTGTTTCGTTAACAATCGCAGAATGCATTGCAAATAGTTATCCAAATTTTTCTTCGCTTTTTAATGCATATGAAAAATGTGAAAACGAAAAATCAAAAATAAATTTACTAAAAAATCTTTCATATAAAACAGACAATAATTTAAGACGAAAAGTTGGTCCAGTTGCTTCAAAAAATATTTATGAATCTATTTATGGTGAAACTATTTGTCTCGTATAAAAAGAATAACTTTTTTCTTGTTTTTAATAAAATGATACTGTTTGTTGAAAATTATAAAATATTTCAAAACTGGGCATCTAAGACGTATCCGTTTAAGTGTCAAGCTTTAAAAGACGATCCCAGAATAGATACGTACGACTTTGGTAACAGTTTAAGAAATATAAACTACAATGACTACGAAACTATTATTTTTGGTTGGCATGGTATACCAATAAATAAATATTATACTCGTAATCACGCTTTTTATTCAAATTATATTGAACACCTTGAAGACGAAGAAACAGTAAACGAAATTATTGAACCGCTTATATCTTGCAATAATATCAAAAAATACATTATGGTACAAGACTTACACAATGAAGATTATAAAGATGGGCTAAAGGGACTAATAAGTTATTTAAATAAGTACAATATAACCGGTATAATAACACCATATAAAAATACTAAAAACATTAACACCGTATTGTCTGCAACAAAAAATTTAAAAGTTATTTGGATACCACACCATATTGATACGCAATATTTTAAAAATTATAACCAAGAAAAAAAGTATGACGTTTTATTGTATGGTAATGACAATACAAAATATTATAGTTTTAGAAACAGAGTAATAAATCTACTTTTGGAAGAAGGAAAAAATAACGGTATTATTGTGCATAGAATTCCTAGACCAAGAAACTATTTTAGGTACAATGCAGCAATATCCAATGCAAATCTTTCCAAGCTAATTTCTAGATCAAGATTAACACTATGTACATCTTCGTGTTTAGATTATTTGCTTGGTAAATACTTCGAAACTTCATTTTCGGGTTCAGTTATACTTGGTAACATGCCGGAAGATGGCAAACAAATATGGAAAAATAATTATGTACATATTGATAATAATATGAGCGACAATCAAATTATTGAAACTATTTCTAATGCACTAAATGACGAAGAATTATTGAAAACTATTTCATCAAACATGTATAAAGTAACGACGTCTAATTTTCCTCTTTCTTCTTTTGTAGATCATCTTTGTGATCAACTGTGAACATATTATATACAATTGCCCATGGATCGTCTTGGTTTCCACGTGTTTTAAATTCCTTACTTACGCACGTTATGTGCATAAGACTAATTTTTAGTTTATCTTTTGATGGACTGTGTTCTTCGAAGTCGCAATACAAAAATTCTTGCGGGTTGGGGTTAACCTTAGTATCTTTGTACATGTTCATTAAATTTTTCTTTATAACAGGGTATTGTTGTGCTTTTAAAAACCGTGCATAAATGTAGTCATGATATAGGTTATTGTATACCTCTTGTAGTGTATTTTCATCTAACATTCCAGTATCAATATATGCTGGATTATTTTTAGTATTTATGGCATCAAGCATTTTAAAATATGTTTTAGTTTTTTTCAAAGCACTTAATGCTAGCGTTGCATTACTTATACCCATAATGTATATATAACGCTTATACTGCAAATAATATTCTATTGTAGGAAACGTTATGTCTCCTACATCAATAGGGTATTGCGTGTTAAAATCACGCATCCAAGCATTACCATTGGTGTTGTTTCCATATTTTTGCGTCATTTTAAATACACGTATTTATAGTGTAATGAGATATTTTATTTTGCTATTTTAATCTATATGGGTAACGTACTTGGCATAAATCTTGTAGACAATACTGTTTACTTAAAAAATAATAATACCAAGTTAGACACACTTTATGAGTTTACTATTTATAGCTGTGTAAACAAGGCTGGGTCATATTATAATGTTATATCCAATGACTGGACAATGACGCCTTATGTAAATAGTGAAAACAGTAATAAATTAGATTTTAAATTTGTTTACAACGACATTAATGGTATTGAATTGTCTTCGATTTATGAAACATATAAAATAGGAAGTATCGGTGGATTAGGGCACATATTCAATAACCCAGTTATAAAGTTAGGCTGGAAGCGTAATAGCAGCTCTTTGGAAAATATTTCCATACATTCTGATATTGAAACTTCTTTGATATATTCCTTTGCAAAAAGAATATACAATAATCACATTCAATTTACATCAAGAAATTATTTAATTAATTATGATAACACGTGCTTGCAAGAAAATCTTCCAGTTATAAATAACTATTATACTAGTGTTACAGAAGATGGTCATAAAGAAGTTATACTTGGGAGTGTAACATTAGGAAAAGGAAAATGGATAGTCATCGGAACAGGAAGCTTCGACTTAGAAAACAAAAAATATTTTTATTTTTCTGACCAAGCTATTGGAGGTGATTATGGTGCTGTTTATGGAAACGACTATTTTCAGCATCTTGCTAGTCATCCTGGTTTATCAGCGTCATTTAGCATACATTATTATTCAACACCAAATACCTTAAAAAACAATAATATGCCTATTAAGTCTTTAATGGTTTACGACTCAAGCAGTGAAAATACTGTTATTTCTTGGTGTACAACATGCGAGTCAAGTAGTGCATCAAAAGTAATATTTGATCCAAATATTTTAAATGTACACAATGATTTGGTTAATGAAACATCTTTATCATATAGCGTGTCAGCATATTGTGTTTCTTTCTAATTCTAATATATATGACACTTAAATTACAAGATACTTTTTTCTTAGATACACAATTACGTGTATTCCATGAACATGAAACTAAAGTAGCAGTATTAAATACTTCAATGGATTATACTCAACCTGTCGAAGAAAGAAAAATATTATTAAGTCTTAATCTTACACCTGGTAAATGGCTTATTCAATGTAGTGGTACTTTTTGTACATCTAAATACGGTGAATATATTTTTTCGTGGTTAGATACAAGTACTAATTGGACACCTAGTGAATGGTCTATTTGGGAAAATAACGATGAACTTTTTTCTACATTTACTAGCATAAAACCAGATAGTTATACTTCAAATTCCTTTAGTGGAAATAATGTATTGTCTAATTATGCAAACCTTGTAATAAACGGTGTTGTTACAATAACTAGTCCAAATACAACATTGAATTGGTCTAGTGCTGCAAGTAATTTAATGTTTCCAAATTGGCAACTTTTCTTAGGAAATTTAAGTTCTGTTCCCCAAAACCCATTAATGCATCAAATACAATTTAATAATGGGCATATAAATAATGCTATTATGATTGCGACGTGTTTGACTGATTAACTGTTTCTTTTATTCCTTGTCTAAAAGGTACAATGACCTTATAGCCAATATATTTTTGTGCTTTTTCTATGGATGCCATAGAATGTGGTACATCACCTTGACGTGGTTCTTTGTATATTGGACTAATATGTGATTTATTGCATTCTTGTGCTATGATTGAATATAGACTATTTATTGATGTATTTTCTTCACTACCAATATTGTATGCTTGTCCAAATGCTTGTTCATTTGTAGTTGTTAATGCCATTATATTTGCGTATACAGCATTCTTTACGTAAGTAAAATCACGTGAATAGCTACCATCTCCGTATATCTGAGCTTGTTCGTTGTTATTACAGTGATTTATAAACTTTGGAATAACTGCTGCATAAGGACCTTTTGGTGATTGCCTTGGTCCAAAAATATTGAAATATCTTAGTCCAATCGTTGTCATGTTGTAACAACGAGTAAATACTTGTGCATATACTTCGTCTATGTACTTTGATACAGCATAAGGCGAAAGAGGTTGTCCCATTATTGATTCAAGTTTTGGACTGTTTGTATCCGAACCATAAACACTGGAACTAGACGCATATACAAATCTTTTTATGCCTAAAATACGGGCATTATTTAAAATATTGAAAAATCCGATTACATTAGAGTCGTGTGTAATGTCGGGCGTAGCAATGGATCGTGGAACAGATCCTAATGCTGCCTGATGACATACTGCATCTAGATCATAATTATCCATAATATTATAACAACAGTCTTTATCTGTTATATCAGCAACAATAAGCATAAAATTTTTATGACCTTGCAAATGTTCGATGTTTTTTATGCTTCCAGTTGAAAGATTGTCAATAACTAGCACATAATGGTCTTGTTTTATTAATTCGTCGCAAATATGCGACCCAATAAAACCTGCACCGCCTGTTACCAATACACGCATTATTCTATAAATATTTAGTGTGTTTTTCAAAGCGTTTTAAAAAATGATTGAATTATAAGTAAATACATCTATGAACAAAGAATCATCTTTTTTTGACGTTATCGAAGGCGATAAAGAACAATCTTTTCTCGAAGAAGCAGTGGTACAATCCGACGAGTTTGTCCCTAGCCAAGAATACAAAGTTGAACATACTTATAATACAATGAAGTATGAACATGAAAATGTTGAATATCCACGCACACTTTTAGCATGTGATATACCACCTCAACTAAAAATGGTTAAAAACTCGAAGCGTGAAAATTCACTGTGTTTGCTTAAACCAGTCGACAAAGATTGCCCTGAAATTGAAAAGCATTATATAAGAATGCTTAGAGGATCAATATGGGAGGAAAAAGAAAAAGAAAGTTATGAGCTTGTAAATGTTTGTCATACACCGTTTAAAATCGTTGTAACACAAACTGAATCTATGTACAAGCTATTGGAGAATAATGGTATCACTGATCTTGTTGATTATTATCAAGATCATATTGATGGACCATTGATACGAGTTTATTATGATAACGGTACTTGGAATGTATCTACATCAAGCTTGATTTATGCTGATGGTCATTGGCAAAACAAGCGTTCATTCTTGGAACTATTTCAAGAAACACTCGAAGCTATTGGAGGTGACATGGAAAAAGACTTGGACAAAGAGTTGTCTTACTATTTCATCATGTGTAACCCTGATTATTTGCAAATCATTGAAATATACAAACATGGTTTGTTTTTCAAGGAAGCAAGAAATAAGTCGTTTGAACTTGTTACTGACGTAAATCTTCCAGATCACTACATGCGTCTGAATACATATTCTGACTGGGTGATCGACGAAACAAACACAGTAATCCATCCACATACGCTATATAGCATTGTGCTTACAAACGGAGATACTATTCGTGTATCTAACTGGATGTATGAAGAGCTGCAAATTATTAAGGGTAATGAATCGCATGTGAATAACATGATCATCAATGTATTGCGAGAACCACATTACAAAATTGAGTTATTTGCATACAATTTCAGTAAGCATTTGGAGATTCTTAACAAAACTAACTATTACATTCAGGTTTATTGTGATATGTTGTTTAAAAAATATCTCAAAAAGGAAACTGTGATTCTTCCTATGGAGCATCCATTACAGAAGAACTTGTATCATCATGTTAAAAAGATGTATGGTATTCAGAACAACGCACGGGAATCAAAGACGCATATTCTTGATATTATTCACAAGAATGACAATATTCCGCGTCAAGGACATCTTGATTTTCGATGGCGTGAAAACTATGTAAGAGACTACATAATGGGTTGCTCTAACGTGGATATCAGCATTTTGGTTAACATGACAAAGAAGTTTCTTGAAGAGCGAGAAAAAAGAAAAGAAAAATAAAAAAATAAAAAATAAAAAATAAAAAAAGAAAAAAATAAAATTACTTTATTACTGGTTTATCTTTTTATGAAAAGATAACCCAAATATTTACTTTATTTTTTGCAATAGTCTTGTAATACTATCTATTATTTTACTTAGTTCTTGTTGGTCGTCTTTGAAATTTACATTACCATTTACTTTTTCAATTGGTATTGTTTCGTTATTTAACCATTCTTTATGGCGATTATCTAGGTTTTCAAGATAAATCAATGGAATGGATTCTTCTTCTTCACGCTTACGCAATTCGTGCTTGCGTCGATAACATTCTTTTGGATCTGTGTCAATATACAGTATTCCATCGAGTTTAGATTTTTTTGACCAATAATTAAACCATTCGTTATAGCAATGGTATTCAACATCGTTTATCATTTTATCTTTGTAGAGTTGTTCTACAAACACATTTTTATCTGTTAACCAAGAACGTTCACCAATAATAAACTTTTCTTTGTTTGCATTGTCGTGCATCTCCATACGTGTAATTACAGTCATTGTTTGAAATATATACGAGTATTTTTGCTGGTCTTTGTAAAACAATTCCAAAAGATTGTAATGTCCAATGTTTTGCCATCGCTCAACTGGTTCAAATAAGAACTCAGTAAGATTGTTTAGTTCTGGTATTTTCGACAAAAGTTCTAGTAGTGTGCTTTTACCACCACCAATATTAGAATCAATGCATATTCTAAATTGTTCGTTTGAATTTTTAAGAATATTTACCAATTTTTTTACAGATTCGTCCATGTTATTTATTACTAATTTTTTATTCATTTTTTAAAATAATTTTATTTTTATTAAATGTTTGTATATTTTCTATGGAACTGATGTAAGTATAATTATTATTTACGAAATTATTTACTAAATTTTCAACAAAGAAAAATTCATTGATTTTTTTCAATGCAATTATTACAAAACAAATTTTGTTGTTTATTGCAAAATTACTTTTGTATACTTCTTTTTTATTTTTATAACTTACCTTCATAATACACGTATTTAAATAGGATTGTTGTATTGAACTATGGCATATTAGCAGTACATGTGGTTTAAAATATTTGAAATAATCATAACAATTAAGTTCCCATTTCATTTTGTTTGCATGTTGTGTTATTTGCATTCTATTTTTTCGAATACTACTAATAGAAACATCTGATATAAAAATATTTGGTTTCATTACATACCTGTGTATACTTGTCATGCTATTGATGGCTTCGTCAAGTGGGCAAATTAAATCGTAAGTTTCAAGTATTTTTAAAATTTTTTTTGGATTATTTAATAGTAATGCAAAGCTTCCTTTTGTATTATACGCTTCATAACAAAACGGATATTTGTTTGTATTTACATAGTTCCAATTATGCTGTGATCCACCCAAATAAATTATTTCCCAATTACTTGGAATAGTTTTGTAAATAAATGAAAACATAGCATGAAAATTAGTAATAGGTCTTACGTCATTGTCCATAATTAGTAAAGTACCGTTATATTTATTTAATATTTCAATCCACGTTAAATAATAAGAACATTCTTGTTGATTAATATTTTTATTTCTTTTTTTTGCTTGTATTGGTTCTATAAAAGTATAGTCAATGCATAAATGCTCTAAAATTGTTTTAATAGTATTAGCATTTTCTGTATCTGTTTTGTGATTTATTACTAAAACATGATCTACTATGTCATAAATACTAAAAGTAATTGTACAAACTAAATTTGTGTTACAAGTTTGAATAAACTTGTTAAACTTGTTCATTTTAAAATAAAAAATAAAATAAAAGTACAATTTATAATGGAATTACCCTTTGAAAAAATCCAAGAAGAAAGTGTTAATTATTATAACGTAAAAGCCGGTTTTGAATTTTACAAAGGTTTAAAAGATATAAATCGTATTAATAAATGGCATATTTATGAATGGTATGCAATAGACGAAAAAACAGCTTCTACTTACGGAATAATTTATAAATATAAATTAAAAAATTCATTAAAATTATTAGCAATGGATGAAGTAAATACTATTGAAATGCTTATTTCAACTGGTAATACACAGAATGATCAAGCATTTGTTAATGCATTAAAATATACATTTCCAATAGTTAATAATAGTGTAACACGTCATTCGGAACCAAATGAAGATAAAATCGTTGCAAACTTTTTACATAAAAATAATTTTAACGGTTATGCAATAAAATCGTTACCAAAGTCATTTGGTAGTTCAGATTATTTTCATTCAGAAGTTTTAATATGTAATCCAGATGTTAACATTGAATTTATGAATGAAAAAATTAAAAATTTACAGTCTACCTATGTAGATGTAACAAATACTTTAAAAATAGATAATAAAAAAGGAAAAACTCGTGTTGTTAATGAACGTCCTCGGTCAAGCCCTTTTAGACATTTATTTGACGACAATATTGTCAAAAAAAGCTTGTTTGATGATGATGATGATGATGATAAAGTAGGAAGCTCTTCTGGTAATGATGCATGGTGGTTATCGCCTCCTGCAAACGGAACCAATAATGAATTTTTGTCATCTGATGACGAAGGGGAAATCTCCACAAATAAGCGAATACACGAATCTCTAGAAAACCCTTTGGTACTGTCTGATGATGAAGACCAGTCACCATCAAAAAGAATAAGAAATTATGACATTGAAAGTAATGGAGAAATAGGGGACATAGGGGAAATAGGAGAAATAGGAGACATAGGGGAAATAGGAGAAATAGGGGACATAGGAGAAATAGGGGAAATAGGAGACATAGGGGACATAGGGGACATAGGAGACATAGATGATGATGATGCTTCTTTAAGAGGTGGTCAAATGGATGATCTCGTAGAATATAGTGATGACGACGAAATAGAAGACTATTACAGTGAAATGGTTGAAATGTTATATTAATCAAGCTTTTCTTGTGCAGTACTTGTTGAAATTTGGAATTGCAATACATGATTACCACCATTGAATAAAAATGGTCTTCCTTCGCGATCCGTAATTTGAATATCAAGCTCGTTTAAAGACGGTAATCTTGGATTAAAAAACTTTACATATGCTTCGTTATCGAAACCTGCAAATCTTTTTGTAAATTTAAATTTGTATGTTGATGGATCAAGATTTATAATAGCAAATGCACCATCCACTGCATCTGTTGGAGAATTAACACGCTCTAAACCTCGTATTTTTAAGACAAGATACCTGTCATAATGTAGGTTATATGCCATGTCACTTACGTGTGTCATTTCTTGATTTGAAAGACTAGGTGCGTCTCGAAGACTGTTATGCGGCATATATCCTATTATTGGTGCAATAGAATATGGAGGATATTTTAATTGAGATTCGTCGTATATATTATTTTGATGGTCATTGTATTTTAGTGTTTCACCGTCATTAAATAATAAATTAAACACTCGGTATTCGTCATAATCAGCATTTGTAGTATTTGTTACTTTTTTGGTAATATTAAATTGCTGTGTATATTCATTTGCGGTTACAGTATATTCTATATCGGTAAGTCCACTTTGAATTGCTGAATCATTTTGGACCAATTGATCAACAATAATGTCACATATATCTGTATCAGTAGAGTGAAAAACAGGCCAATTACCTGGTGACAATGTTATTTCCGAATAAGACGAAGATGGAGGTATACTGTTTCTTTGTGTAACTGTTTGTTGATATCTTATAACATTATTGTAGTCATTGATAGTATATGAAGTACTTGGAAAATCAGCATTAATAAGCTCAATGGAAGTTATATCCTTGTAAGGGTTTTTCAAAGGTATCTTGTATGTGCTGGTATCTGGGTATTTACTAGTATTTCTGTCAGAGCTATCAATAACGAGTAACGAATCTATTTTTGAAGATACTTTTGATGAGCCTTTAAAAGTATGATCATATATAGATTCACTAACAGGGTTTTGTGGGTCATATAAATGGGCATTTGCGCTTTTATACAGTTGGTGTGTATATGCTTGGTCAACGTTGGTAAAATGATTTCTTCCAAAATTATTCATATACTTATACTTTATGTGAATATATTTATATTATATATTTTCTAAAACCGTTTTAACACGGTTCTTGTATTGGGTATTACGAATTTTATAGTCTTGATAACTAATAACATCGATTAGTTTATACACATTGTTATTGCGTGTATTAACGTCATAAATAAATTTATTAAAAGTTTTTTTTACTAACACTATATTCAAAGATGGTACACATTGTTTTGTATAATAAGCACTATATTCATCGTAACAAATAATTGTTTTGTTATTTTTTGAAAAACTACCGCTTATTTCATTGCTTAAAAATTTAAAGTCAAAACACTCGTAATTATGGTTAACTAAAAAATCAGGATCTGGTTTGAACCTATTTACAATGTAATAATACAAACTATTTTCTTTTGGATAATCTTTGATTGTATTTTGAATAACATTATTCCATAAATGAATACATAGCACTTCTTTGTCGTCTAATATTTCGCTTTGGAAATTATAACTGTAATATATTTTTTCAATTTCCTTGTACCCGTAATGACAGAACACGTAATATGGAGATACTAAATAATCCAATTCATATTTTGTTACAAACTTTTTTAATACTTTTGGACCAAGAAGACCTTGTACTATTTTTTTATTAGAATTGACTAGTTTTTTAACTTCATTTATGCAGTCTTTCATTAAATCCGATTTAGATGGACAACCTATTATGCCGGCATTTGTATGTTGGTTATTGTTTTTTAGTTCGCAAGAAAATATGTAGTCTTGGTCGAGTATGATATCCAATGGTTTTAAGCATATCATGTCCATATCTACCCATATTCCGCCTATTTCGTACAACAATGTATATCTAAAAAGATTTGAAAAATAACTCGGATTATTGTACTTTTCATATTTCTTTTTTGGTACTACCATGTTACCATCTTTTACTATTGTTCCATGTGGAATATTATTTAAATTGTCATAAACATACAGTGTAAATGAAGTACCCTTTTCTAAAAAAGAATTTATACAAGATTGTTCGAGTATGCTTAGTTCGTTTGTTCCTATCCACATAGAAAAAACAGCATTTTCAAATACCATTACTATAAATGGTATTCATTTAAAAATATTTTTAATTTAACCACTCTTGTCTATTTAGTGTCCATAACACAGTTTTTTTCAAACTTTCTTCAAAAGATACTGGTAATTCCCAGCCCATAGATTGCATTTTTGAACCATCAAGACCGTAGCGTAAATCATGCCCTGGTCTATCTGCTACATTGTCAACCATAACATAATCAAATTCCTTTTCCATAATACCTGCAATCAATTGCACTATTTCCAAATTACTTACTTCTTTATCACCAGTAACATTATATTTTTCTCCGTTTGTACCATTCTTTATTATGAAAAGCACGGCTGCTGCGATATTACGTGCGTGTATGTAAAATCGAGTTCCTGCTTTTTGATTTCCTGGATAACTGTGGATAATAATAGTTTCATTGTTTAATAGCTTCTTAATAGTATTTGGAATAAATTTTTCCATGTATTGACGCTCACCAAAAGCATTCATAACATTAATAATTCGTATTGGTATTTTATAAGTGTTTTGATAAGACAAACAAATTCCTTCTGCTGCAGATTTAGATGCCGAATATGGATTTGTTGGATTGTGTCTATCCCATTCTTTGTATAATTTGTTTCCTAATGCTGGTCCAAATACTTCGTCGGTGCTAAAGTATATAAAACTTTTAAGATTCTTGAGTGTTTTTGAATATTCGAGTATATACAACGTGCTCATAACATTGTTTTTAACAAAAAGTATTGGGTCCTTTATACTGTTATCAACATGTGTTTCTGCTGCCATATGTATTATGTAGTCTATGTTACCGAGTTCTTTTATAAGACCATCGCTTAATGGGATTGATAAGTCATAGCAAAACACTTGTACTCTTTTGTCGTCGTAAGCACCAATGTCTTTTAGTCGTGAATACCCAAGACTTGCATAGTTAAGTTTGTCAATGACTATTATGTCCCAGTCAGTGCAAATAAGAAAGTGTTCTACTATGTGATGTCCAATAAATCCACATCCTCCCGTAATAATAACTCGGTTTTTCATGTTAAATTTTACTTATTTAATTTTAACAATAAATTAATAAACACAATTGTTATACTCCAATGGAAATCTGACGTAAAATGTGTTAATGCTATGGACTATATGCTTTATTTCATCCGAGGTTAACCACCATCCAACGGGTAAGAATACTGTTTGGTTGTTGTAAATATTGTAAAGAGGATAAACTGAAGAAGAAGAGTCATGCACAGTTTGTTTGACTTCAATATTTTTTGATTTCATATAATGTATGAATTCGTCTTTGAATTTTACTCGTATTCCATAGCTGAAATTAAGATTTTTATTTTTATTATAAGGCATAGATATAACATAATTGCTTTTTATATTTTGGTAATAATATACTGCGTGTCTGCTCATAGTATTTATTATTTCATTTATATGAGTTATATAAATCATTGCATGACTAGTTATTTCATAACTAACATTCAATTGTTTACTTTTTGCAAATAAATAAGACTCGTTATCTGGTAATGCAAGTATACCACAAACATTATTACTCAATTCGTTGAATATTTGCATACTGAAAACGCAAATATTATTGTGATTACCTAGTTTTTTATTGTTGTATTCACTGCCAAATGCTTCCGTGCAGTCTTCAATAATAGGTATATTATTGTACTTCTTTTGAATATTAATTAGATCATTTAAGTCTACTGGTCTTCCTCCATTGTGTTTTACCTGTATTGCATCAATTATGTTGTTTTCTAATTTATCGAGTATGGATAGCATAAATATGTTACCATTATTTGGATCAATATCTGCATTAATTACTGTTTCTTTTTCTATTTCGCAATTAACTGGACAAATAATAGTTAAACTTTCTTTTTTTTCTTTTTTTATTATTTCATAAGCAACTTCAAATGCTTTTTTGGTATTATTGAATATTACAATATATGGGTTACCTATATAATCTTTTAGTCTATTTTCAAATTCTAATTTATTTTCCATTTAAACTATTTTTTTTTAATTTATTTTTAACAGTATTTTAGCGTTAAAATATACAACAAAAATAAATTGTATAATATAAAACTATGTCGTCATATAACATAAATTATGATTTAAAAAATTTGCAAGAAACACAAGTATTTGAAAATAAAGTGATGCAATCTAATAATAGTTACAAATTTGTAAATATTGGATATATTCCAGCATATAAGCTCTTTAAAACTACGAAATTTAATGGTTCACAAGGTTCACAAGATTCACAAGTTTCACAAGGTTCTACCTCAGTAGATTGCTGCATATGTTTAAATAATATTAAAAAGGACAATGTCATAGTTATTATGGAACAATGTGGTCATATGTATCATAAAGCTTGTTTATTTAACTGGGTAGACCTTTCGAAAAAAACATTTTGCCCTTACTGCAGGCAAGATATTTTTTAAAAAATGATTTGTTTAATTATTCATTATATAAGTATATAAGTTTAAAAAGTCTTATACAATATGAGCGTAGAATACAATGACATAGAATTAGACTTAATAATAAAAGACATGACAAAACACATAGATTTTGATATAAGTGAGTATGAATCGTCTATGGATACAATGAGAAAAGTTGAAAAAACATATTGGCAATACTGTTGTCATCAACCTTATTACCCAAGACATACATTTTCACAATATTTCAAACGTGTATGCAATATTTTTAATGAAGAATGGAATTATTTAAAAAATAACGAACTAAAAACAAAATATAATTATTACAAAAAAAATATTCCTACTGCAGGCGCAATGATTCATTACCATACAAATAATGGAAAAATTTTAATGCTTCTTGTAAAAAATACTAGAGCAAAAGTTTATTCGTTACCAAAAGGCAAACAAGAAAAAAATGAAAGTATTCAAGACACTGCTATTCGAGAAGTAAAAGAAGAAACCGGTATTGATATTTCGAGTTATATTAACAGCGATATTATGCTATGTAGTAGTGACTACTCTGATCTTGATAGCTCTATAAACGAAGACGATGAAATTAAACCAAGTATGGATAGATATTATATTTGTAAATCAGTTATTTATGATGTACAATTACACGAAAAAATAGATAACTTTTCAGATTATGACAATGAAGAGATTGAAGAAATATGTTGGAAAGATACAGATGAAATATTGCAATTTCCACAGCTTTTTAGTAGACAAGTAAAAACAGCATGCTCGATATTACGTGACAAGTATTTGCTTGTTATTTAAAAAATATTAAATAAGTTAATATAGCAAACATTACTAATACTATTGTTACAATAATAATAAGAAACGTGATAAGTGGTGTTTTAAATGGACCAAGAATGAAATTTATTATTGTCATTAAAAGGTTTGATAAAAAATCTTGTCCAAATAAATTTTTTACAAAATTGCATAAACCGTTATTGCAATTTTCGGGGTCTTTTAGCATGGTATCAATGTGTTCGAAGAAGTTACAAAACGGCTGTTCGCATTTTTTACCTGTCATAACAAGATCACGTGCAGATTTAAATGACTCACATAATGGAGTATTACAATTGTCGACATTTAATATGCTATCCATGTTTTTTATTACTTTACAATAACTAGTATTGCAATTGGGGTCACTAAGACCTAAATTTTCTACAATTTTTGCAGTTCTTTCAAGACCTTGAATATTATTGTTTATAAGTTTGTCTGCACTATTGGCAAGTTCAGTTTCATATTTTGTAAAATTATATATGTCACTAAGCATTATACTCTACATAATATTTTATTTGAAAACTAGATAAAGAAGCATTAAAAACATAACAATAATTGTTATTACTATTGCAGATAACCCCATTAATATAGGTTGTTTGACACTGTCAATGGCACTTTGAGCTATACCACTTAACATTTTTTTAAGGTTAGCAATATTCGCATATTCACGTACAAGTTTGCATATTTCTAAGTCACAACCTTCTGGATCATCAATTGCACCAATAATTTGTTCTAACCAACTACATGCATAAAGATCACAGCTTGCAAGATTACCATTTACAAGTACGTCTCTTACTTCACGAATAAGCTTGCAGTTTGTGTCATTGCAGTTATCAACGTCAAGCAATTGTTCCATGCCATTAATAACATTACAAATGGGTAAATCGCAGTTTTTCGTGTCTTTAATAACATCAGACAAAGAAGTAAAATCAACTTGTTCTAAATTTGATTGAAGAGAACCAACAGACGATACCAACGAAGGAATACTTGTTATAACTCTTCGCACGTCTTCACCAACACGTTTAATAAGCTCAGTCAAATTAAAAACATCGCTTGGTTTTGGCATTGTAGAGGGATCGGGTATTTCTGGAATATTTCGAATTACATCTGCAGTTATTCTTTTTTGCATAGATGTAACATTATCTGCTACTTTTTCAATGTTTATAACTGCATCTTGGATAGGTTCAAGTACCTTATCTATTGAAAAATCCATTCCTTATATTATGATGTTATATTTTTTTTATTGGTTAGCACCATGTGTTAAAGATACCACTGTATTTTTTGTTTTTGAAACAGCATGACAATCATATTGATTATTTGCAAACGCAGCATTTTGCGAGTTTACTTGAATAGTAAACATTGATGTGTAAATCTTGTATGTATCTTCCATGATAGTAGATAGTACGAATGTTGTATATATTAAAGTGTTATTTTTTATTTTATTCACTATGGATATAATACGTAGTAAACCGTGTAAACCGTGTAAATTAGACTATGGGAAATATTCTTTCGTATAATTATGAAACATCCGAGTTAGTAGCTCGAAATGATACAGCTGATCACATAGTAAAAAAAGTTTATAGTTTTACACTTTATAACGTTAATTTCACTGTTAGTAGTCCAGATTGTATTTGGTATAAAGATGCTCAATGGGACGCTACATCTGTACCAACTGGGCAAAATGGTGGATTATTTTATGATATAACGTTTAATTATGTTGGTGTTGGTGATTATTATATTCTTAATCAACACCCATATAGCGCAAGAAAAATTGCTCAATTTCGTAGAATAGCAATAAAAAAAGATAATAGCAATAATATTTATGACTCAAATATAAATTATGGTACTAGGTTTAGTTGGGTATCTGAAAAGGGACTATCAACAGTTAATGTAGACGATGCAGATGGTAGTAATACGCGTGACTATTCATTGCAATTCTTGCTAAACCAAGAATTTATTCAACAAACACTATTACAATACGAAACGTCTGCTGGGCAAATTATTGTTGATAACACCAACACAAATATTATAACTATTTCTTCAATACGTATTATTGGAGCAAATGAAATAGGAACAAACAATAATTTATTTTCACAAAGCATTGAATTCGTAGACATACACCCAGATTGGACTATTACAAAAGAACCAAGTACAATAGTACCAGGACGCTTTGACTACCAACTTGATTATAATGGTCTAGAAGGGGATTATTACACATTCAAAAGTATTCAAGAACGAATTCATATATGTAGCTTCCATCAAACAATAGACCAAGAAGAAAGCTTAATAAATAACGATAGTACAATATTATTTTTAACGTTTCCGCTTGAAGCAGGAGAAAATATTTTAGATACTATGATAATCGATAAAATATGCGTAAATGCTGTTGAAACAGACAATACAATAGAAGATTATAAACTTTTTCCTTTTATGTATTCGCCTGGTCGTGCAAACGTAGAATTCAATAGCAGTACAGCAACAAACATAGAAAATGTTGATCCCAATGTATTACTGCTAGGATTAAAATACTTTAAGTTTTATTCTGTTAACATTGATAAAGACTGTATTGTACCCGATCTATGTATTGCTGTTTTTGACGGCGAATGGTCTATTACTAGTAACGTAGGTCAATACGATACCAATTACTTTGACATAACATTTACTTATGTTGCTAATAGCCCTGGTTATAAGTTTACTGGTATTGATATTGCTGTTTTTTACAAAATAATGAATAGAACTTTGCAATATAGTAACTTTTCCGATGTAACTATGATTGATTACATATTAACAGACGGAACTAATGACTACCCTATAAGAACATGTTATCTTTTAAATATTGATGTTATTTACCCTAACGAGTACTTAGGTACATCAAAAATGCTTAATTACGATCCAAATAGTGGATTATTGAGTTATAATGGTAATGTAGACAGAATAAATAAGTTACATAGTCTCAATCTTTTTAATGTTAATCTAAATACTAATTCGTTATATAACATTGGAGTTATGTGGTCTATTTATGGTGAAACAAATTCACCAGCTGGATTTTATGACGTCAATAGAAAACATTTGTCAATAACTTATGAAATAGCTAATAATGTAACTTTGTCAAGTACTAGATTTGAAATTGCTAAGTTTTATTCACTTGAATCGTCCAATGATAATAGTAGTTATATTAGTAATGATACTATTGTACGTATTCCATTACCAGATGATCCCGTTAATTTTTACACTTATTTGGATTGTATAGAAGTAAATGCCGGGGCAGAACACTTTGCAACCAAGCATATTGAATACGACCCACATTATGCTAAATTTAGGTTACTAATGAACAGTCTAGTTTCCTTTAAAAAAATAAAAATTTACAATGTAAACACGAATGCGTCTTATGTTTTTAGTCGTACATTATTAAATGGTTGTAACTCTTTGTCTTATTCTAGTGTTTCACCAATGCTCAATATTTATCCTGTTAATGAACGTTACAATGACCTTGTAATAGAATATAATGGTGGTCAATCGGGTCCGCTTGGTCCGCTTGGTCTTACTGGTGATATTGATTTATTTCAACTTACACGTGTTGAAACACTTGATAACAATTCAAATATTGCTGGTTTAGATATTAATAATAAAGGAACTATTATTGAATATTATTGGGGATCTACTAGTAGTAATATTAACGAAACTTATTTTACACAGCATATAACACGTCTTGTAAATAGTCCGGAGTTTATTACATGTGACCAGTTCTTACATTACTCTATATACGACGGTACATTAAGTCTTGGTTATTTAAATCTTTCGAGCACTTACAAACATGTTGAAAAATTAAATTCGCTGCAATTATGCAACACGTATTTAGATACAAACAGTAATCTTAATGAAAATAATGTAATTACTTATATAAATAATAGTAATACTGCTTCTATTGAAAATGTTTCACAAAATGACATATTTTACGAGTTTGAACCTATTAATAATGATGGTATTAATATTTACATAAGTCCTAGTCAATTTACTCGGTTTTATAGATTAAATATAACACAAACTGATATTACGTCTTCAAATATTACTGAAGATACAGTATTTTATTATTCTTTTAAAAATGGTCTTGTAACACTCGATAATATACCTCTTTCGTTATTAAAATATACTGATGAAACGGAAGATGATTACAAAGTAGAATATTATTCAAAAGGTAATTATATACACTATAATAACTCGTTAGAAGAATTATTTTTGCGAAGAAGTATAATACCACATTTACATAAAATTGTAATTCGTCAGACGTTAGTAGACGTTAATATCGATGTATTTTTAAAAAATGAAGAATGGACATTAAGTAATGCTATTAATAATAATAAAAAAGATTTAATATTTGATGTAGCTTCTTCGAGATTTGACTATGCAGACGAAGAATCAGATTTTGAAATAGGTTTATGTGTTTGTCCAGTAATTTCTACTATTCTTTCTAGCTCTATGGATATTGATGAAAATAGTATTGTAGAACTTTATATACGATCTTCAACCGAGCCAATTATTACTAATAATTCAATAATTGTAACTCAAAGAAATACTAACATCAAACTTGACTATAATTATAAGCCTATTATTTATAATAACGTAAATGGTAAAATCACGACATATATTACAGGTGTTCCGTTTAATCAACTACATAAAGTTACATTGCGAGGTGTAAACCTAGACGCATCGTGTATTTATACAAGAACGTTTAACAATTTAGATTGGACAGTGAGCGATATAGTCAATTATTATGACTCTGAACTTAGAGATGTAACATTCACTTTTAACAGTGGACCATATATTGGACTTCTTGGTGAATTGGTACTTGGAGAATTTTATAAGACAGTTAATCAAGCATTAAATTTTAGTAATATTGATGCTGGGGTCGTAACTAATTCTGCTAGTTATACAACTAATCATGGATGTCCCGTTGTATGGTATATTGATCCCAATGAAAATCCATTTACTTATTATTTAATAGACTTACCAGCAAATAACAATGAAATGTACAGCCAAAATCACGATATATTAAAATTCTACAATAACAGAGGTGTATTAGTAACAGAACCTTCTACTACTTCGCGAATACACTCTATATCAAGCATTGTTTTTCAAAATGTAAACTTTACACTCAATGAAATATACGAACTTAATAGTGGTATTATAAGTTCGGTTACACACGTTGAATCGTCTGATAGTAATTTTGTTGATACTCGTATTGATTTTTTGGCTCCTATTGTTATTGATAGTACTCTACAAAATAATAACGAACAAGATATTATTACTGTTTATAGTGTCTTTTTAGATTCTATTAATGATGTTTTACTTAATTCTAATACTGTTATATTAGCAGATGTAACATACAATTACAACGGAACATCAGCAAATATTAATACTACTATACCAATTAATTTAATACAAGATGTTAACATACCTTATTACAAGCTTGGAGGATTAATAAATTATAGTTCAAATACTGGTGATTTAACCTTTTTGCAAAAACAAATTGACACGAGTACTAGCATAGAAACCGTATATAAAATTGAACTTGAAAACGTAAATGCCAATTCAGATAACATATATTTACGTTACGGACTATGGACTGCAGCTTCCCGTCGCGTTGGAGCATTATACTTTTTAACATTTACTTACGATGGAACACCAGACAATAATGGTGCAATATATGACACATTTACATCAACTGAAAATTTCATAAATATTTGCTTATTACTTGGTTACTATTCTGGTATATACGGGTCATCGCTAATAAATAACGATACTATTTCCTATATAGAGTTCAAAAGTAACCTTACAACTATAAACGAATACGCTAAAGGTAAATTTGTAAGTTTAGTGTCTGGTACTGGTAATTACAATTTGAACTTTGATCAAAATTTGAAGTATCCAGTACCTACTAACTTGTACCAAATTTACAAAGAATATAACTTTATATTGTTTACTGGTGATGCAAGAAAGGACGGCAACAATACACTATTTAGTGTTTTTGGTACAAATGTTTTAACAGACGAAACCATAAGTACAAATAAAACCGTCGAATCTTTTATTGTTGCAAATAATGCAAAAATTCACATAATAAGATACACTGTATTAAAAAGCAAAATAGCACCGTATAATTTTGTTTGCGAAGAAAGTGGTAATACATCATTTAGCGTAACAGAAAAAGATCCATCATTGGGAAATATTAATATTAGTGTTTTTCCAACTAAAAATATTAATGCTAAATATCCTGGCATACCGGTATTGCAAAATAATCTTGGAAACAATAATTATGTAAATTTTGAGGTATTAAACAGCATATATGTCATTATTCTTTCAAAATACGACGGTAGCGAGTTCAATAATAACGTTATTAAATTACTTTCAGAACTCGGAACAAATATAGCAACCATACAAAAAAAATTGAAAAATAACGGGTGTTATATGTGTATATTATTTCAAAATCCTATATTTTTACCAGATACTGACTTATCATCTATTCCAAAAAATAGTAGAAATAATTACACTTTTACACGACGTAAAAATACAACAATTATTTATGAAGATACTTCAGATATTAAATTAGCAATATTATTTCCTTATGCACAAATGAGTACATATATGAAACATCATTATGAAGCATTAAACAAAAAATATCCAAATTCATCTATGGTACCGAGCTTAATGGTTCATAATGCTGAAAATATACTGCATAAATATAGAGAAAACTCTATTGTTTATAATGTAAATACTTTTTAATTACCTGATACTGTTACTGCAGTTAAAAATGCTTTTTGTTTAAAATTATTATCACGCAAGTACTGTACAAATGTAGGAATACCATTGGGATAATAATTACTTGCATTTCCATGGATGGTAGTATCAAAACAAACAGCTGAATTTTGTTGTGTTGGGTCTATTTCGCATGATGTACACCAATAAATAACACTTGGAACTGTTAATTTTATAATAGTATGCATTTTTACTTGCATTGAATTGTTGTCATAATCCGAATAAATTTCTTTTAACGTGTTTTTAAACGGTTCGCTATTAATCACATTTATATCACCATTATCTAACCAGTGATACGAAGCTATTTGAGCTTGCACATTTATAGTACCTGTTGCTGTAATTAACCAAGTTCCTTTTTGTAATGTTATGCTATCTATTACAACTCTGTTCATATTGTTATAATTTACATTATTGTCTATGTATTCAAAATTATCAAGAACCAAATCTATTTGTTGTGTTGTTTGTGTTGTTGTGTCATAAAATGAAGCTCTACCATATAAATCAGTATTATCATGCACATGAAATATTGCATTACTAAATACGCTATTATCTAAGTCAACATTATTTGTATCGTAAAAAGTAACAGCAAAAGAAGGTGATGCAACATTTGGTTGTATTGCTATATGAGTACTATCATTAATAATTGTTTTGTTATTAAATTGAACAATTTTAATATTTGTATTTATTGGTGTTGTTTTATTTGGTAAATTAATTGTCGAAGGAACTCCATTTGGTTCATAACTTATTCTTATGTCATCGCGTGAACTATCAAGACTATTTGATGTTTTTGTAATAACCCAATCATTATTTAGTAGTGTAGGCGGACTGTTAATAAGATCTATATCATTTATTATTCCATTAAACTCAATAGAATGCAGTGTAGTTATAATATTATTTGTATCTCTATAGACATATACATCAGTTTGTTGATAATCAAGAACTATTGTAAGAATATTACCCATATAAATTAAATATACAATTTATTTTATCGTGTTATTGTATAATATGTTTACTGCATTGCTTATTATAGCCGCCATCGCGTTTATTTTCATTTATTTGACATCAGAATCTATGAAAGAAGGGTTTTCTTCTTGCAAAGTAACAGAATACAATGTAACTCAAAATAATGGAAATTATAACGTTAAAATCGCTCTTCCACAAGAAAATATTGAAGAAACTTTTAATAGCGAAGAAGAACTAAAAGAATATTTTAGTGGACTTTTAACAAATGAAAAGTTTGTTGGTTGCGAAACTCGTATTAATGAAATTATTAATGATGTTAAATCTGTTGTAAAAAATATTGTTAGTGTTGACGAAAATGTTTTAATGCGACTAATGAATCGTGTTGAAGCTATTGAAGGGTTTATTATTGAAAATAAAGAAGACAAAACCTCTTTAAGCGATACAAACGCCATCAAAAAGGACATAGAAAATAACACTACATCTGCTGTTAAACAATCTGCAGAATTAGCTCTTATAGATATTGAAATAATAAAACAGGATCAGCTTAAAGCTACTCGTGAATTATTTGAGCGACAAAACTTGGATGTACTTGCTAAATTAAATAAAAGTAAACAAGAAATAGAAAATCGAAAAAATAAAATTATCGAGTTAAAAAATAGCATTGCAATAGCAGAAAGCGAACTTGAAAAGGCTAAAAATAATACTGCTTATGTTAAAAATCGTTCTTACGAAGAATCCAACTATGTATTAAGTCAATATGTAACTGCTCTTACACGACGTGTTATTGAGCTTGGTTTAGAAGTAACTCAATACAAACTTAACAAGTGTGAAATATGTCCTCTTTTTACTTCTAATAACCCTGTCTCTTTGGCAGATATAGAAAAGCTTGGATTGGGTCTTGGTTCTATTGTAACTGATGGACGTGTTTAATTTTATATACAAAAAGTAAATGAATAATTTTGTTTCAGATTTTTTGAAACCAGAAATTATTTTAATTGCAGTTATTTTACCTATTACTACAGTAATAGGATTTATAATAAAAGTAACTTGGGATAGATTCTCTCTTTTTCATGTTCAAAAGCATGAAAATAAAATTAATAAAAAAATAAGTATTATCGAAAACAAATTAAAAAATTTTTATTGGCCTCTTTATATTCGTCTTCAACGAGACGAATATTTATGGGAACTTGCAAAAATAACATTATTTGGAAACGAAAATCACAGCGACGATGAATGTGCAGCAGCTATGGTTATTGCATTAAAAAAACAGGAAAATAACACTTTAATATTACTCGATAAGCATATTCTTGAAAACCATAATGAAACATTGCGAATTATTGACAACCATATGGTTGACGCAGAGCCATCTGACTTTATAATGAATTTAATAAAACAATACAACAAACACGTAATGATATATAAATTTCTTAGGGATGATCAAGTTTATAGCTTCCCGAAATATCATGGTGTACCATATCCAATACATTTAAAAAGTGCAATAGAAACACGAGTACGACTATTACAAAAAGATTATAATAAATTAACCTTGGGTACTTTAAAAGAAGTAACATGTTACATGTTATGTAAATCATGCAATAAGTGTGTTCTTTGTGAATGTAATGACCACAACGAAAGGTGTAATTGTGTTTAAATGTTTATTTTTTTTATTGTGTCTTCTAATACGCTTTGTAATGTACTATTTATATAATTATTTAAATTTTCTAAAGATAACTGATATCCTTCTTCATAAAGATTTATTTTATTTTCTAGACTAATATCTGGTGTAAATGCAGAATAATTTTTATTAACAATACAAAAAAAGTTGTAACCGTATTGTTCACATTTAAGTATTACATTTTTATTTATTTCGTTATATATACAACTCCAAATAGACCCAGCATAATTAATCATATTTAAATCTATGTGATTAAATTGCCCAGTTAAGTTATGTTTTTGTAATTTTATGCCGATTATTTCTTCTTTTGGAAGTTCTTTAAATGGTTCAATTGGAAAATTGTCCAGTAGTCCACCATCAATGTAGTACATGTTTTTGTATTTTACTGGATTAAACCAAAAAGGAAGACTTATAGACATTCGCAATGCAAACCAAAGGGACATATTAGGATGTGTTTTATAACTAAAGTAAATGCATGATTGGGTATTTAAACAAACAGCATTTATTACTATCCATATACCTGTTTTTTCGTAATGTTCTTTGAATGTCATTTTACCGTTGCCGTTCATTTTCTTTTTGATCATTACTTGTAATAAATGACTTATTTTAGAACCTGTTTCTATGCCACATTGGTCTAGTAGTCGTGTTATTTTAATATCGGATACGTCATTGTAATCAAAATGCTCTATAAAATCGTAAAGTTCTTGATATTTATAACCAATACTAAGCATAACTGCAAAAATGGCACCAATAGAAGTACCAGAAATAGATTTAATATTTTTAATCATATTCAGTTCTTCAAGTGCTCGTATAAGTCCTATATAAGCAAGACCTTTTAGTCCTCCACCACTAAAAACTAAGTGGCTCATTACACTTTTTTCTTTACTTTTTTATTTTTTTTATTTTTGCGTGTTTTTACTTAGCAAAATATAGCATTTTAAAATAAAGTATGGTAATTATTACTGAAATATTACTTGATGATATTGATATAACAAATGAAATACTAGAAAAATTTGAATACAATAGTGTTTTAAAAATTAATTGCAATTATAATTTTTTTAACTTTAAACAAAAAGATAGCATGCAATTAACTATTGAATATGTAGAAGATAATAATATTAAATATGAAAATTACACATTAATGCATGGAAAATTAAAAGAAATTGTGATGTTACCAAAATCTAAAACTTATCGTATTTTTTCAATTTTAAACAACATAAATAATATTTCAATAATAAATAATTTATTGTCAACTTATAAAAATAATCACACAATTTTATTTGCATTTAATTTTAATAATAACTTTGATTTTGATTTTTCTATGTTTGATAATATTTTCAATATTAATGTTGATGAAAAAACATTTTTAATGAAATATGACAAAAAAGAAATTACTAAAATATTATTTAATGCAGAAAATATTTGTGTGGAAGCATTTTCATATAGTCCTTATTTTATTAACAAAATTTTATATGAAATTTATGAAACAAAATCACATATTAATTATCATATTTGCGAAAATAATATGAGTTTAATAAATACAATGCCAATGGATCAAACAAAAATAATAAGAATTAGTTCAATTGATGTTATGCAAAATTTAAAAAATTTTATGTTATTAGAAAATACTTGCATTCAATTATGTTCTGAATTATTTTTTTATAATGAACTAATTGAAATGATGTATAAAAACTTTTATGTTAATTATATTAATTCTAAAAAGATTAATTTTGTTGATTTAAAAAGTGAAAAAGAATTATTTAAAAAACAAAATGAAATAAAAAAAAATGAAAATAATTCTTTTAAAAATGAAATAATATTTATTGCATCTACTCAATATCCCAGATATGGAGGTGCTGCTACTTGTGCATACGAACTCCATAAATATTTATTAAACAATGGATTTAATTCTGTTTTATCTTTTTTTGATAATAGTAAAAATATTGATGTTGATCCAGATAAAATAGGTAACGTTTTGCAATTTAAACTTCATAAATCTTCTTTAAGACACAATAATATTGAAACAATGAAAGAGTTTTATAAAAAGCATGAAATAGTAGAAAAAATAGAACACGCATGTGGTTCTGTAAAACCATCAACAATACTTGCATTTAATTATTTGTGTCCAATTATTATGCGAGTATTATTTCCTATTTCAAAAATTTATTTTTTAATTACTGGTTCTAAAATTTTAAGTCAAACTTTAGTAAAAATACCAGTAACAGATATTTATAAATGTGATTATTTACATGAAGATTATTTAGAAAAAACTGCAATAAAATGTTCAACAATGACTATTCCTAATTCTGGAATTTCTAAAAATATTTTTGAACATTTTTACCCAACATGTAAACATAAATTTAGTGTACCATGGGACATGTATGAATTATTTAATACACAAAAAAATAACAATCCTTTGAAATCAAATAGTAAAAATTATGATATTGTTTTTGTTTGTTCACGATACGATAGAGAAATTAAAAATGTTGCATTAATAAAAGATATTTATGAAGACCCAAGATTGGATTGTTTAAAAAAAGTTTGTATTGGTATTGATTCAAATAAATTTATTAAAGAAAAAAATAATATATATCACTTTGGATTTTTATCCAAAGAAGAAGTTAATTCAGTTTTATTACAATCAAAAATAATATGTATACCTTCTTTTATGGAATCGTATAGTATAACTAACAGAGAAGCACTTAATAATAATTGTATTAGTATTTGTACTTCAAATGTAGGTAATGCAACTACTATGCATAAATTCTTTTTATGTTCTAATGTTTATGATACAAATGAATGGATACAAAAAATTTTGTGTATACTGGATAATTACAGCTATTATAAAAATTTGGCAAAATCAGCTTATTTTGAAAAAAGTATAAAAACATGCGAATATGTTAAATTTTTATCCAAAGAACCGTTGTCACGTCTTTCTATGCATGGAAAACAAAATATTGTTGTTGCTTCTGTAGATTTGCCGTATATAGGTGGTTCGGGTACAAACAGTTATAATATTATTAAACATTTAAATACAATACCTCATTTTTCAGTGTATGGAATATATTTTAGTTCTTCGTCACAAAATGGAGAACTTGATCCAGACAATGTTGGAAATATATTTCGAATTGACATAGACAAATACGATGATATAAAATTAAAAAAAATTAATAAATTAATACCTTACCCAGATTTGTTATTTTGCAAAAATTACAAAATATTATATGCATTAAAATCTTGTTTTCCAAAAGCAATTACAATTTATTCACCATCGGGTCTTAGATATCTTACATCTATGATTTCAAATAATAAAATATTTTACAAAGATATTAACACTGAATTATTAATTAATATAGAAGATAACATCGAAGAAAAGCTAACAAATAGCGGTATTATAAATAGTATGAAAAAATATGATTTACAACTTGATACATATGCTCTCAAAAAAAGTGACTACATTGTACCAAACAGTTCTGTTACCTATGAAATATTAAAATCTTCCAATATAAATAATTTAATACGTTATATATCACTTACAAATATTGCATTAACTAATGAAAATACTTATGATCGAAACTTTTTAAAACGAAAATACGAAATAGGTTTTATTAGTTATTCGTGGAAAAGAGCATGTAAAAACATTGATTTAATGTACACAATTTTAAATAAGTTTAATGATTTAAAATGCATAGTAATTGGTGATTGTGTAGATAAAAATAAATTACCAAAAAATGTAGACTATTTAAAAAATTGCAATCATAACGAAGTTTTTAATATTTTAAAAACAATAAAAGTTATTGTCATGTGTTCTTATTATGACTCTAATCCAAATACCGTTATTGAATCTATTAACTGTGGTTGTAATGTAGTTATGTCTCCAAATGTTGGTGGTCACGAGTTTATTGATCCTAGTCTCCTTGTAACTAATTATAATAATAATGATTCTTGGTACAATTGTATAAACAATGGATTAAATAATCAAAAATATTACAATGGTCCTGGTTCCCATGAAATTAAAACAGATATTGTTGAACTAATTAATCATGCTATTGTATCCAAAAAACAAATAAGTGAAACTAGCTGTATTGGTGTTTACAAAGTACCAAATACTCTTGATGAAAAATTCGATATTAACGAAAAACCAAATAATTATTCATTTAAATGTGAAGAAAATATTGACACTCCCGAAGAAGCACTCGATGTTTTGTATTCTGACATATATTTTATGTATACTGTAGAATTAGCAGTTGAAAAGCAATTTACTGATGTTCATTATATAATGTGCTTTGATGATAAGCTTGAAAAATGTAGTTTTTACAATATGAATAAATATTATCCTGTTTATGCGTGTAATGTGTATGTATGGAAATTACGAAATTTATACGATCTTATGTATTTTAAAGGTGCTGGTCGCTACTTTTTACGTGGAACTTATCACAAAACATATGCATGTTTACTTGAAAACAAATTAGAAAAATGCAAAGCTATTCTTTATCCAGCTACTTCAATACCATTTAATAATAATAGTATAATTTTAAATCCAAAAGCGAATATACTAAGTAATGACATAAAATCAATAACTAATATTGGTTATGACATAGTATTAACCAATGTTGATCAAAATAATTACGATAAGCAATATCCAAATACAAAACTTGTACCATTTATGAAGTTTGCACCAGATACTTATTATTTAACAAATTCAAAAACTAGATTAATAGACTTTATTTTTGTTGCAAATGCAACACAAAGCACAAAAAACCACCATTTATTTCACGAATTTATACTTTATGTTGCAGAACGATGTAAAACTTCACAATCTTCTTACAGCTTTATGTTTATTGGTGACATAGAAACAGTTCGTAAAAATTATAATTGTCCGAGTTTTGGTCAATACCCACCTTGTATAAAATTTTCAAATAAAAATAGTGTTAATAGTGAAATTCTTAGAGAAATTTATAACAACAGTAAAATAAATTTAATATTTTCTGGTAGAGATGCTGTACCTCGTGTTATTTTTGAAAGTTCTGCATGTGGATGCTTTAATATTGCATTAGACACACTAAGTGATGGAAAATATTTTTATGATAATCCTATTCTTGGACAGCTTATTGGAACATCAACAATAAAAATTGTAAAACGTCCATCTAAATCAATTGCTTATGAATCAAACAACGAAATATGGAAAAATATATTGACTCATGCGTTTAAAACGTATGATCATGTTAAAATTGCAAATGTTTATGCAGATAGTTTTTCACTTAAAAAATGTGTTGAATTTATTCTTCCTTGTTTGACTTTCTAGATCTTCTTTTAGGTTTTTCTTCGACCATTTCATTTTCAATTGGTTCTTCTTCTTGTTGTTCTTTTTCCTTCTTCTTTCGTCGACGACGTTCAGGAACAGCCGGTAATTTATTATCCATTGTTGAAATAACAATTTCAACATTTTCAAACATAATTTCAGACAAAGACTTTTTAAGCTTCTTAATATTTTCGGGCTTCATTTCATCTGGATTTTGATTAAAGTAATCAGAAAATGTTTGCTTAAGATTTTCGTCAAAAAAGATTTCAAACTTAGAATCAATGTGGCGAACAAATCGCGAACGAGTTACAAAGTGTGTCTTTGACATTTTTGTAGTTTTTAAATTATACTATTATCTTAATTTTCTTATTTAAACGAAATAAGTTTATAAAATTTTTTACACTTTACTAAATCTTCTTGATGTAATGGTAACATACTAAAAATAAGCGAATTAGTTATCATTTTACAATTATTAAAAAGTTGTTTTCCTATTTTTTCCTCAAATGATTGTAACATTATATTTCTATAACTGTTGTTAACTTCTTTATTTAATATTATTTCATCGTAACCTATTAATGATTGATAAATTTTAGAATAATCATAATACATATCTCCGTAAACACTTTCTGTTTCACCAAGTAATCCACGCATGTCAACAAACTTAATATTGTTTTCTTTGTCAAAAATTATATTTGTAAACACAGGATCTCCATGTATCATTGTACAATTTCCACAATTTTTATTTTCATAATCTTCTAAAAACTTTATAATAGTTTTATAATCTTCTTTATTGTTATTAAATTTTTCGTAAAAATTTTTATTGTTTAAGTACCTATTTTTTAATTTTGTTGCATAATTTAAATAAATATTATTTTTTTTTAATTCTATTATATTTTTATTTTTATGAATTTTATTTAATTCGTTTAACATAAATTGAAATATTTGTGGTGTTAATAATTCATTACTATATAAATAACTAAATGTTAAACCGTGAATAAATTCTATGCTATAAAAATCTTTACCATAATCATATAATTTTGGAAATAAATTTTTTATTTCGTTTGGAATATTTTTATACCAATAAATTTCTGCGTTTAATTTTTTTAAATCTTTACTTTTTTTTGTCACAATATCTATTGTATTAAATTCAATATTATTAAATGAACGTTCTTGAATAGCTGACATATAAAATCCAAGTTCTTTTTGCAAATTATTATAAGAATTAATTGCTAAATCATCAATATAATAATGTGCATAAGGTTTTCCAAAATAAATTTCGTCATAATTTATGTTATAATCTTCTAATTGTTGTAATGTTAACATTCCAATTTCTTTTAACAACTTTCCTTGATTACCATTGTGTGTTTTCATGCGTCGAGCAGTATGTATTATAATAGTGTGACCAAGACTTTTTAAAAAATTACAATAATTTATATTTTTTTGAATTGGAATTGTTGTCATATAATTATTTTCTGTTTTTACTAAACAGTTATCTAAATCAAAACATATTCTTAATTTATCAAATTTTTTGTAAGAAGAAGCAAACATTTTAATATGCATTGGTGTTCCAAGACAATAAAAATCTTCTTTATTTATGCAAATACTGTTTATTTCTATTTGTTGTGTTAACATATATTTTATAACACACGAAATGTAATATTCATTGTTAAAAGTTATATTATTATTTATTATGTGTTCGCAAAATATTTTAAGAATGCTTCCATTTGAAAAACAATAACAACCAGTATTTGCATAATCTGAAATTTTTATTTTTTCTTGTATGTCTATTATTTTATTATTTTTTAAAAGTACATAAGAATAAATTGGTTTATCGTATTTGTCTTCAAAATTAAAAACAACATTTTTATTTTGACTTTCTTTGTATAATTTTATTATGTCAACAGTATAAAAATTATCACAATCTAATAACATAATTGGTTTATGAATAATATTATTTGGTAAGTTTTCTAATCCATAAAGAACCGTTTCGGCTGCTCCTTTTGTTTGATATGGAATTTCAATAAAATAAATTTTATGTTTTGAAAACTGGTTTACTTTTTCTTCAAATGAAAATTCTGTAAGAAATTTATTGTAAACAATAATTAAATTATCTTCTTCTTCGCAAAAAGATTTTAAATTATCGATTACATACTGTAACATACATTTTCCCAAAATATTAATCAATGGTTTTGGTGAAGTGTACCCTTCTTTTGTAAATCTTTCGCCCAATCCACCTATTGGTATTAATACGTTCATTATTAATATACATAGACTATTAACTATGCAATAAGACGCAAAAAACTGATTTGCATTTATGAAAATATTAACTATGGCATCTATTACATTTGAACAACGTATTGAACAAAATATTCCATTATTGGATCAAGAAAAATTGTTTATAAATCTTAAATGGACAATTGAAAAAAATACTAAGGATATGAATTTTGCAATAAACAATTTTTTTGACATTGCAAACACATATAATTGTGATATATTCCATAAATTGTTTAACACAGACAATACATTGGATGTCTATGTAAACTATTACAGCAAAAATATTTTTTGGGATTCACAAATCATATTGGATGAAACTTACGAAACATCAAAATATTTAAAAGATTATATTTTGTACAACAAAAAAATCAAAAACATAAACCCCGACAAAGCGGTTGATTTTGATTTAAAAATGCATATTCGTGAGTGCGAAAATTACGACAATACATACACAGAAAATAATGTAAAACAATATGCAATAATTATGCTTATTTCAAGCTTTAATAACATTGTAATAAAAAATGGTTTGACCGGTATTAAGGAGTTTACTGACAAATCACCAGTACACATGAATTTTGCTATGTGGTATGCAACTGAATATTCCGAATATTTCTTCTTAATGAATTATGAAGTATCTCGGTATTATTATGAAAACAGTATTGTTCCAAGAGAGCACATATTAAAGACTGTTTTTATGCCAGTACATCCACACGATGATTTTCCATTTCCAATGCAAGATAAATATAATTTTGCATTGTGGTACCACAGTGTTGGTGGTTCATTTGAAAACCGTTTTTCTGGCTTACATAAAGAACTGTGTTACATAATCTTTTCAAATCAGCGAAATGTTGATACGACTGCAGAAACTATTGAACAATGGATAATGGGCTATTGCAAGGACATATATCCAGAAATGGCAAAGGCAATTGCAGAAATATCTTTTACAAACCGAACTAATACATTTGCTGGTTTTGTTAGATTAAATTGTTAAAAAACTGATTATAAATTAAAATACTTTATTATGGAACAACTAAACAGTGATTTGAGTAAAATGTCTTTAGACACGAGTAAGATGCTCGAAGAAATACTAAAAAATATTTTGGAAAAAATAGCAATAGATTACAAAATAAATAAAGAAGAACTTTTTAATAAATATATTAAAAAAACAAATATAAGCGTATCAAATAAGCTAAATGGGCTAAACGGGCTAAATGGACTAAATGGGCTAAACGGGCTAAATGGGCTAAAGAAAAAGAAACGCATTAATGAAGTTCCTAATAACAGTCGATGCATTGCTAATACTGCAAAGCTTACTCGATGTACAAAAAGTAAACTGGATGGAATACATTATTGTGGATTTCATAAAAATAAACAGCAATATGGAGTTGTTGAGCTTGAAGAAATTATTTCTACATGTATACATGACGAAATAAAATATTATAAATACGATTTAAAATTGTATATAAAAGAAAAAATCGACGATCACTGTAATGTAAATAACAAAATGATTGATAATAAACTACTGGAATCATTTCAGTCGGATGGATTTATTGAAGCAAATGGTGTTACAACACTGTATTAAAGTTATTTAATTGTTCATTTTTGATATATAATACTATATCGTCTTGTTCTGTAAGATTTCGTAGTTTAAATGAAATAGGATTATTTTTTAACCATATTAAAATAGTTTTATTCATTTTTAATACTTTTTTAGTGTATTCTAATTTTACTTTATTATTAACATACTTCATAATAGTCTTCATAAGTTTCATAAATGTTTCCTTGTATAACGCATACTTTACTTCAATGTTATATTCGTTGACTGCATCATTATGAGTTTTGTATAAAAAATCATGGTTTAAACTCGATTCATGGTGTGTGTATTTATGTACATTACAATACTCTATGTAACCATTTACATGACAACGGTTTATATGACCACAATATTCTTTTTTAAGAGGGTTATTCAGGTATATATTTTGATTAACGTCAATACATTTTTCATCGAGTTCTTGTTTTAATTCTTTAGACAAATAGATTAAATACTTAATAACATAATCAGTAAACTCACTACTTTCAAATAACGTGCAAATAACTTCATGTGAAATATCTATCGTGTATTGCATGCTTTTAATAGTGTACTGCATACATAATATAAAAAGTTCATTGTATGAGCTGTGTTCTAAATTCAAATTAACATAAAAAGGAATATTTGAATAATTGTGCTGCATAATTACCTTATAATTAAATATTTTTATGAATGTATTATTTAATTGGTCGTATACTTTGAAGTTGTTCCATGTCTGTTGAGGAAAGATCTGAATAATTGTCGTCATTTGAAATGTCTAATGTACTTGTATTTTCATCTGTAAAACCGTTTAATAATTCTGCTACATCATCTGGTGCTTCAAAGCCGCTTGGTCCACTTGGTCCGCTTGGTCCGCCGCGTCCGCTTGGTCCGCTTGGTCCGCTTGGTCCGCCGCGTCCACTTGGT